ATATGACCACAATTTAGATATTGTAAGCGGGGTATATAGAAAATCGGATGACCTATTTGCATGTTGTAAATTAGACGGAAAAACATTAACAACAGAAGATAAAATAGTGGAGGGTGTAAGTGAAGTAATGGCTAATGGGTTTGGATTCATGTTAGTTAAAGCAGAAGTATTTGATCGTATAGATAAACCATTTGAATACTTAAGTGAGGACCAATGGGAAGATTTTGGGTTTGCAAATAAAGCAAGACAATTAGGATATAAAGTAAATATAGATTCAAATGTCGTGGTTGGGCACGAAAAAAGTCGTATATTATGATTAACATAGGTAAAGAATGGAGATGGATGGATGATGAGTTGTTAGAACAAGGCGTAGATGATTTAATATCAACAGAAAAACCAAGCGGAGCAGTAGAAGATTAATATGAGAAAAAAACGAGCATATTGGGGTTGCGAAATGGAATCACCAATTTATAGACAAGTAGCAGCAGAAATGCAAGCGAAAAGGGAAGGTAAAACAGTAATAAACGAACATAAAACAAAAAGAGGCAAACGAAGCTCTTCATAACACACCACAATTAACTCATACGTATATACAAAATAACATGGCTAGACCATTCATTAAATGTAGTAGATGTGATGAGACGTTCTCAAGTGGATGGGATTATAGATGGCACTTTGACATTCATATGGATGAATGGTGGGAATCAGAAGATAAAATGGAATATATAAAAAAAACAACACAATGAAGATAGTAATAGCGGCAATAATGTTTTTAGCACTTTGGGGTTGGATAGGTTATGAAATATATAATGCTCCCGAGTTTGATGATAATGAAAATCCAATAGATAAAAAATAATGGCATGCTCAAGACATGACATTGAGGAAGAATATGTGTTTGAGTTTAAAGGTAAACGATATGAATGCATAGGTGAGAATAGAGAATTTGATATTGAACAATTTAGATTTGCCATTGATGATAATCAGTGGACAGCAGTTAAAAACCGAATAATAAATCAACTTAAATGGGGTCCAAATATAAGAGAAATCAATTAAATCATTGTACGTGGTGTGGCAAGAATACTTGGATGGAGAAAATGCTATTACCAGAAACACCCATATTGGAGTTTATGGAGGAGAAAATTGACAAACATGGCAGACAAAGAATATGGGGTGAAGATGGTGATTGGTCAATGGAGGATTTGGATTCGGATTTTGAAGCCGAGTTATTGGTGTATGATGAGATGTTGAATACGGTTTCAAATAAAGTGGTTTGTATATCATGTTTAAAGCATGATGATGACTTATGGGAAAAATATTATAATAATGGTTTTGATGATGATACCGAAATTAGATTTGATGCGGATTTTTAAACGTGGTTGGAGATTATGGGCTAAAGCTTTAGGCGAGAAACAAGGCAATAGCAGAGAAGGCAGATAAAATAGCGCTATGGAGGACAATAATAATCATTCAGGCGATAATAACGAACATATTAATATCAATAAACATAATAATGACATGGCTGAAATAAATAAATACCGACTTAGGTATACTGAATTAATCGATGAGGAAACAGAGCGCGATGGCGAGATGATTATTGAGACGAAAAATATTGAATATTCGTTGGAGCGATTGATGACGAGTAAGCATATAATAAAAATGGATACAAAACAATTAAATATAATTAAACAATAAACAACATGAGTAAAAACAGTCACAAAGCATTGTACACACAATTAATGGAGTGGTTACCTACATTAAGTAGTAAACGTAAAAAACCGGTTAAACGAGGTAATACACAACCTAGGTTTACCAATTATGACATTAAAATAAAAAACGGACCAAATGCGAGGCGATAATAGACAATTGGGTAAACAAGTAGCGGGATTAGTAGGTGATACTATAATGGCTTTGATTGTTGGTATGTTAGGGGTGGTTGCTTTATTTGGTATAGTGAGCTCTATTTGGTATATCATTAATGAATGGTTGTAACATATGAGATAACTACTGATGTAAGAACAACATGAATGTTGTTTTGTTATTAGGTTATGTTGAAAATCATTCAACATATGACTAACCATGTACAAAATGTGGAATACAAATATTATGATATTTAAATGTCCGTATATTTGGTTATAGTGGGTGACAAATGATTGGTGTGTTGTGTGGAATGGAGATGAGGTGGTATTAACCCCTTTCCAGCGCGCCCCAACCCTCTTCGACCTACCTTAAAGTATATACGTCGAATTGCAGTATCCACAATTGGCACACGTGTAGATCTTTCTTATTCACAATGATCTGGCATTAAAAATGGGCATGTGACAAAGCCAAATGTATTTACATATGTTTACGAACAAAATACTGTTCATAAATGTTCACAACGATAATTGCGTTTAAATTTGGATACGTGGGATAGGGGTCGTATATTTACAGGGTAAAATTAAGGTTATGACACAAGCAACAATGCATTCACATTCAGTATTAGAAGAAATAATATACCAATTACAAGATAAAGGCGCCATCGTCGATCCTTGTGTTGTAGATGATCTAATCACGTGTATTAAAACACAATCCCGCGTATTAAAACAAATAAAATATTAATTTAAATAAATAAAGGTTATGAACAAGTATAATTAAAGGCAGTGAACCAATTCCCAAGTATGTGTTAACAGTTGATATCAATTGTGGCTATGAAAACATATGGCGTGGTGATGACATTAGCGAGGGTATACATTACAGAGATATCGCAATTAAACATTGGGGCAAAGACGCAGTAGCATTATTGCCAGCCGAATAACATTATAACAAACATATTATTTACCACCGTGGATATAATTCCCGCGGTGGCACTTCTGTACGTGGTACTTACACCCGTGGGTATACTTACGTACTGCATTGGGCATACCGCCATACCGGCGCATATATATGTACATATCCCCATACGCGTTGGTATCCATATAGCGTGTATACGTGAGGGAAAGGGTGTAGACCAATTTATGAATCGAACACGATCTTACACCCTCGGGTTGTATATACTTATATAATGTATATGTGGATATAATAAGAGCCCCCAAATGGGGGCCCTTTTTCCTTTTGACATCAAAATTTTAAAAATAGTAAAATGGCAACCTTCTTTTTTCAAAACTCTTTTAACATCGAGGAAAATATATACTTATCTACATTATACTCCAACCTCTTTCTTCTGCTATTTCTATAGGGATATAATGACCAAAACTACATAATATTCGAATTCGATCACCAACTACTTTGGACGATCCATGATAATACAACCCTGCTTGGACCATCCAGGGTTCATTTTCATTTATGTCAATTTCCCTACCGTCAATTATTGGATTTCCTCCTGCTTCCGATTGTTGAATTAGGATATTAAATCTACAATGAAGTTTAGTATCTATAAAATATGGGTTAGTAGTATCAACACGCTTTGTAGGATCAGGCCCATCAGTATTCATATTAGGATCCTTATGTAAGTGAGTAATATGTCCTTCATGGGATGTAACTATCATAAACCCATAATTATCATCAATAGGAGTATCAGGTGGAAGATCATATAACCCAAGTATCACATCTCTTAAATGGAAAAAATCTTTAAAAGGGAAATTAGCATCCACTAAATCTTGTGGATATAAATCTATATTAGGCCTTGCATTTACTTTTGATTTCTCATCAGTATGGTAGGGTGTTTCGGTTGAATATATATTTAAATTATCCCCATATAACAACCAATCTAATATGGGTTGTGTATATTTTTTGTCTATAATAACATTACTTCTCATTAATATCTACTCAAAAAATTTGGGTCTTGCCCCAAGGTTTTTATATTTGTTTTTACTTGTTGTATTTCATTAAATATCTTTCCAAAGTTCCCATCGTTGGTTTGTCTTGTCAAACTTGCGTTCTCTAGGTTTTTATAAGCCACAGCGTCTAACTCATTTATTCTCCTATTTATTTCAGACAAACTCTCATATTGATCCTTCTCCATATTCGACTGGATATCTTTAACTAATAATTCCAGACCATCTATTGCATCATCTATATCTGCATTTCTAATAGAGGAGATATTTGATTGTAATTGATGTCGCGTCAGCAATTCCGTATGTGAAGATTTAACCGCACGTAATAAAATAATACCGTATACAACCCCAACAGGTTAATATCCCCGAAATAAAATATATTAATTCCATAATTTATAAATATTCATTTTTAACTATTTTTTCTATATCAAACCATATTGTTTTGTAATCTATCGTTGCTTTATAATACCCATTCTCAAATAATACTATCGTTGGATAGTGTGTTATCGTTTTTGGGTATAATTGTATTGACCTTGGACATACATTTACATCAACATATACCATGGATAATAAATCACTAACATTTTTTAACTTTGGTTTTATTTGTCTACAAGCACCACACTCCTCTAGATCCATAAATTACTAATAATTTTGGAGCTGTTATAAAATTAGAGAGATTATCCCTTGTGAGTTCAATAAAACTTCCATTCATGGGGGTAATATACGAATACCCATCTAAAGTTCCACGCTATTTTCTAAAAAATATGCAAATATGTTGTATATACGGATGTATAGATGTGAGTATGTATAAGAGAAAGAGTCGTTTTTCGCCTTTTATATATTTATAATAAAACAAGAAAATGGCATCTTACACAGCAGATCAATTAAATGGAGAAGGAACACCTATTGAAGCATTAACTGGAGGGGTTTCTTATGTTTTTTCTATTGGAAACACTACTAGTACGGGTTCTGCGTATTTTACTGTAGAAACCGTTAAAAATTATAGTGGTTCTTATGCTGGGCAGCCTACGAATGCTTTAGGTTTATATTCTTCATTTTCTGATATTGAACAAAATACTTTGGTTACTTCTTCTTATATTTCTTCTGTAGTTGTTCTTGAGGGTGGAGGAATCTATCAATTTACACCTGATGCTGATATTGCAGTAAGTTCTTCTTATTTAAGGGCTACTGGTGGTATGATTTTAGATATTACTGTTTAAAAGTAATGCGTGGGAGGTTTGGCTACCTGGGATATCATTCGTATATTCACCATGTTGTGATAATGAAGTTGCAACGCTAATTAAATAAAGGTTATGACAAGTACAGATGTTAAAAATTTCAGAAGTGATTTTCAAAATGCAGTTACAGAATTGCAAAAAAAGTATGGTGTTAATATTAGCACAGGTACTATCCGTTATTCAGATAGTGAATTAAGATTTAAAGTTACTGCTCGTAAAGGTAAAGTTACCCCTAAATTAACAAAAGAAGCTTTTCAAGTAGGTGATAAAGTTAAAATTAATCATAAAAGTGCTAAAGGTAAAGAATGGTTAGTAGAAAAAATCATGTCTAAAAACATCAGAGTTTCAGAAATAGGTGGTATTAGTATGGTTAGAGTTTCACCAAGTTTATTAGAAAAGCTTTAAAAGTAATGCACGGGAAGCTTGGCTTCCCAGGCAGCCCTTCGTATATTCACGTGTTCGAATGTTTCGAGCTATTAAAATTAATTAAATTAAAATAAAAGTTATGTTAGATTACACAAGTTCAAATTTCAAAAGTTTAGAAGAGTTAAAAGAAATCGCTCCTAGTATTTTTACTACAAAGGGTGCAGAAAGTACTTCAGATAAGTACACACACATTCCTACTGATCGAGTTATTACAGATATGGAGTTACTAGGTTGGAAAGTTGTTGATGCTAAAGAGGTTAAAGCTCGTGAAAATGTTGGTTTCCAAAAGCATTTAGTTGTATTTAGAAATCCTGATGTTGTTATTAATGGTGAAGATGGTGATACTGTTTACCCACAAGTATTACTTACCAATTCTCATGATGGTAAAAATTCATTTACCTTTACTGCAGGTTTATTTAGAATGATTTGTGAAAATGGATTAGTTGTTGCTGATACTAAGTTTGAAGATTTTAAAGTTAAACATATGGGTTATGATTTTGAAACACTTCAAGATACAATTAAAGAGATTATTAGTAATCTTGATTTAACTGTTGAATCAATGAATAAAATGAAAGAAACAGAGCTTAATGAAGAGCAAATGTTCAATTTAGCAAAATCATTCCTTGATATGAGAGTTGAAGGTACAAATAATACTTACAACAAAGATGCAATTACAGAAGTTTTAGATCCTCAACGTTCAGAAGATATGGGGAATGGATTGTGGGAAGTGTTTAATCGTGTTCAAGAAAACATTATGGAAGGTAATTTTGAATACCTTACAGTTAAAGGAAAACCACGTCAAGCTCGAATTATTAAAAATTTCAAGCAAGATCAGGACTTGAATAAGAAAATGTTTAGTAAAGCATTAGAATTTGTAGCATAATGAAAAATTTAGTTTACATAACCTTAATAAGTTTCTTCTGGGCATGTAGCCCAGAGGAGCTTGTTAATAATTACCCATGTATTGGGGGAGATTGTAATGTTGAGTTTACAATAGATTCATTAGTATCACCCGGGGTCTACCAAGATATTAATGGTTATTGGCATATTTCACATCAAGGGTTTAACTATTTTACAATTAAAGGTAATATTAGTGAATTACACCCTGATTATATTGTTAATGGGGTACCTTTAGTTGAAACTGTTTTTGATTCGGATTATTGGGTATGGATTGATGGGATTACGTTTACAGTTCCTTTGTACAGTGTGTTAGGTTATTTCACTAGTGGTGATTATACAACTCCTATACCAGTTGGTAATTTAACATATACTATTGAAGATATGGCTAATAATTACCCACCATTAAATGTTGTTGGGTATTCAGTTAACCCCCACCAATGTTTTGATTGCCCTTATTCTGAAACGTTGATTGGTACTTATAGTAAATATAATTATAACCCCCAACAACAAATATTTTTTGATAACCAAATGGTAGGAGATACAACTAAAGTATTTATAAAAACTAAGTTTCCTAATGATATAGAAGTAGAAAAAGAATTTAAAATTATATTCGAATGAGTCTAGATAAAATTACAGTTAAAGAAGCTAAACAATTTATCCCATTAAAAGAAAATTATGGGAATACGGATTTAGAACATGCTAGATATTTTACCCTAACACCCAGCGAAAAAGGGGGTGGATGGGAAAATGTAACGTATTATACCGATAAAAAATATGGGTTATATGCGGATAAGGGTGATGGGGATCAATGGGTATATGTTTTATCTAACCCAACCCAACCGGGGTTATTAAAAATAGGTTATACTAAAAAATTACCTGAAGAACGAGCTAAACAAATATCATCAGCAACAGGTGTTGCCCTACCCTATAAAGTAGAATGGGCATACCAATGTTTTAATGGTGAAATGGTAGAAAGAGAAGTACACCATAAATTAAAAGCACAACGTGTTAATAGTAGTAAAGAATTCTTTCAAATAAGTTTGGAAGAGGCAAAAGAAACAATTAACTTAATAGGAAGTAAATTTAAATAAAATGGAAAAACAAGAATTAAAAGAACAAAAAGCGGATTTAATTAATGACTTAATTGCAGTTAGTACAGTAATGGATGAATTATGGTGTTATCACCCTGATAATCCTAAGAAAAAGGATGTAATTACCGAATTTAATACTTTAAAAAATATTCAAAAAGACATTGAGCAAGAAATCGATGAATTAGGTGCATAGCGTATATTTATAATTAGATGATAGATAAAGATAAGATATTCCAATTATTTGTAGACGGTAAATCAATTACTGATGAGAAAACTAAGGATGAAATAAAGGAATTTATGAATGGTCCTTTTGCTAAAATAGGAATGTTTGTCAAACTAATCCAGAATCACCATGTTTTCCATCAAAAGCTAGAAAAGTTTCTAAAAAAGAACAACCTAATTATAATGTAGAATCTACAAAAGAAGCATCTGAATTTACTGTATATAATAGAGCATGGTTTTATATAAAGGATATTAGTTTGGATGACCATGATGATGTAAATGCTATTATAAATTTTGATAATAAAGTATTCTATAAAGCATTAGACGGTGCAGTTGCATTTTTTGAACAATATGAAGAATATGAAAAATGCGCGCACCTTCATAAAATAAAAGAGGTAGTTAAAGAAATTTAAAAAATAATTAGGATAAACAAAAAATCCCTCGTACATTAGTATTACAGGTTTTGTAAGAAAAGGGAATAAGAAGGGGTTGGAAATAAAGGTAATAAAAGGGGTTAAGGGATACCCTGTTAATCAATACAATATATTATGAAAAATAAAGATTATGTAATTCAATTACTAGAAAAATTAGAGGGTAAATTTGCCCAATTAGATTTTATCACCACCAGACAAGAACCATTAGAAACTTATAGAAAGGTACTTAATGAGGGTAAAGATATTATAGCAGATGTAAAAACAGCAATTGAAAGATAAATAAATTAAGGTTATGAAATTATCAGCAGAAAAAATCCAAGCAAACTGGGTAGAATTTAATACCAATATTGAAACATATATTACTGGAGATCGTAAACAACGTTTACTTGATTTCTATAAAAAATATGAAGATCGTATTATTCTAATGCCAGCGGCACATAAGAAAGAATACCATTCAGCATTCCCAGGTGGATACGTAGATCACGTTAATAGAGTAGTAAAAGCAGCTTTATCCATGTCCGCTGTATGGGAAGGATTTGGTTGTGATATGACGACATTTACCCAGGAAGAATTGGTATTTTCGGCGATTAATCACGACCTAGGTAAAATGGGATCTGATACTGAGGAAGCATATGTACCTCAGACTGATAATTGGAGACGTGATAAATTAGGTGAAGATTATATGTTTAATAAGGCATTACCTTTTGCAGCTGTTCCAGATCGTGGGTTATTTCTACTTCAGCAGCATGATATTAAATATACGTTTAATGAAATGATTGCTATCCAGACACATGATGGTTTATATGACTCAGCAAATGAAAAATATTTAAAAGCATTCATGCCCGAACAGAAACCTCGCACATCACTTCCATTCATTTTACATCAAGCAGACATGATGGCTGCGCGCATAGAATTTGAGATTGAATGGTTACCAAAGTTCTCTAAAAATAGCGTGGATACTCCAAAGAAAAATTATACATTAAAGTCCAAGACAACTGCTAAAACCAAAGCACTTAATACTTTATCTAGTCCAGGGTTAAAAAGCATGTTAGATAATTTATGATATTAGAAATAATAATAGGAATTTTAAGTTTATTAGTCGTTATCTTAGGATATACGACTTTTAACCTTTTACGTAAAAATGAAAGGGCAGAGGATATTATATTTCAATATAATGAATATTTAATAGAATTTAATAAGCAAATTAAGTTTACTAGTGAGCGTCTAAAAAAGATAGATGCTCGAGGTACATTTGAAAGTGATGATGAAGTTGGTTGGTTTTTCAAACAAATAAAAAATCTACAAGAAGGAATTGAAAAATTCCGAATCAACTAACATATGGTAAGAAAAAGAAGAAAAAAGAGTAAAAATTACTTTACTCAAGAGACAGAGGACTATATTGTAAAATATAATAACGAATCCTGATCCCGAAATAAGAAGTAAGATATATGAAACCCATATACACTACCCCTTCTTTAAACTTACCCAGAATATAATCCATACTTTTAAATTTTACCATACAGAAGTAGAAAACTTAGAGCATCTCCAACACGAGATAATTACTTTTTTATTGTCTAAAATGCATTTATTTGACCCAACAAGAGGAGCAAAAGCATATTCATATTTTGGTACTATAGTAAAACGTTGGTTAATCCTATATAATACTAAAAATTATAAAAAGAAAATTAAAAAGGTTGAAGTAGATATTCTAACAGGTGAAAATTCAACCCACACTTACAATATAGGAGATGATAAAGTAAAAAGTGATTTAGACAAATATGTTGATTTATTTGTAATTTATACCAGTGAGAATATACTAGAATTATTCCCAAAGAAAAATGATGCCCAAATAGCAGATGCAATTTTAGAATTATTTAGAAAAAGGGAAACAATTGAAGTATTTAATAAAAAGGCACTTTATATTTACATTAGAGAAATGGTAGATGTAAAAACTCCTAAAATTACCAAAATAGCTGATAAACTTCATGAAATATTTAAATCACAGTATATATTTTATTTAGAAAACGGTTACGCTAGATTCTAACCCCTTCCTATATCCATATTTATAATAAAATAACATTATGGGATCATTAGATAATATTGTATTTAAGAAAAAAAAGTTTTCGGATATCCTAAGCGAAATTTACGATAACCAAAAGAAAAAAGAAACCCAAATCACTGGTTTAATTTCGGAATTAAAACCATTAATAAATGATATTGGTGATGCTACTTTAATCGTTCCACTTATTAAAGAATATATGGAAATTGGTGTTCGTAACGATGAACAATTAATTAAAATGGCTACTATAGTACAGCGTGCGCTTAACAATAGTGGTGGTGAAGAATCAATGGGTATAACGGAAGAAGAAAAACAACAGTTAATGGAGGAATTAGATAAACTTAATACTAATTTCGAAGAAAAAAAAGATGGCAAATAATCTAGGATTTAGTGCGTTAAATAGTAACCTTAATTCTCAAGACCCAACAAAAGAAATTTTTGACAATTTAAATGTTTTAAATTCTCAATTAATAACTGGTAGGGTTGTAGATATTATATTAAGTAATACACATCCCTTATTTTATGACTTTGGGGGTTGGAATGGTTTAGGTACTATATTTTTTGAACCCACAAATAATTTAGATTTACCACCTACCGCTACAAAACCAACGGCTTTACCCTTAATACCTTATGCTAAAAATTTACCTATAATAAATGAAATAGTAGTTTTATTAAGTCTTCCCTCTAAGGAAATTAATAGTCTTGCAAATTCACAACAAACTAATAAATATTATTACATAAATCCTATAAGTATTTGGAATAGCAATCACCATAATGCTTTTCCTAATTTATTACAACCAACAACAGATAATCCTCCTCAACAAAATTATCAAGAAATAGAAGCAGGTTCACCTAGGGTTACTAAAAATACTAATAATGAAATTAATTTAAATAGTCCTATAATAGGAGGGACTTTTAAAGAAAAATCTAATATTCATCCTATCATTCCTTTCGCAGGTGATATAATTAATGAAGGAAGATGGGGTAATTCTATTAGATTAGGAAGTACAGTATCAGGATCTAATAATACTGAAGATTATCAAAGTACTTGGTCCTTTGTAGGCGATAACGGTGATCCTATTACTATATTAAGAAATGGTCAACCAAAAGAAGCAAGCAAAACCGGGTATTTACCTATTGTAGAAGATATAAATAAAGATTTATCTTCTATATATATGACTTCTTACCAACAAATTCCTCTAAGAGCAGCAAACGAAAATTACTCGTCCCTTTCCCCAGAACCCTTATTACCTAGAGAATATTTTAACCCCCAAGTAATTTTAAATTCTGGGCGTTTAGTATTTAATGCTTCAACTGATAGTATAATTGCAAGTGCACAAGATTCTATATCATTATCTTCAAATAAACAAATAGGAATTACCTCTGAAAATGTAAACATAGCAGCAGATAGCATTAAAATAGGAGGTCCAACAGCAAATGACCCTGCTTTATTAGGAGGTGCTTTTATTAATCAATTTAAAATTTTAGTTGAACAAATTCAAGTTTTAGCATTTGCATGTTCAGGATTAGAAGGATATGATAGTGAATCCACAAACATTGAATCATCAGGTATAGATGCTGCGGGTCAATCATTAGATGAAACTTGTAAAAATATTTTAGATTTATTACCTAATGATAATAAAATTACCTCACCTTTATTGTCTAATACTATAAGATTAAAATAATGGAAGTATCTGATAAAAATCCGAATAATGTAGGGGGTGTGGGGTCACAGTCTTTTTTAGCTTCATCTTCATTAATAAAAAATGGGGTTAATGATACTGCTTATATTAATATATTATCTTTAAATGATGGTTCTCTAAAAACAGAAACTATTGTATTAACAGATGATGCCCCACCTAATAAAATATCTGAAGCAAAATTTAGTGTACCTAATGATCAACTTATAGAAGATGCTTTAAATCAGTTAATAATAGATTTAAATTTATCTTCTGGGGATCTTACTATTGAAAGTACCCAATACTTTGAAGTACCTAATACTATTAAAAAGGAATTTATAATTACTGGTACTGTAATAGATTTTTATAAAAATTTACCATTACCTAATGTTAGTATAATATTACCCTTACCAGGTACTAAATTTACTACTAAAACAAATAGTCAAGGAAAATTTAAAATTAAAGCTGTTTATCCGGTTGATAAAAACACAGAAAGAGCAACTTTAAGACCCCCTATTTTAGTAACAGCTAAAGGATATATTCCAAAAAAACTAACCCCTTATGCCTTAGATCAAACAGTTAAATCTGATTTAAGAACTACCCAACTAAAATCTACTCAAGGTTTAACAGCAGAAGCAAAAGCTGAAATAGGGAGGTTAAAGAAAAAAACAGTTAAATTTATTCAAAGACTAAAACCCAAAAAAGGGGCGTTAAAATTAGTAATTAAAAAGTTTATAACACAATTAAAAGAAAGACTAATTCCTTTTCTTTTAGCTTTATTAGCTCCTTTTTTAATAGGAAAAATTAGTGATATAATAGCAGGGAAAATATCACAAGCATCTGCACAAGGTCCCTGTCCTTCTCCTGAAGAAGTAATACGAATAAAAAATAGAAGAAATAAAATTGTAAGGCAATTAAATCAACTATATAAATTAGTAAATACTGCTTTAGTAATAGTAGGTATACTAGGAGGTTTAGCTGCAGTTATCAAAATAGCAGCAGGGATAATAAGAGCTATTCCTTTACCAACAGCAGTACCTCCGGGTGTTGGTTTTCCAACTAGCTTAATTTTAAATTTCCAAAGATTAATTGATAAATTATTAAAAGTTGCCGAAAAAACATTTACTTTATCATTAGGTATAAGTTCTGCATTATTAGTATTATCATCTTTATTACTACAGGCTTTAAAATTATTAAAATTATTAGACCAACAGTTATTAAGGTGTAGTGAAAATATTGAAGATCTTGAAGATTTAGACTTTACAATAGAAGACGATGAAGAAGAAGATACACAAATAAATAACTTAGTAAATGGTTTTACCCTAGCAGTTGTTGTTGATAATAAATCTAAAGTAGGTTCATTACAAAGAAGATATGCAACTGCAACAAACCCACAAGGGGTTGTAATTTTAAAAGGAGAACCATCATTTAGTGCAAGTGAACAAATATTAATTGATGAACTTGCATTTTATATACGATCAAACGATTTAAAAGCTAACTAGTTTAATATTTATAATAAATCAATATAACATGAAATTAAGTCAACTAAAATCCATTGTAAAAGATGCTGTAAAAGAGGCAATTCAAGAGGAAATGAAAGACATTCTTATGGAAGCTGTACGCTCTCCTAAACAAACTGTTTATGAAAATAGAATGGGTACTCCTACAACAAATGTAGCATCACCAAACCCAATGAACCCAGTGATGCAATCATCACTTCCAGAAACCGATAAAGCAACATTAAGAGAAAATATGATGAATGTTTTAGATGGTATGAGACCTGGAGCTAATGGTACATTAAGTGCAAATACATCAAATGTGCCTTTACAAGTTACAAGTACGGATACAATGAATGGTTCTTTACCTCAAGGAGAAGTAAATATGGATCAAATAATGGGGTTAATGAATAAAAGATAATTAAATGGCATTTGGAGCAACTAGAATATTCCCCGATGATTTACGTCCTAGCGTAGCTATTGGATTTAACCTTCCTATGAATGAGGGAGGGGTATTTACTCCTAATTATCAAACTAAACAAGCAATTAAAAACAATTTAATTAATTATTTTTTAACAAACCCCGGAGAAAGACCAGGAAACCCCGAATTTGGTGCCGGGTTAAGAGCTTATATATTTTCTCAAATTGATCAACAAGATTTAAGTTTTATACAAGATGATATCCAAACAAAAATATTAACATTCTTTCCGGATGTAATACTCCAGGAAGTAACAGTTTTACCAACGGATACATCAAATCAAATAAAAATTAATATAACTTATAGTGTAGCTGATACTGGCATAAGTGATGCACTATCATTAAGCTTTAACTAATGGCCGTAAGAAGAACAATAAACTATTTAAATAAGGATTTTAGTGATTATAGAGATCAATTAATTAATTTTTCTCAAACTTATTTTCCTAATACTTATACAGATTTTACTGAAACATCTCCTGGAATGATGTTTATGGAACAAGCAGCGTATGTTGGTGATGTATTATCTTACTATCTAGATAACCAAATCCAAGAAAATTTCTTACAATACGCTAGACAAACTAGTAATTTATATGATTTATCTTATATGTACGGGTATAAACCTAAGGTAACTGGTTTATCTTCTGTAGATTTAGATTTCTATCAATTAGTACCATCTATCCCTATTACTGTAGGTGCAGATACACAGTATATCCCAGATTATAATTATGCTTTATATATAGGAGCTAATACAACATCTACAACACAAACAGGTGTATCTTTCGTTATTGAAGACCCTATAGATTTCACAGTATCTAATTCTTTAGACCCAACAACAGTTACAGTAGCCCAAATTTCAGGAAATGAACCTACTTATTATTTACTTAAAAAAACAAGAAAAGCATTATCTGGAACTATTCAAACTACTACATTTGCCTTTACATCACCTGAAGAATTTCCTACTATAGAAATTAGTGACGATAGCATTGGGGGTATAATTGATTGTTTTGACTCAGAAGGAAACGAGTGGTATGAAGTTGATTATTTAGGTCAAGAATTAGTTTTTGACGGTATAAAAAATACTAATGTAAATGATCCTAATAATTACCAAAATAGTGATAACACACCATATTTACTTCAAACAAAACAAGTTCAAAGAAGATTTAATTCAAGATTTTTAAGTACTAATACTTTGCAACTCCAGTTTGGTTCTGGGAACCCTTTTGATACCGATGAAGAAGTTATACCTAACCCAATGAATGTTGGTTTAGGGTTACCTTTTGAGAAAAATAAGCTAACAACAGCCTATTCTCCTACTAATTTTATATTTACAAACACTTATGGTATTGCCCCAAGTAATACTACATTAACTTTAAGATATTTAAAAGGTGGTGGAGTTAAATCTAATGTTCGTGCAAATACCATAACAACATTAAATACTAATTTAGTTAAATTTTTAAAACAATCCCTAAATAATACCACAGCCCAATACGTATTTAACTCAGTTCAAGTTAATAACCCAAAAGCAGCTAATGGGGGTAATAATGGAGATTCTGCTGAAGAAATAAGACAAAATACTATTTCAAATCTTTCATCCCAATTAAGAAATGTTACAGCTGATGATTATTTAGTAAGAGCATTAAGTATGCCCTCTAAATATGGTATTATATCTAAAGCTATAACTCAAAAACCTAAAGCAAATGACCCTAATACTACATTAGATTTATATGTTTTATCTTCTGATTTAAATAATAATTTAACAAATGCATCTTCTGCTTTAAAAAGTAATCTTAGAAATTATATAAACCAATATAGAATGATTGGTGATGCTATTAATATAAAAAATGCTTTTGTCATTAATATTGGGGTTAATTTTGAAATTATTACTTTACCTAATTATAATAATAGTCAAGTTCTAGCTAGATGTACTACTGAATTACAAAAATTTTTTAATATAGACAATTGGCAAATTAATCAACCAATAATTTTAAGAGATATTAGTATTTTATTGGACAATATAGCTGGGGTACAAACAGTAAATAATATAAATATTGTTAATAAAGCTGGAACAACATCTGGATATTCACAATATGCATATGATGTATCTGGGGCTTTACAGAATGGTACTATTTTTCCTTCAATCGATCCTATGATTTTTGAAGTAAAATATCCAACTAATGATATAATAGGTAGGGTAGTTACCTTAGGACAAGGAGGAGGAAGCACAGCAAACGGTGGAGGCAGAAATTATTAAAAAATAAAAAAATGGCAGTATATAAACTTTTCCCACTTCAAGATTCAACCCTGTATTCAGGATACCCAGAAATGAATACGGGTATAGATGCAATTTTAGAAATATCTAGTACATATCCCTCTACATTTTCTACTCCTATTGTAGCAAGATCTTTAATCCAATTTGATCAATCTCAAATTAATAGTATTATTGATACTTTAAATACTAGTTCTACTGCAATCTCAGCAAGTTTAAAAACTTTTATAGCAGATGCTAGTGGGGTAGTAATGAAATCAGATATATATGTTTACCCATCTTCGGGATCATGGAATAATGGTAGTGGAGAATATTTAGATAATCCTTCTACTGTTAATGGAGTTGGTTGGGAATTTAGAGCAAATAGTGGTTCGAATCCCTGGTTATTAGATAGTTTTACAGAAAATGTAACCGGATCATATATAGCAGCATCCCCAGGAGGTGGAAATTGGTATACTGCTTCCACAGATACAAATTTAAATTTAGAGTATTCTCAATCCTTTAACTTAAGAACGACCAAGGATATTAATATGGATGTAACAGATATAGTTAAAACATGGTACTCTAGTTCATATAATATACCTGGTACTTATACTGAAATAGAAAATAATGGGTTTATTTTAAAATGGAGTGATGAAGTTGAATTTGATTCTAATTTATCAATCCAACCTAAAATGCAATTTTATTCTGTTGATACAAATACTATATATCCTCCCCAATTAGAAATTAAATGGAGAGATTATAAATACGATAAAGGGGGATTATCAACTATTAACACCCCTGATTTATATCTTGCTATAGATAATAACCAAGGTATATTTTATAGTGAAAGCATCAATCAGTTTAGAATAAATTGTAGACCAGAGTTCCCAACTAGAACTTTTCAAACAGCTTCTATATACACAGATAATTTTGCATTACCCCACTCATCATATTATGCTATAAAAGATTTAGATACAAATGAATTTGTAATTGATTTTGATTCAGAGTTTACTCAAATTAGTTGTGATAACATAGGTAGTTACTTTACATTATATATGAATGGTTTAGAACCTGAAAGGTATTATGAAATATTAATCCAAACTACAGTTGATGGTAATACAATAGTAAAGGATGATCAATATTATTTTAAAGTTGTTAATGGATAATTATGACTCAAACAAGAAACGTTGATTTAAGAAAAGAGGTTTTTAGTAAACCTCAATATGAAAAAGTAATTGACACCAGTTTTTCCCAATTAGGGATTACTAGTATTAGTGCTAGTGCTGAAGACCAAATAAGTCTTGAAGAATTCTTTGGATATTACAATTCTCTTTTTTATGATATACCACCCACTGGTGAAACTAATTCACATGAATTTTTAGTGAAAAGTAGTGGCGAATATATTAATTTTGACCAAATAGCAGAAGAAATCATAGCATTACAACAAGAAATAGCGGGATTAAGAGAAGAATTATTAGCAGAACAAATTAAAGTAATAGAATTAGAATCGGGAATAACAGTAAATACGGGGTCATTAAATCTAGGTACAGATACTAGTATTCCAAACTCAGCTGGAGGAAATGCTAATCTATCAACTTCCAATAATAACCCAATAAATAATTCATTATATTAGAAATGGAAGATAAAATAATAATAAACCAAGTAAACCCAGAAACATTTGAGTTTCAAGATTACTCTACATCAGATGAATTATTAATTGTTTCTAATGATTTAGATACAGCATTTTCTGGTTCAATAGATTATATTGAAACATATATATATGATGAAGACCAAAATAAAATTTCATTTCAAGTTCCTTTTACTAATTATTCTATTACTGAAGGGCATGTAGTATTAACCCCTTCTAATGATTTAGAAAGACTGGGATTTGACCAAGGGTCTTATTATATAACTTATAACTTTTATAGACCACAATTAGCATCCACTCTTAATACACAATATTACATTAATGAAATCAGCTCAGATAGAACTGAAATTAGATTGGATAGTACTCAAATTAATGATGCTTTATTAATTAGTTCTAGTTTAGAATTTATAGAATATAGAGAAACCACAGATTATTTTGTAGATTTTTTACTTAATTTTGGAAATAATCAATTAGTTATTGCCAATAATATAGAACTAGATTTAAGTGATGAATTAAATCCTACAATATTAATTAAATTATATGAACCTTTACCTGCAACTTTTGACCTAAAAAGCCAATGTTCAGTTGTAGAACAAATATCAACCCCACAATCATATAATATAGAATTCCCTCCACTAGAATTTACTCCAGATGATTTTAATTATATATCGGGTCCAAATTATAGTTTAAATATTAAGGGTCAATCAGGAACTCCTGGAATGGGTTTTTCATATAATACACTAGTAAGTTCAAATATAACATCTTCATTTAACCAAATAAATAATTTACTTAATCGTAAAGAAATAGATATAAGTGTTAATTATGAAAACTATAGTGATTTTATTTATTTTTCATCTGCTTATACTAGATTACAAAATTTTTATTACAAAGTAGGATTAATTCAATCTGCTAGTGCTCAACTAGGACAAATAACTTCATCTACAACTGGATCAATTATTTACAGTTCTAGTCAAGCAAGTTTAAGTCAAACTATACAAGATACTATACAAAATTTTGATGGTTATGAATATTTTTTATACTATAATAGTGGATCAGAAAATTCATATCCAAAATCAAATACTGAACCACCATTTATTTTATACCCAACAGGGAGTACAGAAGTATTAACCTGGTTAGGTTCAACAGATACTACAGATCCTTATTATGGAGGACAAGCTGTAGCTTCTTCAGATTTTGATGAAAATAATCAAAACTCCTTATACTACGCAATACCCGAATATTTAAGAAGTGATACACAAAATGCCAAATACGAGTTATTCGTTGATATGGTTGGTCAACATTATGATAATCTATGGATGTATACCAAGAATATTACCACTAAATTTGACGCGGATAACCGTTTAGATTATGGTATTTCTAAGGATATGGTTGCGGATGCTGTAAGAGATTTTGGGGTAAAATTATATTCTAATAACTTTAATACCAATGATTTATATACGGCCTTTTTAGGATTAACCCCTTCAGGTAGTTCATTTCCTTTCCCATACATGACAGGATCAATTGGTAGTGTTGTTAATACACCTTCTGGGTATGAGTATGTAGATTCAACAATATCTGCATCAAATGATATAATCCCATTAGACGATGTTAATAAGCGATTATATAAACGTATTTACCATAATATTCCATATTTACTTAAAACTAAAGGTACAGTAGCTGGTCTAAGAGCATTAATTACTTCTTATGGAATTCCAGATACCATTTTAAGAATAAACGAATTTGGGGGTAAAGATAGAAACAATTCTCAGGATTGGGATTTAAAACAAGACATTTATAATGTAGGATTAAATACAACTAGTTCAGCTTTTACATCTTCATTTGTACTAGATAGTAAATGGGGATGCATCCCAAAACTCACCTGGATCTATTCAATTTAGGTTTAAAACTAATGGAATCCCATCGGCTTCAAACTCACCAACAACCCAATCAATTTTTGAAACTGACTCAACTAGTACAGTTGCTATGGGTATTGAATATAACCAATCTTTATTAACAAAAGGTACATATTCTGGTTCTGTTGAAAGTAAATTTAAAAATTATGGTACATTAAAATTTTGGCCTAACATTGATACTAACCCAACAAATTACGCTTCTTTATATTTACCCTTTTGGGATGGAGATTGGTGGTCAATTCAAGTAGACAGAAATTATAATACTAGTGAATTTACATTAAGAGCTGCTAATAAAATAGGAGAAAATTTAGGTTTTACAGGTAGTGATACTATTAGTGCAGATATCCAACAATGGGAAAATTCAAGTGAAATATATTGGTTACCACAAAATTATACACAATTTGCTGGAATATATTATTTCCCATTCTCAGGTTCATTCCAAGAAGTAAGATATTATACTGAAGTAATAAGTGAAAGTGTATTTCATGATTACACAATGAATCCATATTCTTTTGAAGGAAATGGAATTAATAGTGCACCAAATCAACTTGCATTTAGATTGCCTTTAGGAACATTATTAAATACTGGGTCTTATAATGATTCCATTCATCCTAAAATAACTGGTTCTTGGGTTACAACATCCTCATTTAATGGTCAAAGCACAGCTTCATTTTCATCTACCCCTACATGGTTAAACAATATTGAAGATATACATCTAGACCAGACTCCTTCCGGAATGAGAAATAGGGTAACAGATAAAATTCAAACGGAGGCATTAATTCTTCCTGATGGTGACACTTTATCTGGATATAAATCTATACAACAAACTTCATATGTAAGTGAAAGTTTTACCCCTAATGTTAATTATTTAGAAGTAGCTTTTTCACCCCAAGATCAAATTAATGATGATATTATTGGTCAAATGGGTTATTTTAATATTGGGGATTATATAGGAGACCCAAGACTTATATCTTCATCAGATAAAAGCTACCCAGATTTAGATTTATTAAGAGATGCATATTTTGAAAAATATATAACTAATTATAATGTAACTGATTTTGTTAGGTTAATAAAATTCTTTGATAATTCATTATTTAAAATGATAGAAGATTTTACACCTGCAAGAACAAGTTTATCTTCTGGTGTTGTTATTAAACAACATTTATTAGAAAGAAATAGACAAAGACCAGCTCAAGTAACCTCTTCTTTCCATAACTATTCAGGTTCAGTTAAAAACTTACCTAAAAATTATAGTTTAGGACCAGGAGATTACCCACAATATTCAGATTCGGGGTCTGCTATATATAAGTTTGGTGGGGGTACTGCAGGTTCATTTGAACCCTTTAACAGTTTAAAAACTACCGTTTCTGGATCTTTAGGACTAGGAACAGATAATAGATATTTTGTAACACAAAGTTGGGAAGAATCATGGATGACATTTTCAGGTTCAGCTCCCATAGATAGATCTGATCAAAGAGAATTCTATAATGGAGAATTTAGTGGCTCAGTTATCCCTGTAGGTCTAAATGACATATGTAGTGCTTACTTTAAACTCAGTAATATAGAATATAGATATGTACCTGTATTTTTTAGTGGTGATGGTTATAGTAATACTACACCAATTTCTGAACAAGGTTTCTTAAGTCCAACTAACCAACCCCCTCCGGGATTTGTTTGGTTTTGGCATAATGGAGAAAGTATACTTTATATAAAAATGTCTTTACTGACACATAATGGTATTAATATTGCGACTTTTATCCAAAATGTAGAATGGGTAGTCTTTACATTTAATAGTGCTGTTGATTATCTGGGTAATATATTAGAGGGTATTCAAACCTTTTATTTAGAATCAGTTGGGATCCAACCTGCCAGTCAAGCTAGTAATCAAGATAGTGTGGGTGCAGCTTTAGGTTATACTATTCCAGAAGAATCTTCAACTGCTATAAGTTCTGATGATGGTGCTTTTTATGACTTTAATTTTTCAGCAAGTGGGGACTTTCAATGGTATGCAACTCAAAATGTATCAGCAGATCCATCTCCTTTATTAGATACAGGTATATCTGAATCTGTCCCACAAGGATATTTTCCTTTAACTTATCATACTGAATCTTTCTTTAGAGGATGGGCTAGTTCAAACTTTTATACTAATGGTACTTATAATTCTTATGAAGGAATATTAAGTGATTTTTTAGATAATTTCAACACAGGCTCACATGAAATAGATAATACAGATTCAACAGTACAATCTGGAATAGACCCTGCAAGTAATATTCCATGGTTTATGAATGCCTCAAACCCACAAGGATCTGGAAAAAGTTGGTTACATATACCATCTGAATCTTTCTTAGATTATGGTAATATCCCCGATTCATCTGTAGGACCAACATCAACCAATAATTATTTTAATATAGCTTGGACAAGTGCTAGTTCGGAAGAACCACGTGCTGTACAAGGAACTAATTATTACTACAATGCCAGTAATAATGCTATTTATATATCTGGTTCTGAGTTTCAAGATGAAATGAAATTTCTAACCCCATTGTATACTAGTAGTTTAACATATAAACTTAGTGGGACTAGTCAACTTTATAATAATGCAACTTCATATACACCAATTGGTCAAACTAGTTTAGTTATTCCTATTGACCCTGCAAGAGGTCAAGAATTATGGGTATATAGAGGAGAATCATCCAATACAAGTGCAGATACAAATGCTTGGAGATATAATAGGTATATTCACAGACCATTTAAAATATATTATCTAACAGAAACAGGATCAGGACAGCCGGGTATACCATATGATTTATATGATCCTATGATTAATGATTTTGGTGCTGGTCCTTTAAGTCTTATTCCTCCACATTATAATAATTCATCACAAGATTTTGCTACCATGTTAGGTACACAAGGTGATTCTCTTATTAACTCTACATACCAAAGAGTATTAAACCCCACAGCAGCACTCCCATCAGTAAGTGCAGTTTCAGGCAGTTTTCAAGTATATAGTGAAGATAGACAAGTAAGACCTTTTATATTTACAACATATAGACAAATGGCCCCAACATTCCCAGGATCTTCTCCTGCTAGGGGTTCAGGTTCTGCAGTATCTATTTCACAATCTGATGGTACACCTTTTGCTACATTAAGAATGTATCAAAATCAAACACCATCTGACCCACCACTTCCTGAAGGAAATGCTTTTAGATTGAGATGTCTTCAACTTTCTGGATGTGTTGCATATTATAAAAATCAATCCAACATCCTACAGACTCTAGGTATGAACTATTTTGATCAAATACCTGTATGTGGGAATTCTAATTCAAATACAACTAACCTTTTACTTCCCACATCTGTTGGTAATATTCAAGTTTCTACAGACCTTCTAGGTTTATCAGATCCGTGTCCTGTATCTATAGGTGGTGGAGGAGGAGGAAGTCCATTGGGTGGGGGACTTTCTAATATTAACCAATCACCATTTTTCTATAAACTCCCAAGACCCTCAGGAGTGAGTATAGGTAATCAAGCTGGTTTTAATTGGAATATACCTTATGGGGAAAATTATAATGGTGAAAATACTTCATCTTTAAGTTTACAAACAGGAACTCAACCTGGAGGAAATGATGAAAATTTTGAAATAGTATTCCCTGCTGGGGGGTATATTTTCACTATGAGTGATTTTGACACTTCTACATTTTCTAGTGGTGTAACAGAATTTGGTTTATATACAACTTATGGTGACTATGTTAGTTATGATTTTGAAAACCAAAATGGGTCAGGAGCTAACCCAGTTACTATAGATTACATAGACAATCAATATGAACAAACTTCAATAGATGTTTATGAATATGCTGTGCAAGATGCTGATGGTGATTTTGGTGTATCTTTTAATGGGAATGGTACAAGTAATACAGATGTAAGAAGTTACCAAAATACTACTACCACAAGTAACAGAACCAAATACCAAAGAATTAATATAGAGGCTGATGGGGATTATGCTGCTAGAGTTACTAGATCAGTCCCTTCTGGAGGGATAGTTAAAGTGTATCTTGAACCTAACCAATCAACAACGGGTGAAACTCCAAGTATTCAAGCCCAAGAATTAATAGAGGTTCCAACTACTAACCCTATAACTAATTTAGATATTCATGGTTCACTTACAAACCTTCAAGAAGGGCAACAATTATTAATAACAGTTGAAAATACTTTAAATATTAGCCTATTCAGCTCTGGACTGAATTATATAAACATCCAAAGTTTATATAACAAATCAATTACTAACCCTAATGGGGTAGTCGCCGTTATGGGCTCTCCAGAGGCACAAACTCCATTTAATGATCCGTATGTAGTTACTGGGTCTATTTCTAACAGATATCAAAGTGGTGTTGAAGTCCCAGGACAATTTGCAACAAAAGTAGTAGATGCCTACATTTTATACTCTTCATCTTTATCATCAAGTTTAGATGGGGCGTATGTATTTGATGTTACACCTACTTTTGGTGTATTATCTGTAACAGCTTCCGTAGTTGTTAGTTCATTTACAGATGCAGGTGCTGCTTTATATGGTAATGCTATTTATGGAGATGATGAATATGGAGGAGGAGCTTCAGGTGGTGGTACTACTTGGACAACAGCCTCTATAATCTTATATACAGGCTCAGCTAATAATTTCCCTAATGAGATGCCATCATTAGGTGGAAATATTTTTGCTCAAACTAGTTCATATAGTTTAACCCACCATACAGGTGAGAGAATAACACTCCACGCTGAACTTAACCCAGGTGATTTAGCATATAATGCTGTAATGAAAATGGCATTAAGAGTAGGAAGTGGATCAGATGATCCCTCAGTTGTAGAAAATGGGTTAGTTGTAACTCAATATAGTATGAGTTTTTCTTCATCCACAGCTGTTGAAGGAGACCCATCTATCCCTACAATATTTTCAGATGATCAAAACTTTGAAACAGCTTATGATTGTCAACCTTTATTAAATAATTTTAGTAATGGTAGGAAAAATGGTAGATTACAAGATGTAGATTATAATTTTGGTACTGTTATACCAACTAATTGGCAACAAATTATTGATTATTCTGCTTCTAGAGCATCAGTACCTGAATCTAATTATACTAAAACCAATATAATCAATGGTAAATATGACGGTACTAAAATTGCTTCCCAAAAATATAATATATGGAGTCCTGGAGATACCGGGGGTTATGGTAAATTACCTTCAATAGATATTAATAGGGTTAATATCGCTTATTTTAATAAGGTATATGATCCATATCCTTTATTAAATAATAAAACTATATATAATATTCAATATTTAATTGGTCAAGATGGTATAGCAACCCAACCTAAATTATCGGATATTACATTATATAATGTCCAAGGAACATTTGAACCTACACCAATATTTAGAGACGGTGGTGTAGTATATGATAATTCCTCAGTAGTTTCTTTAGTTGGAAATGTCCCAGAATCTTTATTTCCACTCCAAGGAGAAAATGTGTTCGATAAAATTATTTCAAGAGCCAACCCCAATATTATATAGTCAAGTATCAGGTATTTTCCCATTAAACAAATATTTAAGAACAGGAGCAGGAACTGAAGGTGACCCATATGTGGGAATACCACAAGGAATTGAATTAATTGGTAATGAACCTATTGATCCTGATATTGTCCCAACTTTTAATAATTATACTACTGAAGCTTTTGGGGAGATTGGAAACCTTGCTACTACTAGAAATATTAGTACTGAAACTTTAACCTTACCCGATGTTGCTATTGAAGTTGATGGAAACCGCAGGACCACAAAATAATATTACCTCCTCAAATGAGTTAAATACAGGAACAGGTCTTCCAGTTTATGAAACTGATGGTAATGAATCCTGAAGTAGGGTTTCTTACAGTACCAATTACTGATGGGGCTGGACATCTTTTGCTGTTGATAATACAGCAGGTCTAGGAAATTCTACTTCCCAAGGATATCAAACAGAATGGAGTTTCTTTGTAGATTCTGAACCCACTATTGATAGATTAAGAACTAGAAACTATGAAGGTGGTTGGAAAGGACATAGCCCTATCGATGACCCTAATGTAGGTTCAGTAAATATACATTTACAAAAGAGAAATTATAATGCTGGTAGCGCTGAAACAGGTTGGGGGAATGCCCAAATAACAAGTGTTAAGAGCAGAAATAATTGAATTTTTTAATTCTACTAATGCCTCAGGTACTAATAATGTAGTTTTAAATTATAGTAACATTGGAGGTTCTTATGTATCTGCAAACCAAACCACGGGTCAAGTCCAAGTTAGATTTAACACTGACACTATAAAACAAGCATATTTAAATGCAGGGTATTCTGGTACCCCACAATTACAAAGACTTAAAATATCTGGTAGATTAAATGGGGCCTTTAAAACAAGGCCAACAGTTTAGACTAAGATATAATGCTAGTATGATTACAAATACAAATGGTAATGGACCTCGATATTTTCCTCAAACAGCACAACCATCCTTTCTTGGAGGTACTTTTTCATATACTGGGGAAAGTTCAAATCCTGTAACATCAGCAACCGCTTCATTTTGGGAATTTTCTGGTAGTGGTGCTGGAAAATCTACTAGAGTTTTAGTATGTGTTTCTCCACAATTAAATAAAGCATATGGAAGAGGATTTGTTCAAAAGGATTTAATATACACATCAAGCTTTAACAAAGATTTTCCTGGTGGTCGTGAACCTTACTACTCAGAATTCCCACCTATTCAAAACGCCTGGGAGCTTCAAAAGTATGATGAAATTAGATTTGATAATAATGAAGAGTACACTTACACAATTATTGGTATTACCCCTCCATCTTTAAATAATGATCCTAATTTAAAGTATGATAGTTTCCCTGCATTAATTATAGAGTTAGCTGGTGACCCTATAGAGTCATTAGAAAATGAAAAAACTAGTACAGATGGAGGTAAAGGATTTGGATTAAGTTATGTAACAGGATCAGATACCTCACCAACACCTGGTGGTGTAACCCCAACTTATGTACCAGTAGAGTTTGGTGAACAGAAGTTTAGACCTTTAGATAATTTTGTTATACGTAGGTATGTAGAGGACGCAGGGTCAATGATTATAAATCAATCATTCCCTTATAATGCAGTTCCTGAAAAAGTAAATGCTTCTGGTTTTATGTCACCACCATTTACTACTACATTACTAGAAACAAATCCAGATACATTAATTAAAAACTTAATAGATAACAAACTAGTTGAATAAAATAATAGTTTAATATATTTATAACATATAACAACATTTATATAATAACAAAATGGGATATTTAAATAATGCAATAATTACAGTTGATGCTATTCTAACCAGAAAGGGTAGAGAAGCATTAGCATCAAATGATGGTTCATTTCAAATCACTCAATTTGCTTTAGCAGATGATGAAATAGATTATACTCTTTATAATCCATCCCATCCCTCTGGTTCTGCATATTATGGTGAAGCAATTGTAAATCAACCATTACTAGAAGCTTTTCCTTTGGAAAGCCAAATAATGAAATATAAACTAGCTACTTTACCTAGAGGTACAGCAAAAATGCCAATTTTAAATCTTGGATATGCTGCTATTACTTTACAACAAGGAGCACAGTTAGCAATTACACCACAAACCTTAAATTATTTAGGTAATGATCAAACTTTTGAAACTAGTGGGTATACAGCTACAATCGCTGATGTAAGAACTTTAGCTTCATTTGAAGGGTTAGGAATTCAATCTGCTGCTACTACAAATGCAAACGCAACAGCAACTCAGACAATTGGAACTAATGTATCATCAACTGTAACCGGAACACAAATAAATTTAAGAGCAACAACTATTAATACTTTATTTGGAAATCAAAGTACTTTAGTAACAACTTTAACAGTAATAGGTTTAGATAGTGGAGCAAGAATAACAATCCCAGTAACCATAACTAAAACCGCAGTATAAAAAATTAAAAAATGAGCTTTAAAAGACTAGACCCAGAAGATTTTGTAGTAAGTGCTGATTCTGTTTCATCTACAGTATGGACAGGTAATGAACCTATTTTAAATACTTTTTTTACATCCTCTAACCAAGAAAATGGTCCATCAGGAAATTATTATTTAGATGTGTACAATACAGAATCTAATTTAGCTAATAACCAAATCCAATTTGCTGTTGCTTATGCAGACCAAACAGGTGGGGGTGCTTTATCTTATAATGCTGCTGTAAATAATTATTCACCTTCAACTACTATGTATGGTTCTTATAGAACTTTAGTATTAGAAGATGAAAATTCTTCTTTTACATTTGGTAGTGTTACAAGTAGTTATTTTTATGCTATAAGTGTAGAAAGAGCTCGTTATAAAGAAAGTTTATTTCCTGGTTCTTTAAATTTAAGATTAAGTGGGAGTGGGAATGGTAACTCTAGTCTAGAACTAACTGATAATTCACAAGATGTTACAATACCACAATATTTTGGTACAATGAGAGCATATCAGGTTATTAGTGGTTCAAATGGTACCGCTTATAATAAAATTAGTGGTATAAATGGAAATAATACAGGTTTTACTGAAAAAAGTGGTTCATATGGATTATTCCTCCCAGATATTTCAACTGTTTTGTTAAATGGAGAAGCCTTAGATTTAAATAATGCTCAAGGAATTAATTTAGACGCAGATGGTACTAATAGAACATTAAATTCTGACCAGAACAACCCACAAAAATTATTTTTATCTATGTCTGGTAGTGGTGCTTCATCTTTTGGTTTAGCATGTCAAGAAACAATAACATCTGATTATGTATTTGTAAGAGCAAGAAGTTCAGAATTTAATTATTCAGAAAACCCTTCATTTATATCTGGTTCAACAGGAGAGGTAGTTTATTCTTATTTTATTAATAATCCTAATGTATTTCCAACTACAGTTGGTTTGTATAATGATAGCAATGATTTACTTGCTGTAGCAAAACTATCAAAACCAATTTTAAAAGATTTTACAAAAGAAGCTCTAATAAGAGTTAAACTAGATTTCTAAGATGAATGGCGGCTTTCAAACAATTCAATTCACAAGATATAATTGTATCGCCATTAGAAGTAAATAAATCATTTACTTTTAAAGGTGATGGCGAGTTATCTGCCTCTAATGCTGATGTTAATAGATTTTTAGGAAAAAATATTAATTTTACTGCCTCAACTAATTATCAAACAGGATTTAATTCTGGTAGTTTAATTCTATCCCAATCTTCAGTATACAATAATATTAAACAATTATATTATTCTAATTATCAAAGCTCTAGTTTTGGTGACCATGCAATAACTGCTAGCACATTTTTAGGTGCTGATAGGGCTGGCGATGTATTAATAGGCCCTAATGGATCTAACGGTAGATACGTAAATTATTTGCAATCTACATTAACCCAATCACGTTATTTCCCCACAAGTTCAGATGAAGAAGTTTTAGTACTTTCTATACCTTCTAAGTTATTTGGAGACTATATTCAACCTAAATCATTTTTATTAAATTTAAATAATGATAGTAATGGATGGTCTCAAACTTCGGAAATTATAGATGATGGAAATGGAAATCTACTTTCAGCTAGTATAAATGTAGGACAAATATTTTACCCCCATGGTATAGCTGTTTTAACACAACAAAGTTGGAATGAAAATGACTTAGAAAATGCATATTCTGGATCCCAAATCACAGCTTCATTTTCAAGTTCTTTTGTTATATATGAAACTCAATATAAATGTACGATAGGAGAAAGTGAATTTAATTTTTCTCAAAACCCTAGTATAATATCAAGTAGTATAACAGATAATGTTACAACTTCAAGTGGCATACTTTATGATTTTGCAACAGGTTCATATTTTAGTCCTTATGTAACAACTGTAGGTATGTATAACGATGATCATGAATTGTTAGCCGTAGGCAAATTAGCACAACCTTTACCTACTTCACAAACAACAGATACAACAATTTTAGTAAATATAGATAGATAATGGCTTGTACACTTTCAAATAGCGGAATTTCAACACTCCAAGTAATAAGAGCTGCACAAGTATCACAATCAATAGATGCTTTTACCAAAGCAGAAGCTTATGATATTACAATATCTGGTTCTTTAACAGTTACAGGTAGTTTACTATTCTCTGGTTCTAACAATTTTGACCTACAATTAAAAGGTATTCCAAATTTATCTCAAACCAATGTTTTATCTTATAATAATAATACGGGAAATGTAGGTTATGTAGCTGCTAGTAGTTTTGTACCTCAACCTTCTGTAAGTCCGTATGAAACTGGTAGTAATTGTGCTATTAAACCTTTAGAAGGTGGTAATATAGTTGGTAGTACTTTTTGGTCTAATATAGGAGGTGGTCAAAAAAATTGTATTGATTCTACATATAGTGTTATAGGGGGTGGATTTCAGAATTATATAACAACCGACTATTCATATATAGGAGGAGGATATTACAATACGGCATCAGGTGGGTGTAGTTTTGTAGGAGGTGGTTTATGTAATAATTCTGATGGAGAATATTCTATTATAGTAGGAGGAAAATGTAGTATAGCAATTGGTGAAAAGTCATTTATTGGTGGTGGAGGTTGTAATTTAGCAAGTGGTCTACATTCTACTATCGCTGGTGGAGTCCTCCAACACAGCATCAGCGGATGATAGTTTTATAGGTGGGGGTAATTGTAATGAGATTATAGATAATTCAAATGATTATTCTATGATAATAGGAGGCAATTTTAATAATGTAGCAATTAATGGTAATTATGGTGCAATAGTGGGTGGTTTAGAAAATCAAATCTTGCCATTGTCATTCATTTATTATTGGTTCTTGTATAACAAGTTCTGCTCAATGTACTACTCATGTAAATAATTTAAATGTAGGTTGTACAACACAAATGCAATTAAGAAATCCAATTGGAACAGGTCAGGCAGGAATGTTAACAGCTTGTGACGCTGGAGGTGGAGTAGCTGAGTTATATTTTCATGATGGGGACTTCATATAAAAAAGTTTGTTTAGTACCATAAAAGAAAAAAGTTAATATTTATAATAAAACCTGATGGCCAATAAGTTAGAAAATATTTTTAATCCAAATGTTGATGAAATCTCACAAGGTTTTACAATTAATGCTTGGCATGTTTCTCAATCAGTAGACGCTTTTACAGCTGCAGATGCATATGATATATCAATATCAGGTTCATTTAATAATACGGGTTCAGCATCATTTTCGGGAAGTGTATTTACTCCAGATTTACCCGATACTTCAACTGATTTTGAAGTAGTTGTTGTTGATAATACAACAAAAGAAGTAAAGAAAACAAATTTATTAAATGCGGGTTCATCGGGAACAAGTGGTTCATCTGGTACATCAGGTTCAAGTGGCACAAGCGGTTCATCAGGAACTTCAGGTTCTTCAGGCACAAGTGGTTCTTCAGGTATTAGTGGTTCTTCAGGTACTTCAGGTGAAGATGGAGATAAATATGTTACAACCTCAACAACCTGTAAAGATTTAGGAGTAGGTAATACTTGTATTACTGTAGGGGTAGGATTAGCTTATTCTACTGGTCAAGAAATGATAATGGCCAACAGTACTACAGCTTTTCAAACTGCGTTAGTTGATAGTTATGACCCAGTTACAGGGATTTTATGTTATGGTGATATTATAACCCAAGTAGGAACTGGAAACTATTGCAATTGGGAAGTAAATCTTGCTGGAACCGTAGGAGGTTCATCAGGTACATCAGGCTCTTCAGGCACATCCGGTTTAAACGGTTCAAGTGGAACATCAGGCTCAAGTGGAGCAGATGGATCATCGGGCTCAAGTGGTTCATCAGGTACATCAGGTTCAAGCGGAACATCAGGTTCTAGTGGTGCCTCAGATAAATATGCTACAACATCAAACGACTTGTTTTACATTAGGAGGCAGTGGTTGTATATTTGTAGACACAGGTTTAGCGTATACAATTGCACAATCTATTATTATAGCATACGATGCTAATAATCATCAAGAATGTGAAGTATTATCGTATGATGATGATACAGGAGAACTATGTTTTGGTTCACCTACTTCTACAACAGGTAGTGGTCAATATTGTAGTTGGAGTGTTAATTTAGATGGTGCAACAGGTGGAGATGGATCATCAGGTACAAGTGGTACATCAGGTACAAGTGGAACTTCAGGAACATCTGGTTCTTCGGGTACATCAGGTTCATCGGGTTCATCCGGTTCTTCAGGAGCTAGTGGTTCATCAGGATCATCAGGTACAAGTGGTACTTCTGGTTCTAGTGGTGAAGATGGATCTTCAGGTTCATCCGGTACATCAGGTTCTTCAGGTTCAAGTGGCTCATCAGGTACAAGTGGTTCTGCAGGAACCTCGGGTTCAAGTGGTACAAGTGGTACATCTGGTTCATCAGGTACCGCCGGTTCATCAGGCACATCAGGTTCTTCAGGAACAAGTGGTACTTCAGGTACTTCTGGATCCTCTGGCAATTCAGGAACTAGTGGTTCTTCAGGAACATCAGGGACATCAGGTTCAAGTGGTACATCAGGTACATCAGGGACATCAGGTTCAAGTGGTTCAAGTGGTACAAGTGGCTCATCAGGTTCATCAGGTACAAGTGGCTCATCAGGTACAAGTGGGGAAGGTGGATCCTCAGGCTCAAGTGGAACATCAGGTTCAAGTGGTGAATCTGGTACATCCGGCTCTTCAGGCACATCAGGTTCCTCAGGAACAAGTGGTACTTCAGGTTCTGCAGGAACCTCGGGTTCAAGTGGTACAAGTGGTACATCTGGCTCATCAGGATCAAGTGGTTCATCAGGTACTTCTGGTACATCGGGTTCAAGCGGAACTTCGGGTACAAGCGGTACATCAGGTACATCTGGTACTTCAGGTTCAAGTGGTTCATCAGGTACAAGTGGTCATCAGGTACATCAGGTTCAGGTCTCATCAGGTACATGCAGGTTCTTCAGGAACATCAGGTTCTTCAGGAACATGCTGGAACATCAGGAACTTCAGGTTCATCAGGTACAAGTGGTACTTCAGGTTCAGTGGAACTTCTGGTTCATCTGGTTCATCAGGTACTTCAGGTCAGCGGTTCAGCTGGAACTTCAGGTACTTCAGGAACTCAGGTTCATCGGTACAAGCGGAACTTCAGGTACAGGGTACTTCAGGTACATCAGGTTCATCTGGTACATCAGGTTCTTCAGGTACTTCAGGTACAAGTGGTACATCAGGAACATCAGGTTCTTCAGGAACTTCAGGTTCATCAGGTATAGACGGTACTTCAGGTTCGTCAGGCACTTCAGGTTCATCAGGTATTGATGGTACTTCAGGTTCGTCAGGCACTTCAGGTACAAGCGGTTCATCAGGTACATCAGGAACTTCAGGTTCTTCAGGTACGAGTGGATCTTCAGGAACATCAGGTACATCAGGAACGTCTGGAACATCAGGTTCTTCAGGTACTTCAGGTTCATCAGGAACTTCTGGTTCATCAGGAACTAGTGGTTCATCAGGAACATCAGGTTCATCAGGTACTGCAGGAACTTCAGGAACATCAGGTTCTTCAGGTAACGACGGTACATCAGGAACTTCAGGTTCATCAGGTACAAGCGGTTCAGCGGGTACATCAGGAACAGATGGTACTTCTGGTATAGACGGTACTTCTGGTTCATCTGGTACTTCTGGTTCATCGGGTACAAGTGGCTCTTCAGGAACTTCTGGTTCTTCAGGAACTTCAGGAACATCTGGTTCATCAGGAACATCAGGTTCATCTGGTACTTCAGGTTCATCAGGTATTGATGGTACTTCAGGTTCGTCAGGAACTTCAGGTTCATCAGGTACAAGTGGTTCAGCTGGAACTTCAGGAACTTCAGGTTCATCAGGAACTTCAGGTTCATCAGGTTCTGCTGGTACATCAGGAACTTCTGGTTCATCAGGTATTGATGGAACTTCTGGTTCATCTGGTACGAGCGGTTCATCAGGAACTTCAGGTTCTGCTGGTACGTCAGGTACAAGCGGAGTTTCAGGAACTTCAGGTTCATCAGGTACATCAGGCTCAGCTGGTACTTCAGGAACATCAGGTTCTTCAGGTACAAGCGGTTCATCAGGTAACGATGGAACTTCAGGAACATCAGGTTCAGCTGGTACATCAGGAACATCAGGTTCTTCAGGTACAAGCGGATCTTCAGGAACTTCAGGTTCATCAGGAACATCAGGTTCTTCAGGTACTGCAGGAACGTCAGGAACTTCAGGTTCATCAGGTACATCAGGATCATCTGGTGTAAGCGGAACTTCAGGTTCATCAGGTACGAGCGGTTCATCAGGAACATCAGGTTCATCAGGAACTTCAGGTTCTTCAGGTACTGCAGGAACATCAGGAACATCAGGTTCATCTGGTGTAAGTGGAACTTCAGGTTCTTCAGGAACTTCAGGTTCAGCTGGAACTTCAGGTTCTTCAGGAACTTCAGGTTCGGCTGGAACATCAGGTTCTTCAGGAACATCAGGTGTAAGTGGAACTTCAGGTTCTTCAGGAACTTCAGGTTCTTCTGGAACTTCAGGTTCATCAGGTGTAAGCGGAACTTCAGGTTCTGCTGGTACGTCAGGAACAAGCGGTTCATCTGGAACTTCAGGTTCATCAGGTTTCTCTGGTACTTCAGGTTCATCAGGTGTAAGTGGAACTTCAGGTTCAGCTGGTACATCAGGAACATCAGGTTCATCAGGTACAAGCGGATCTTCAGGTACTTCAGGTTCTTCTGGTACTTCTGGTTCATCAGGAACTTCTGGAACTTCTGGTTCTTCAGGTACTTCTGGTTCATCAGGAACTTCAGGTTCATCAGGTGTAAGTGGAACTTCAGGTTCGGCTGGTACATCAGGAACTTCAGGTTCATCGGGTACAAGCGGTTCTTCAGGTAATGATGGAACTTCAGGAACTTCTGGTTCTTCAGGAACTTCAGGTTCTGCTGGTACATCTGGTTCATCAGGTATCATCAGGTACATCAGGTACATCTGGTTCATCAGGACAAGTCGGTTCATCAGGTACTTCAGGTTCATCAGGTACGATGGTACATCAGGAACTTCTGGTTCATCTGGTACATCAGGTTCATCAGGTAACGATGGAACATCAGGATCATCTGGTTCATCAGGTACTTCAGGTTCATCAGGTACATCAGGTTCTAGTGGTACAAGTGGTACTTCAGGGGAACTCAGGAGACACATATGCCGATTGTAGTACTCAGGAATCTATCTGGTTACCTCTGGCAATGACGGTAGCTTCACGGAACTTAGCTCATCAGGAACTCAGGTTCTTCAGCGTATACTGCTGCACACTTCCGGTACATCTGGTATCTTCAGGAATGCCTCAGGTTCTTTCGAGTGTACGAGCGGACTCATCAGTAACTCAGGAACATCAGGTGCAATTCAGGATTACATCAGGTTCTTCAGGTACTTCAGGTTCTTCAGGTGGTTCGCGGAACTTCGTGGATAAATCTAGCTGGTGCTTCAGGAACATCAGGTTCATCTGGTACTAGCGGTTCAGCAGGTTCTTCAGGCACAAGTCAGGTTCTTCAGGTACAAGTGGCTCATCAGGTACTTCAGGTTCATCAGGTACTTCAGGTCATCAGGCTCTTCAGGAACATCAGGTTCAAGCGGTACTTCAGGTACTTCAGGTACATCAGGTACATGCGGTTCATCAGGTTTAGGAACATCAGGTTCTATCGGAACATCAGGTTCAGTGGTACATCAGGTACATTCAGGTACAGTGGTTCTTCAGGTACTCAGGAACAAGTGGTTCAAGTGGAACATCAGGTTCATCAGGTACGAGCGGTTCTTCAGGTACTTCTGGTTCATCTGGTCAAGTGGTTCTTCAGGAACATCGGGTTCATCTGGTACTTCAGGTTCATCAGGTACAAGTGGAACAATGGCTCATCAGGTACTTCAGGTTCTTCAGGTACTTCAGGTTCATCTGGTTCAAGTGGTACATCTGGTTCATCAGGTACAAGTGGTACATCTGGTTCATCCGGTACATCAGGTACATCAGGCTCATCAGGTACAAGCGGTTCTTCAGGCACATCAGGTACAAGCGGTTCTTCAGGTACATCAGGTACTAGTGGTTCAAGTGGAGAAGATGGATCCTCGGGCTCAAGTGGAACATCAGGTTCAAGTGGTACATCTGGTTCATCAGGTACATCAGGTACATCTGGAACTAGTGGTTCATCTGGTAATTCAGGTACAAGCGGTTCTTCAGGGACTAGTGGTTCATCTGGTAATTCTGGAACATCCGGTTCATCAGGTACATCAGGTACATCAGGTTCTTCAGGAACTAGTGGTTCATCAGGCACATCAGGTTCTTCAGGAACTAGTGGTTCTTCAGGAACAAGTGGTAGTTCAGGTGCATCAGGTCCAATAGGTCCTTACGAATATTATGCTCCCGGAGACGAAGATTCGGGTATTCAACCTGTAAGTGGTTCAAATACTGCTGCAGGTTGTTGGTCAACTATTGCTGGTGGTCAAAATAATTATGTTGGTCTTGGGGGTACATTATATCATTTTATAGGAGGTGGTTTTGATAACCAAACAGGAACTTGTGCTGCTGGTCAAGTAATTGTTGGTGGATATTGTAACTGTTCACAAGGTGGTACTTCTCCTAATAAAGCTGATTGGAACTTTATAGGAGCTGGTATTGAAAACTGTAATCTTGGAGGTGCAGCTGCTATTGTAGCTGGTAAAAATAATAAAATTTCAGGAGTAGGAATAGGTGGAACTAATACAGGTGCATCTGGTAGTTTTATTGGAGCTGGTGTTGGAAATGAAATTGAAGCAGGATGTTGTAGTTTTATAGGAGCTGGTTCTAATAACTTTATAACAAGTAGTCATACTTCAATTGTAGGTGGTACCCTAAACACAGCTTCAGCAGATTGTAGTTTCATAGGAGGTGGACATAACAACCTAACAAAAATATGCACCTATTCAGATTAGTATGGTGGATTTATTTCCGAAGGAACAGGTTCATCAATTGTGGGTGGTACTTTAAACACTTCCTCCACAGATTATAGCTTTATAGGAGGTGGTAAAAACAATTTTATAAGTGTTTCATCTTGTTATGGTTATTGTCAGGAGGGAGGATGCTCTGTTATAGCAGGTGGTCAAAACAATATACTTTCATCATGTCATAGTTTTATAGGAAGTGGGTGTTGTAATTCCATTTCGGACATTTTATGGTCATAATTCAATTTTAGGAGGTGGAGGTAATTCTATAAGTGGGGAGTATATTGGACATAGTTCTATATTAGGTGGTTTTAGCAACCTTATTAGAGGATATGGCTTCATCTACTTCAATTGCAGGTGGTTCCCAAAACACAGGCTCAGGACCACAAAGTTTTATTGGAGCCGGACTTTGTAATTCAATCTCAGGAGGATATGGTATTATAGGAGCTGGAAAGTAATAACTCCCTTAGTGGTTATAGACTCAGCTATTGTAGCAGGTTGTAATAACTGTGTTAATGATACTTTTTCGTTTATAGGAGCTGGTAATTCTAATACTGTTTCAAGTTATTATAGCAATAACATAGTAGGGGGACATCTAAATAAAATAACCGGTTACAATTGTAATGGGTTTATTGGAGCTGGATGTAAAAACCTAATTGATAGTGTTGATAATTCTTCAATTGTAGGAGGTGTACGTAACACAGCATCAGCAGATTATAGTTTCATAGGAGGTGGTAAAGAAAACTATATTGTAGGTAGTAACTCTTGCTTTGATGCAATAGTAGGTGGTACTTCTAATAAAATTGCTCATACCATTGGCTAATCCATCTTCTGGTCGTAGTTTTATAGGTGGTGGATGTTTAAATCAAATCTTATCAAATACATCTCTAGGCTTTATAGGAGGTGGTACATCTAATACTATAAGTTCTGGTTATACAGGTCTTAGTTTTATTGGGAAGTGGAGATACAAATACAATTTCGGGTGCTTATGCTTCTAGAAATTTTATAGGAACAGGACGCCTTAATGATATTTGTACTGAGTATGATACAAATATAATATTAAACGGTAAAGAAAACACTATAAGTGGATATTCAGGTTTTAATACAATCGTAAATGGATCAGGATCAGTAATACATGATGGAAATTGGAACTTTATAGGAGCAGGGGTATGTAACAGCGCAACACCTGGAGATTATACCCCTGATGATGCTTTTGGTGCAACTATTGTAAATGGGGTTTGTAATACAGGATCTGGACAATACTCTTTTATAGGAAGTGGAAAACAGAATCATGCTGCTAGTGATTATTCTATAATTGTAGGAGGTATTCTAAATACAGCTTCTGCAGTATGTAGCTTTATAGGATTATTAGGAGGTGGATGTAATAATAGTATTACCGGGGCCTTAGCGCAACTAAGCACCAGATCCAATGACGTAATAGTTGGTGGGTCCAATAATAAAATATGCGGTGCCTGTAATACAAATTCCAATTCAATATTAGGGCGGAACTTTTAATACAATATGTCCTGTTTACTCTTCAGGAAATACAATCGCTGGCGGATCTTCAAATATTATATCTGGTGGTTTCCGTTCATTCAGTTTTATTGGTAATGGATATCAAAACGTAATTTCAAATGGTTCTTGTAATGGAATATTAGGAGGTAATAACAATACATTAACTCATTCTTGTTCATTTATAGTAGGTTCTAACTTAACCTCAACAGCTGTTTGTTATACCTTTATGAACAATGCTTGTGTAGCAGGTACAACTCGTACTACAACATTAGTAGAAACATCAGCTAGAAGATTTAAACAATGTATCTTACCTTTACAGGATCAAATCGAAAATATTAAAAAACTCGAACCTGTAGAATTCCAATGGAAAAAAGATAAAACAAAAGACATTGGGTTTATAGCCGAAGATGTAAAAGAAATTTATCCCGATCTTGTAGCATACGAAGAAGATGGAAAAATAAGTGGTGTACAATACTCAAAATTAACAACAGTTCTTGTAAAAGCTTTACAACAACAACAACAACAAATTGAAGAGTTGAAAAAAGAAATATTTATATTAAAACAAAATAAATAATATGGCATATTTACAATCTACATGCGTTATAGGTACTTTAGCAATTAGTGCATCTAATTCAAATGCCCTAGGTTCTATCATAATATCAGATACAATGTCCCCAGGTCCTGAATTTGATGGTAATTGTAATTTAATTGCTATAGGTAAAAATACCACACTAACAGGATCACTAGGATTAGATGTCAATACTTTAACATTAACCCAAGCAGGGGAAAATTTTAATGCAAGTTATAACTATTATGAAAGGAATGAAGGTGGTTGCGCAAAACCTGTTATACTTACAGGAGGTGGTGGAGGTACTGGAGCTGTTATTAAAGGCTTCCCAAGAAGATATACTAACTACTATGCAGGAGAAGAAGAAGGGTCTATTAATTTAGATGGAATCCAAGTTTCAGACCCAGGTAGTGGATATACATCCACGGTAACAGGCACAGTATGTGATCCTACAACAACAAATGAAACTTGTGCTATATTTACTATAGAACCTCTACATAACGAAAATAGTATAAACATTGGCCATAATGCAGGTTGTAGATCCCAAGGTTCAAATACTATAAGAATTGGTTCATGTGCAGGTAGAGGAAATCTAAATAATGGTTATTGTATTCATACTAATAGTATAGCTATAGGTTCAAATACTATGCTTTCTGGGTCATTCATAGATAGTATAGCTATTGGGGAAAATGCATTAAAGGGTAATACTACTTGTACAAATAATTTGAGATGTATAAAAGATAATGTAGTAATAGGAAAAAATAGCCTTTGTAATTTTAAAACCCAAACTTGTTATAACGCAATAGTTGGTAACTGCAATCTACCTAATGCTTGTTCTAATTATGCTAATACCGTAATTGGACATTGTAATGGTCTTACTGTTTGCAATGGTGGAACTTATAACATTATAATTGGAAATCGTAATGCTTGTATATCTGGAACAAATAAAAATATAGGGAGTACAAACACAGCTATTGGATATTTCAATTTTAGATGTTCACTGAACGGAAATTATAATACTGCAATTGGTGCGCTTAATATGTGTGGTGGTATCCTATCCGGTGCGTATTATAACATAGGGATTGGCTATCAAAATTTAAGATCAATTACCACAGGAGATTATAATGTAGGAATGTCAGCGTATTCCGGCTACAACAATACTACAGGAGGGTATAATGTATATATGGGGTACTTTGCTGGTAAAGGTAATTGCACAGGTCAAAGATCTATTTATATAGGATGTGGAGCAGGTTGTGGTATGAGGAATCAAAATGATTCTATTTTTATAGGTAATAAAGTTGGAGCATATGGTAATAGTGACCAAGGAGGTCATATAGTTATAGGAATTGATGCTTTAAGAAATATGTGTGCTGGATATTTCAATACAGTCATTGGATATTGTGCATTAAGTGTAGGACAACAAACATCTACTTCTTGTGCTATAAATGGAGGATGTAATATAGCTATTGGACCATATGCTGGACAATGTATTAAAGGAGCATCTAATAATAACATTTATATAGGACAAAGATCAGGCCCTACTAGTTTTGGGTCTGAAACCTATAAATTTTATCTTGGGCAAGGCGCTGGTAATCATTTAATGTGTGGTTGTTTAAATTCTAGTGGTAGAACATTATGCGTAAATGGAACTTTATCTAAAACAGCAGGATCATTTGCAATATCTCACCCAAATCCAACTAAAACTCAAGCTTGCGAGTTGTGGCATAGTTTCGTGGAATCTCCAACAGCAGGTGATAACTTATACAGGTTTGAGGTAGAAGTAGAAAATGGTCAAGCAACTATAGATTTACCTGATTACTATAAACACTTAAATGAAAACGATCAAGTGTGGGTTAACGCTAAAAACCATTTTGGTAGAGCATATGGTGTAGTAAACCAAGAAAAAACAACCCTAACAGTATTTGCTGATACAGATGGTGAATATAATATTTTACTTATAGGTACTAGGAAAGATAAAGATGCAATAAACGCTTGGAAAGGAACAGAACGATTAAAAGAAAGTTAAAATTATGACACAACAAGATATAGAAAATTCAATTTCATCATCATTTGATAGTTTAGAACTTTGCCAAACTATATTATCTAATTCTATGGAAGATTTAATCTCTGGTAGTTTTAATACTGAACCCTATTTATTTCCTATTAGTGATAGTGAAGATAATATACGTTATATATTAAATAAAAATAGAGAAGCTTTAGAATGGATTTTAATAGAAGATTGGTTTAAAATTAATGTTAATGAACCCAAAATAACAGAGTATGAAACAACAATATCAGCTTCAAAATCATTTAATTCTATAATATAAAAGTTATGCTAACACAAGATCAAAAAGTAAAAAAACTTGAAATTTTATTAAATTCTTACAACATTCAATCATTAATTTCAAAAACTATAGAGGAAAATATTAAAAGTAATTCCCCTAATTATGGGGATAGCCTAAAAGAAATACGTTTTAGTTTAAGAGATTATACTATGGGTTTAAGACAAGGTATTCAAGTTTCCTCTTCATTATTTAGTGATGATGAATTAGATAATATCCAAATAGTTCTAACAGGTTCTGCTTTATATGGTTCTTAAAGAAAAAAAAACTTTATTTCTTCTTCCATCAAAAACAGGTTCTACTTCTTTAGTTAGGATGTTTAAGGACTATGATATTCCTTTTATTTTAACCCCAATTAAAAAACACCCCTTACTTTCGGAATTATTAGAACTTAATAATATCCAAGATTTCTATAATTATAAGATTTATCAAATTTGTAGAAATCCTATAGATAGAATGGTTTCATCTTATTATTTTCAACGTCAAATTATAAAAGATAAAGATAAATATAAAAAGTTTTTTAATTTAGATTTTAATCAGTTTATCGAATTGATAACAGACAATCAACATTATTTACCTAACCATATAAATAGATTTTGTATGAATGTTTTTTAATGATGTAAATTTTAGCAAAAATAAAGCTCCAACAGCTTATGGAGTAAGATTTTATCTTCCTCAAACAAAATGGAATGATATAGGAGCAAAAGTTAATTATTTAAAATTAGAAGATTTAATTAAAGATAGTTCTATAATATCAAAAATTTTAAATGTTAATACTAATTTTATTTTCCCTCATAAAAATAAAACAAAAAACAAACCAACTACTTCTTCAATAGATTTATATAATACTAAAAGTTTAAAATTATTAAAAAAAGCTTATCAAGAAGACTTTAAACAACTGCAATATGATATCTAAACGTGAATATTACCAAAACCAAAAATCATCCCAACCTTTTGACTTTAAATTTTTAGGCAATTTAGATATAACTTTAATTTTAAAAAATCTAAATACTTTTACTGAGGAACAATGGAATGAACATACTCATAGAAATGAAGCTTTTAGAGCCCACAACCAAACTAATTCTTTAGAAATATTATGGGATAAAGATAGTTTAAAAACGGGACTAACAGGGGCTAAAAATAAAATTAATTATAAACAATTAGATTTTGATTATATAAAAAATCTCCTCCAACCCATTTATGATAAACATTATGGCCCAGGATATTTTATTCGTGTGTTAATCCCTAGATTAAATCCCGGAAGTTCTATACCTATTCATAGGGATAACGGAAAATCATTAATGGAAGTAAAAAGAACCCATATACCTTTAATTACAAATGAAAATATATTTTTTAAAGTAGGTGATACTACTAAAAATTTAAAAGCAGGAGAAGTATGGGAAATTAATAATGGTCGTGAACATGCTGTAAATAATGAAAGTGATGAATATAGAATTCATTTAATAGTTGATTATTTACCAAAAAGTTAATATATTTATAATAAACAAAAATTCAATATAATGAATCATACTTGGAAAATTTACGATCTAAAAAGAACTATTGCTGATGGCGTAGTAACTAAAGTAACCTATGCTTGTGAATCCGAGCTATCTGGATCAAGCACAAGAAAAATTGGAGAACTTACAGTTGAAGGTTCTGTAGATGATGCAGATTTTATTGCATATGAAGATCTTACTCAAGCTGATGTTTTGGGATGGGTTGATGCTAATGTAGATAAATCTTCAACTGAAACCCAAAATTCAGCCTCTATTGCTGCTGCTATTACAGCTAGAGCAGCTAGAACAGAATCAAACGGTACTCCTTGGTAAAATAACTAGGAGTATTTAAATAAGTTACATATATTAATGTTATGAATATAATCTTTCAAATAGACGGAGGTCTAGGAAAATCTATCATGGCAACGGCCATGACTAAAGTTTTAAGAAAACGCTATAAAAATGCTCATATTGTAGTTGTTACAGCTTATCCCGATGTATTTTTAAATAATCCCAATATAAATGAATGTTTTAGAATTGAACAAATGGGGGGTGCCTATTTAAAATATGCTAAAGATCAAGATTGTAAACTTTTCTTATCTGACCCATATCACCACAATTCCTTCCTTACAGAAAAAGAACATTTATTTAGAACATGGTGTAAAATTTATGGTTTAAACTATAATAATGAACAACCAGAACTCTATTTAACCCAACCCGAAATAGAATATTTTAAACCCTTTTATCAAGTAGAAAAACCCATTATGGCAATTCAACCTAATGGAGGACCAATAGGTCAAGGTTTTCAATATTCATGGACACGAGACATACCAGAACCCACAGTTAACGAGATAATTCAACATTATAAGGAAGACTATACCATAGTCCATATTAAAAGAGAAGATCAATATAAATACCCAGATACATTACATGCTTTAGATGGGTTTAGAAGTATAGCTATATTATTACAATTATCTTCTAAACGCCTATTAATCGATTCATTCAGCCAACATTTAGCCGCTGCTATGGGTAAAAAATCTACAGTTTGTTGGGTAACTACAAAACCAAAAATATTCGGTTATAAACTACATGATAATATTTTATCTAACCCATTTACAAAAGAACCTCAACTCCAAAATTCTATTTATCAACCTTTTAATTTAGCACAAGATGTTTCTTCTATTCCATATAATGATTTAAGAGAGGTATTTGATGTAAATAAAATTGTAGAGTCGATAAATAAACAGTAATGGAAAAAATATTCTTTCAATCATCACTACCTAGAGCAGGTAGTACTTTGCTTCAAAACATATTAGGACAAAATCCTGATTTTTATGTTACACCAACTTCTGGTGTGTTAGAACTACTATATTCAGCTCGTCAAAATTATACTTCTGATAATGCTTTTAAAGCACAGGATCCTGAATTAATGAAAAAAGGATGGCTTAATTTTTGTCGACAAGGTATAGAAGGATTCTTCAATGGTATTACAGACAAGAAATATGTAGTTGATAAATCTAGAGGATGGGGTATACATTATAACTTTTTAAATTCATTCCACCCAGATCCAAAGATAGTTTGTATGGTTAGAGATTTAAGATCTATCTATGCTTCTATGGAAAAAAACTTTAGAAAAAATCAAGATAAAGATAGTGGTGTAGTCAATTGGGCTGAAATGAAAGGTACTACAACTGCTAAAAGAGTAGACTTATGGGCACAATCACCTCCAATAGGTATTGCAGTTGAAAGATTAAAACAAATGATAGATGAGGGTATAGATAAAAATATTTTATTCATCAGATTTGAAGATCTAACCTTTAATCCTCAAACAGAATTAGATAAAGTATATGATTTTTTTAGTGTAGACAGATACCAACACGATTTCCAAAATGTAGAACAAATAACACAAGAAGATGATACAGTTCATGGTATTTTTGGAGACCATACAATACGTAAGGAGGTAAAACCTATACCTGAACAGTATAATGAGTACTTAGGTCAGGAACTATCACAAAATATAGTTAATACTTATCCTTGGTTTTACGAATATTTTCAATATTTATAATTAACTTTAAAACACACATATGAGTTGGACCTATAAAACACATGAAATAGGAGACATTACTCAATTCCCAGAAAATACATTTGGCTTTGTTTATATGACAACACACAAACCTACGGGTAAGTCATATATTGGGAAAAAAGTACTATTTCATAATCAAAAGAAAAAATTAGGTAAAAAAGAACTAGCGGCCATAACAGGAGTTGTTGGTAGACGACCTTCATATAAATTAATAATTAAAGAATCAGATTGGATGAACTATTATGGTTCCCAAAAAGATATCAAACAACTATTATTAGAAGGTAAAAAAGATGAATTCGAACGTACCATCTTAAAAATGTGTCCCGATAAAAAATCAATGACATATTTTGAAGTTAAATACCAAATGCTTTATCAAGTACTAGAAAAACCAGATGAGTTTTTTAATGACAATATTTTAGGTAAATTTTTTACTAAAGATTTAAAAGATATTGAATTCGAAGATCTCGTGAAAGAGCGAAAATAGTTTCATATATTACCATTCATGGTAAATCAGTTATTAGTTACATTAGTAAATTCAGTATTGGGTTCGGGCAAAGCCACGGCTCGAAACAATTATGCTTACCACTGTCCTTTCTGTCACCACCATAAACCAAAAATGGAGGTTAATTTAACAGAAAATCGTGAAGGTAAAAATCCTTGGCATTGTTGGGCTTGTGATGTAAGAGGTACTACTATATATTCTTTATTTAAACAGTTAAAAACAGATGTAAGTAAATTTACTGAACTTAAATCACTTGTTAAAACATCTAAATCAATTAAAGAGACACAAGTTGTGTCTAGCGTATCGCTTCCAAATGAATATATTAGCCTAAATAACGTTGATACTAGCGATATTATGGCTAGACACGCGCTCGCGTACCTAAAAAATAGGCATGTGAGTAAATACGATATTATCAAATATAATATAGGTTATTGTAAAGAAGGTTTATATAAAAATATGATTATTATACCAACATATGATGCAGATGGTAGGTTAAATTACTTTACCGCCCGTTCATTTGAAAAAGAACCATATGTTAAATACCGTAACCCCTCAGCATCAAGAGACATAGTACCAAATGAACATTTAATAAATTGGAATGTACCAGTTATTTTATGTGAGGGATTATTTGACGCTATGGCTATAAAAAGAAACGCAATTCCCCTATTAGGGAAAAACATACAGAGTAGCTTAATGAAAAAAATAGTTACATCTGTAGTAGATAAAATTTATATTGCATTAGATAGGGATGCAATTAAACAAGCTTTAAAATTCTGCGAGCGATTAATGGCAGAAGGCAAAGAAGTCTATCTTGTAGATTTACAAGATAAGGATCCGAGTGAAATGGGTTTCGAAAATTTCACTAAACTTATTCAAAAAACAGTTCCATTAACCTACTATGATTTAATGGAACAAAAACTAGCTTTATGATCAAAAAATCATACAAAAGATTATTAGAAATTTCAGATGATTACCAACAAGTTACAATGCCTGATTCAAGATATTATAGACGCAATGGTAAATATTATCCATCAGTAACCCATGTTTTGAGTTCCTATCCAAAAGGCAAATACTTCGAAGACTGGCTTAAAAAAGTAGGTTATAGTGCTGAATGGGTTGTCAAGAAAGCAGCAGAAGAGGGGACACTAGTCCATGAAATGATTGAAGATTGGTTAAATGGTAAAGAAATCAAATTTTTATATGATGATGGAAACCCTAGAATGCCTACTCATGTGTGGCAAATGTTCCTTAGATTCGTAGATTTTTGGGAAACTTATAACCCAACATTAATTGAAGCCGAAGTACATTTATTTTCAGATAAAATTGAGGTAGCAGGTACTTGTGATTTAGTATGTGAAATTGAAATAGATGGAAAAATGGAACGCTGGATTATAGATTTTAAAACATCTAATCATTTACAAACAACTTATGATTTACAAAGTGCGGTATATGCTCAATGTTATGAGGAATGTTATGGTAAAAAAATAGACCGTATTGGAGTTTTATGGTTAAAATCTAAATCTAGAGGTGAAGATAAATCTGGCAAACGTTTAAAAGGTAAAAATTGGGAAGTATACGAATCACCCCGTACTCAGGAAGAAAATATAGAAATATTTACTCATGTTAAAGCATTGTTTGATATTGAGAATCCTAAACCAAAACCTTACACTAATACATTCCAAACTACTTCAAAGAGAACCGTGTAAAAATTTGGCTACCCGGGCTATCCTTCGTATATTTACCCTGTATTGATAATTAAGTCAATGCATTAAATAATTAAGGTTATGTCAAGTATTAAAGAAATTATTGGAAAAGGAGATGTTAAATTTACTGTAAAAGGAATTACTGAGTACCGAAGAGGTGGTGATGATAATGAGTATGGTGATTTCCCAAAAATATTTAGAATTAATGAAGAGGGTGATGCTATTTTTGAAGATTCACGTTTATTTAGTAGAGGAATGAATGTTACCAAATTAGGCCCTACTTGTATTACATTGTATGATTACAATATGTTAGGTAAAAAAACAGTAGGTAAAATTAGTTATAAAGATATTACAATCTTGAACGAGGTTAAAGACATTCCAGGTTTCGAAGGAACATTAGAAGCATTAAACGAACTTACAATTTTAAAATAAGAGTTATGAGCAATTTAGAAAAATTATTATTATTACAAAAAAAGGTATGTGCAATAACAGAACCTGAATTAGCAGAGTATGTGAGTGTGTTAATCAAAACAGAATATGAATATCAATAAAATAAAGGTTATGAAAAAAATAGTATATTTACACGGCTTAGAAAGTGAAGCAGGAGGTCCAAAAGTATCTTTCCTTGCTGAAAAAGGTATGGTTTATGCTCCTGCTATGAATTATGAAAGCTTAAACTTACATGAATTTATCCTTACTTTAGGTATGCCCGATTTAATTATTGGATCTAGTATGGGTGGTTATGTTGCCGATGTTATAGGTTCAAGATTAGGAGTAGATGTTTTATTATTTAATCCTGCTTTACATAACAGATCAATCCCAGTAAATCATGAATATTATGGTGAAACTTATAAACGTACAATTGTTTTAGGTACTGAAGATAATGTTATCAATCCTGAAATAACTAAAAATTTATGGTCTGTTCATGGTAATGTAGCAATACATGATGAGATAGAGGGTATGGGTCATAGAACGCCACTTGATGTTTTTATTAATATGTATAATAAACATGCTTAATTATGATTAAATTAATAGATCTATTAAATGAGATAGATATCCCTAAGAACAAATGGGTTACTATTCCTGCCTCAGAACTAAAAGACTATAGTGAAGAAATTTATAAGTTAATTGATAATGCTTATGCACCAATTGGCGGTCATCCTAACTATAAATCCGCGGGTAATGTATCAGGTAGTGAATCTGATGCAGAATATGAAATAATTGATTTAGACGATGACCCTGAAATTGATGCAGTATCCGCTTCTAAACTTAAAGCCGCAGGTAAAAAATTTACAGCAACAGGACATGATGGGTCTAAACCAGCTAAATCCAGTGTTGTAAATCATAAGGCAAATCAATTAAAATCTGGAGGATATTATGTTGAAGTATCAGGTGTAATAAAAGATATTTTTAAAGCTAAAGGTGTAGAAGCTATTAACGATGAAGAACTAGTACGTAAAGTACTTAAAGGAAAAGAAATTGAGTGGCTAGGTAATGGCGAATATAAAAGAACAATTGGTGGTAAATTATTTACCAAAGCATTAATGGGAAAACCAACAGTATGATAAGTTTAGTACAATTATTAAGAGAAGCACAAGGTAACCCAAAAGCGGTTATCTTAGCAGGAGCACCTGGAGCAGGTAAAGGATATATTTTACGTGGTTTAGACTTAGGAGGTCTAAAAACAATGAATGTAGATGATATCTATGTTCCTTTACTAAAAAAAGCTAACGTTAGTTTAGATTTAAAAAACGCTACACCTGAAGAAAGAAGTGAGCAAGCCAAACAAATGGCCGCAGCTAATAAACAATTTAAAGGTGAATTAGAACAAGTAATAGCAGGTAAAGAATCATTTATATTAGATGGTACAGCAGCTTCATTTAAAAAAACAGCAGAATTAAAATCAGAACTAGAAGAAGCAGGATATGATACATTTATGCTTTATGTCTATACAGATTTAGAACGTTCGTTAAGTCAAAACCAAGATAGATACGTAAAATCAGGAGGTGAAGATAGAAGTTTAGCACCTGCAATTGTAATGCGTACTTGGAAAAGTGTAACAGATAATTTACCTAAATATGAAGAATTATTTGGTAATAATTTTGTAGCAGTAGCTAATACATTAGATGATAGAATGCAAGATATAGATAAAATTATACAAAAATATCTTAAACCATTTACACCTCAAGGTACTAAACCTAAAACCCCAGCTCAGCAAAAGAAATCTGATGAACGAAAGGCTAAGGACAAAGAAGAAATTCAAGCTATGTTAGATGATGATTTTATATATGATGTAATTGAATATACTATGTCTAAGGAAGAGGCACAAATGAGATTAAAACAATTCTTATCTAAATGAGTTTAGTAAACGAATTAATTAAAGGGTTATTACCTGAAGAAGAAAAAAAGAAGGTAGTGGCAGTATATGGTGGTGGTTTTAAACCACCCACATCTGGTCACTTTGAAGTTGTAAAACAAGCACTTAAAGAAAACCCCGAAATAGATGAATTTATTATCTTAATAGGTGGTAAACCAAGAAATGGTATTACACCTGATGAATCTATTTTAATTTGGGATATCTATAAAACATACTTACCATTTAAAGTTGAAGTAAAATACACATCAGTACCTCCTATAAAAGGTATTTATAATTATGCCAAAGAACACCCAGATGAAGAAGTATTATTCATTATAGGTGCTAGAGAAGGTAATGAAGAAGATTTTAAAGATATAGCATCTAGAACAACAACATTGGATAAATATCCAAATTTAAATTTACGTACCATTGTAACACAAGGTGGTGTTTCAGGTACAGCTGCTAGAAATGCTTCTAAAATATCATTAGATAAATTTAAACCCTTTGTTCCATCTGAATTATCAGATGAAGAAATAGAGCAAGTATATAATATAGTAGCAGATAAAATACAAGAAAATAACCCAGAGGATGGCAAGGCTGCTCCTTATGGTTCCGGATATAAAAAACTAAAAGAAAACGCATCATATTCTCAAAATATAGATGTAATGGAAAAAATAGCTCAATTAACCAATCATATGATTGATAAGGGTATGAATATTGAACCATTACCTACTATGGAATTTATAGACGGTGATTCAGAAAATGCTAAAGACTTTTTTGGTAAAACAGCATATTACGATCCAAACAGAAAACATATAGTATTATACACTGAAGGTAGACACCCTAAAGATATAGTACGTTCGTATGCACATGAAATGATCCACCATATCCAAAATCTAGAGGGTAGATTAGGTGATATTTCAACTACAAATACACAAGAAGACGATAAACTAAATGATATTGAAGCGGAAGCTAACCTAAAAGGCACAATGACATTTAGAAATTGGACGGATAGTTTAAATGAAGCAATCGTAGGTGAAAAAATCGAATGTGATAATTGTGGTTGGAGCTGGAATATAGTAGACGGTGGAGATGATTTATTTATATGTCACAAATGTGGGCACGATAATACACCAATAAATGAAAAGAAAACTAAAGACCCGTTTGGTATAAATGCATATGCAATGGAATTAGGAAGGTTACGTGAAGAAGAAACAGAATATAAAATATACTGCGATATGGATGGCGTAATAGCAGATTTTGAACGTGGTTATGAAGAATTAACAGGTATAGATTTACAAGGTGAATTTAAACCTGAAGGAAAAGAGTTTTGGGATCCTATCTCTAAAGCAGGAGTTGGATTTTGGGCTGGTTTAAAATGGATGCCTGATGGGCAACAATTATGGGATTATATTAAACCCCATAAACCAAAATTATTATCTGCACCTTCACGTGAACAAACTTCTAGAATAGGAAAACACGTTTGGGTTAAACATAAAATACCTGGTACAAAATTAATATTAAGGTATGCTGATAAAAAGAAAGAATTAGCTTCACCAACATCAATATTAATAGATGATAGAATGGTAAATATAAAAGACTGGGAATCCGCAGGAGGGATTGGTATATTACATACTAGTGCTGCTAATACTATTAGCCAATTAGAAAAATTAGGTTTATGAAACAAAAAGTAACAGGGTTAAAAAAAGAATTTCAAGAAAAAGATGTTGAACGTTTAAGGAATTTAATAACGGGAAAACATGGTAATAAAACACGTTCGAGTGTTGGTTTTTCTAAAGCTGATGAGTTTTATGCCGAGGGTGATATTTGGGAAGCAGATGGTCGTACTTGGACAATCAAAGAAGGGATTAAACAAAACATTACAAAACTAGATAAAGCTAAAAAGGCACACGTTATGCCTTTACTTTGTCCCTGTTGTAAAAAAGTAATGAAAAAGCGCAATGATAAACCTACTTATAATTTACATAAAAAATGTTTTGACTGTGTTGCTCTGATGGAACATGAAATCAAAATCTCAGGTAAATGGGAAGAGTATACTCACAATTTACATAACCAACAGATTGACCATACTTTAGAAGAATTTAAAGTTTTTGTAAAAGAAAAACTTGAAGAATCAAATGATTCTTTTGTATCTGAAGATGGAGATGTTGAAAAATGGGTTGGTAAACTGGATAAAGAAAAAGTAGATGAATATATGAATTCTGTAATAAAATATGCTAGGGCACTTAAAAAGTAGTTTTGCATATTTATAATAAAATACCTAACCATGAAAGATAATTTTGACCTTTATTCTTGGAATAAAAATCGTTATTTAGAAAAAGAACATAAATCTAAGGATACTAAAGAAAAAGATTTTGATTTACGTGAATGGAATAAGAAAAGATATTTAGGTGAACTAGATATTAATACTGCAGGAGGTGAAACTAATGTAGATAATATAGATGTAACCCATGGTGGAGATGATCCTAAAATTGGTGCAGAATTAGAATCAGATGCCAATGTAGTAGGAGAAAATAAAGATTATTTAGAAAGCCTTGCCTTAAACCTCACACAAGCACACCCAGATTTAGAATTTGAAGTTAGTAACTTTGATGATGTAAGAGTTTATGGTTCTCAAAGTGATTTAATGAAGTTTGGAAATAAAATGCATGGTAAAAAATTTGGAGAATATGAAGTATTTCATGTAGAAGATGATGATAGAGGAGAAATTGTTCGAATAGTTAAATCAGATAGCATTTTAAGAAATTTTGAAAATTTAAATGAAGCAAGTTATATGTACAAAGGATATAAAGATAAACACTTTGATATTTGCCCAGGAGCTGAAGCATTAAGAGATAGATTATTAGCTGGTGAATTTAAAGATAATAATTGGGCTACAGGAACTAATTTTGAAAAAGAAGTAGGTGAATGGCTTTACCAACATGACGTAATATTTGGTATTGAAAAAAATATTATAAAAGATAAAGAAGGTGATGAAAATGATATAGCTAAAGCTAAAGAAGCTGAAGGTAGAGTTGTTAACTTATCTCGTGATTTAGGTATTCCGGCTTCTGAAATAAATGCTTATCTTCCTGCTCATATTAAAACCATTAAAGATATGGTTGAGTATAGTTCATTAACTGAAAGCATTAAAGAAACACTTCGTTTTATTAAAGAACACAATCCAGATTTTACTAACGAAGAAATTAAATCTGAATTAAAAGAACTTAAAGAATTAGGCAAGCAATTAAACGAAAAACTTTGTAAAAAAGGCGAAGCATATCGTAAACGTAGAATGGCTGCAGGTGAAAAATCATCAGCTTATTTATCTGGTCGTGCTGTTAAAGTATGTAAAGGTCAAATGAGTGGTAAAAAAAAGAAAAAATAATGGGTACATTTGATTTAAAAAAATATATTTCTGATAATCCTTTGCTAAAGGAAGAAATTTTAACTGAAGTAAGTGATGCTGATATTGTTAAAGCTTTAGCTAAAGTAGTAGACATGGAACCTAAAGATGTTGTAGCTAAAATAAAGGCAGATAAAGAGGAAGTAAATGAAATAGCAATTACAACCGCTATCACTATTGCAGGTCTTCTTCCAGCGGTTATGGAATTAGTAGGTGGTGCTTTTAATAAAGCTAAAAATTCTTTTAAATTAAATGATAAAGAAAAAACAGAATATTTAGCATTACAACAATTCTACAAGGAAGCAAAAGATAAAGATGAAAAGAAAAGACTTAAAAAAGAAATGGAACCCTATGAATCTAAAATAGGAAACTGGTTTAAAGATGCAGGGCATTCTTTACACAAAGCTTATACTTGGCCTATTAGAAAAATGTTAAACTTGGCTGGAACCTTTTCTTCTAAAGATTCTCCTTTAAAGGATAAAGAAAAAGTAGAAAAAATAGCTAATGTTATTTATGCTACGGCAATGATAGGGATAGCAGGGTATGGAGTTGCTTCTCACCTAGGACATTTAAAAGGCGTATCAGATGTAGCTATTACTATTGCAGATTCTATTAAAGGAGGTAAAAGTATAAAAGATGCTGCCTTAGGTGGTTTAGAATTACTTGGTTTATTATAATGACACAAGACAAACTAACAGAAAGAATACAAGAATCACTACGTGATTGGTTTAAAAAAGAAGATTGGGTTAGAATCAATACTTCAGGTAATATTTCTGGTAAATGTGGCACAATGAAAAAAGGTAAAGCTACAACAAGATGCTTGCCTAGAAAGAAAGCACAATCACTTACTAAAGCAGAGCGTAAAGCAACTGTAGCCAAAAAAGTACGTGGTAGTAAAAAGGGTAAACAGTTTGTGAAAAACACAGACAAAGCTGAATTTAAAAAGAAATAAATGAGATTATTATATCTATTATTTATACTACTTTTCACAAGTTGTGGAGTTGGATTTCAATACACAACACTAAATCATGCTGGTCACATTGACGGCATTTATTCATCTAATGATTATAAAATAGATACATTAAATGAATTTCAGGTAAGAAATAAACTAAGAACAGATTTTAATTTTAGATACGATATTGCACAATATGCTTTATCCCAACCAGCTTCATTTGATTGGAATAATAGGTTACTAGGTAACAGATATAATTGGAATAGACCTTACTGGGGCTATAGTTACTATTGGAATAGAACTCAAATGTGGAATGATTGGGCTTGGGGATACCCTTATTCGAATTGGGGATATAATAACTGGCATAGTTGGAATAGGCCTTATTGGGGTTGGAATAATTCTTGGTGGAATAATTGGGGTTGGAGACAACAAATGAATGATTATGCTTGGATATATAGGAATAGGTCTAATACTGTTCGTATAAATGGTTATAGAACTTTTAATAGAACATCTACTCGTACTGTTGTAAATAACACAAATAGAAGAACAACCCCTTCAGTTAATGTTAATAATAACAATAGAACTATTAAAGTAAACAAACCAAGGGTTAATTATAACTCTAAACCAAGAATTAATACACCTAGAGTAAGAGTTAATACTCCTCCTAGGCAACCTTCAACAATAAGAACAACTCCACGTATTTCTACTCGATCTACTAACAATACTACTGTAAGAAGCAATTCTAGGAGAAAAAACTAATATTTATAAATAAAAATATACACTAATGGACAACTTTAATTATCAAGCTTATATCAAAAGTGGTAGAATCCACGGAGAAAAAGCGATTTTAACCGAATCAGAACAAGTTTCTGAAAAAAAATACAAGCAAGGATATGACGATAGAGAAGATGAATCTCTAGGCGATCGTACTGGTGCTGAAAAAGGCAAGAAACAATCTATGAAAGACCGTAGAGATGATTCTTATGGAAAATTTGGCAAACGTGATGCTGAAAAAAAGGGCAAAAATAAAGTCAACAAAGAAAGCCTATCAGAAACTATTGCTGAAGCTAAAGCTAAAATTGACGAGGGTTCTTACCCATTTGATCAATGCTTGGCTGATAATGAAGGTAAATATGGTAAAAAAGGTGCTGCCAAAGTATGTGGTGCTATTAAAGCCCAATACGGTGAAGGTCAAGTAAATGAAATGGATGAAGTTTCATGGAATGATAAAAACAACCCAACCAGAAGTGATTCAGTAGGCGAAAGAGATCCTAAAAAAGTAGGCCAATCTACAGCAGCATACTCAGTAAATGAAGACGCTCGTACTGATGCTGAACAAGAAGGATATAAAGATGGATTTGAAGATGCTAAAGATGATATTGAAGGAGTATTAAAGAAAATGAAAGTATCTGAACTTAAAGATAAAATTAAAACTGAAATTGTAAGTGCACTATCAGAAGCTGAAGAAGAAGTAGACGTTGATGTAGATGTTGAAGACGAAGTTGAAGTAGAAGCAGGTGCTGATGATATTGAAATCGAAAGACCAGGAGTTAAAACAACAGTAGATGTTGGACTATCTCCAGAAGAGGAAATTGTTCAAGATTCTTTAAAAGCTGCAATGGATGCTGCAGAAGCTTTAGGTAGTCAAAAATTAGCAGATCAAATTGGTAATACAATTACTTTCTTTACAAGACAATTTGTAGTAGGTGATAATACTGATTAATACATGCTTAACGAACGTAAACTTACGGAAAGAGAACTAGATAAACGTGCTGAAGCAATTCAGGGTTTGTTGTCCAATAAACGTACGCTAGTTAAAAAGTACGGTAAGGATGCGGAAAAAGTTATGTATGGTATTGCAACAAAACAAGCTAAATCAAAAGTAGAAGGCATGAATAAAGATAAAATTAAAGAATTAATCCAAACAGTATTGCAAAAAGAAGAAAATGATAACATTGATGTTGCCTTTTCTGGTGTAGCTGATTATGGTGAAGAAGATAAAGCATTAGGTCGAGAAGATGAACTTGAAATGAAAGGTTTAGAAGAAGGTCATGGTTTAGATCAAGGTGATTTAGATACTCTAGAATCACTTAGAAATCAAATAGAACAAGGAATATTAGATAAAAAAAATCGAATCAAATTCGTTAAAGTTCTTGATTTTTTAATTAAATCAAACATATTACAAGATAAAACAAAAGATTTATCTATTAAAGAAGGGAATTTCAATGCTGGCTTTGACCAATTTGTAGCTATTATAGATAATAGAGCAAAACAATCCAATAGATCACCTAAAGAAGAAGCAGAAGACTTAATTGACGATCTTAGATTACATTATGGTATAGATGCATTTTATGAGTCTTTAAACGAAGCTCTCAACCCAGAAGTATCCCAAGCAGTAAATCGTTTTATTAAAGCAATGGCTAAACGATATAGCTACAGCGAACAAGATGCTGTATTTGCTATTATGGCTGCTTTAAAACAAAGAAAATTTGATGGTTTAAATGAAGATCTAGATGTAGGACATCAAGACAACGAACCTCACATGCTTAAAAAAGAATTAGCTAGAGCAGGTCAAATGATACAAATGCTTTATAGAGCAGTAGATAATTACGATGGTCAGGGTGAAGTAGATTTTCCACAATGGTGGCAAGCCAAAATTATCAAAGCAAACTCTATGTTAGATAGTGCTTTTGATTATTTGGATGGTGAAGAAATGGTAGCTAAAATAGATGCTATGATTGATGGAGCAGATAAAGTTGAAGTAGATATTGATGTAGTTAATGAAGATGAAGTACAAAAAAGACTTGATGCCGAAAAAGCAATTAAATCAACACTTAAAGATGAAGGTGGAGCTGCTGGTTTAGAACCATTAGCAAAAGCTGTAAAAAAATTAGGTATTAGTAAAGATGAACTACTTAAAATGATTAAAAAAGTAGTTGGTGTTGCTAAACATAAACATGGAGATTATATTTCAACCCCAATAAATGAAATTGACTACGATGAAGCTTTAACCTTAAGGGGTATGTTAGCTGATTTAAAGAAAGAAAGAGAGCAATTATTTAGAGACATGGAGCAAGAAGCTGAACCAGAAGGTGGGCCAATTGCTGATAGATACGGTGATGAATTAAATAAAATTGAAGACCGTATGTACCAAATTGCTAAACAACTTCGTGATTATGATATGAACGAAGGAGTAAATGAAATAGGTATGTTTCATGACCCTCGAATGTCAAGTGGAAACTTTGATCATTTAACTCCTGATCCAAAAGAAGACCAATTAAAAACCGCTTACGCTGCTTTAGAAAAAGCAGAAAAAGACGGTGATATTAGAAAACAAGAATTAGCTTTAGCTGCTATTGATCTTATCAATGGTAATATTAACGAAGAATCATCAGATGTATTCTTAGATGACATTGCACAAATGATGTTTAGTATGGATTATGATCAATTATCCCCACTAGAACAAGAAACGGTTAGAGATGAGGCAGAAAGACAAGATCCAGGAGATATGTCTCACCAATTTCAATATTATGATGATGAAGATGAATCACTAAACGAAGCAATGGATGGTGGTCAATTATTTGACTACTTTAAGTCTAAAGGATACGATATAACAGAACGTAGACCAGATGGATATCCACCTAAAGAAGGAGTAGAAGGATACCAAGTAAATAGAGGTAGAGGTAGATACCCTCAATCAGTAATATTTCAGTATAATAAAGATACTGACGAATTTACCATCAGTAGGATGAGTGGTTATAGAATCGATGAAAAAGATGCTATAAAAGCTGGGATGAGAGAAGCAGGCCGTTCAGGAGCAGCTGGTATGGATTCTTACATGACAGATGGAAATTACACACCAGTAGATATTTCAGCCGAAGGTTTAAAAGATATAGTTGACCACGTAATGACTGGTTTAGATAGAGAAAGTAAAGCACAATCAGATTTTTATCGTGCTAGAGGGCGTACATCAGGTACTATAGATGAAAAAATAGCTACTGCAGTTAGAGAAAAATTAACTAAATCATCATCAGTAGAAGACCATGTTGAAGATTTTAAAGATTCAGATGCACCTCAATTTAAAGGTAAATCATTAGAAAAAATTAAACAAATGGCTTTAGCATCATTTTTACAAAAACAAGGTAAGAAAAAAGTATCTGAAGTTAAAGATAGTAGAAAGAAAAAAGAATTCAAAGTAGGTGATAAAGTAACATACTTAGGACACCCAGGTGAAATTACTAAAGTTAATAAAGAAATGACTGGTGTTATTACCTATAATGTATCATATGATAAAGGTAATGGTAAAACAAAAGCATCAAACATCTATAATAAAGGTGGTGAAATAAAAACTGTATAATAATGACTAAAGCAGAATTAAGACAAAAAATTAAGACATTAGCAGTTACTGTTATGGCTGAAAAAGCTAAAACTGATGATGCTGCCTTAGCTTATGATGAATTAGTTAAATTTCCAGCTTTAAAAGATATTATAGTGGATCTATTAACTGATCAATTTGATTCATTTTTAGAATCAGTAGATTGGGTAGCTCCACGTCCTACAACTTTTCGTATAAATTTGTTGAATGGTGAAAATTTCTTACTTATGTTTACGGACAGAAGTTGGATAGGACAAGTACAAGGAAAAAAATATTATTTACTAAATCTCGATGAGGAAGAAAGATGTGCTCTAGCGATTAACAGACTTCTAAGAGTAGGACCCGCTAGTGGTGCTGAAATGGAGGGAGAAGCAAGTGAAACTGATACAACAACAGACACAGCTGATACCGAAGTTGAAGATGAAGTAGATGTTGATGTAGACGTAGAAGCATAAAATAAAATAATGAGTATATTCGATAAATTTTTTACAAAATTCGCTTACAAATTCGACAAAGGATATCCTGACATGAATAATGATCAGGATGTTTTGTTGTTGGAGTCACTTATTAGTGAAGTATTAGGTGAAAGATATAGTTTAGAAGAAGCTAATATGGTTGGATCCGCTACAAATTATCCTTCTGTTACTGGGACTTGGGAAAAATATATTGAAAACCCACTATCTAAACATGAAGACGGAAAAACAACTTATACTGCAATAAAAACATCTCCAGTATGGATTAAAACTCCATCAAATAATATTGAAAAAACAGATGTAATAGTAAATGTAAATGATACGTTTACTATTAGTTCTAGGTCTACTGATGATTTAATAAAAAAAGGAAGTTCTTATTATGCTCCTATTAATTATAAAGGAAAGGAATACTATTTCCCCTTTAATGCTATACTAAAACCTACAGGCAAAAATGTCCAAAAATTTGAACCTAATTTAGATTCTAAAAATGACCCATCAGTTTATCATGCCTTCACCCCAGGCCATCCACAAGAAGCAAATATTGCAATGTTATTTATTGAAAAAACATCTCCTGATTGGGAATTTGAATATAAAGGAAAATCATTAAAAGTAATATATTTAGGTGATCCTAATGTTAAAAGTACTGGTTATCCTAAAAATGATTTACAAATTAATACTGAACCTGCCCCTGAAGGTTTAGATTCTTCAATGAGGATTAGTTTAAAAGCAGATAATGCTACTTACGTAGAGAATTGGATGACTTCTACTAGAGCAGAACAGATATTAGGTGATACCAAAGTAAAAGAAATTGTTTTAGGAGCATATAATGCTTTATTAAAATCAACACCACCTAGATCTGGTAAAGGTTTATTTAAAGGAACCCTTAAATCATATCAAATTTGTATGTTTATTAAAGACAAACAACCACCGTATGGATCAGAAGCACCTTCAATACTATCAGAACCCCTATCTAAAGATGAGGCATATGAAGCTTATACAGGGGATAAAAAGTTTGGGGATACTGATGGGTCAGCTAATTATTTTTATAAAGGAGGAAAACCAAAAACAACAACAGAATTTCTGGGAGATTTAAAACCATTCAAAGATAATATGGATAATTTATCAGATTTATGGGTTTCTTTAAGGGGATCTAATGAATCAGGTAAAGGAAGAAGTAGAGTATTTTATTGGGAAGGAAAAGATGATGATCCAAATGGAAAATGGATTATAAATCCATTATGGGCAGAAATAGCTGGGATAACCAAATCAGAAGATAAAGAAGGTAATATAAAATATAGTTAATATTTATAATAAAACAATATGTGTAACTGCGGATGTAATACTTGCGAAACTAAAACAAAAGGACCTTTACTTACTGAAAGTAAAGTTAAATCTTTATTATCCGAAGGTCTACAATATCACATAGATAAAAAAATACCATTATTTGAAACAGTATATCGTATTGGTTCAGATAAACATCTAGCCTTAATTAAAGAAGCTAGAAAAATGTATTCACGTAACATAATTGATTTATGTGAAGATGATGAAGCACTAATTAAAACACATTTAGGTGAATTTGCTTTATATGAAGGTGAATCTGTACCATTAGATTTACCTATGTTAAATGAATCAGATTCTAACTATCCAGATTTTGATTTAAATAAAAACATAAGATACAAAGATACATCTATTTCAAGCGGAATGTGGAGATATACAGGTCAAGAACAAGGTGGAAAAGGCGTTTATAGAAATTTAAATAATGATCAAATATTAGCTTTTGATAGAAGTGATTTTGATATATTTAAAAACAATCTTGGTAGTCATTTTGATATTTCAGAATCATTAAATGAATTTTCATTACCTAAATTTGATGTAGTAAAACCTATTATTGATAAATTTTTAGGTGGGATAGAAAAAGCTGGTAAAAAACTATTACAAATAGTTAAACGAGAAGGTAAACAGACTTTAGTATTAATTAAAGAAATAGCCGAATACGTAGTAAGTGGAGAAAAACCAACATCATCTGAACAGAAAAAAATTACAGAACAATTAAAGGATTTAGGTTTTTTAGCTTTTTTAGGAATAGCAGGTAATATTCCTTTTTCATTATTTTCTATAATTTATTTTATAATAGATGAATCAGGCATAGCTAAAGAATTTTTAAAATTAAATGAGTCATTAAATGAAGATGAACAATTAGACGAAAAGAAAAAGGCTAAGAAAAAAGAAAAAAAAGACCCACCATTAAATAAACCAAAACGTGGTGGTTCTAAAGCATATTATGTTTATGTACGTGATCCTAAAACTAAAAAAATTAAAAAAGTATCATTTGGATCCGGTGGTTTAAGAGCTAAAATTAAAAACAAAGAAGCTCGTACTGCATTTGCCGCTAGACATAATTGTAAAAATAAAAAAGATAGAACTAAAGCAGGATATTGGTCATGTAATTTACCAAGATACGCTCCAGCATTAGGATTAGGTGCTAAAATGAATACTTTTTGGTAGTATGAAAATAGATATATTTAATGAAATACACTGGTTAAATTTTAGGAAATTACCTGAAATTCAACCTTTATCATTAAATGAACAAGTAAAAAAATACAACCTTTACATAAATGAACTTACGTATGAACGTAATGTATATTTACATTGGTTAGAGGGACATAAAAAAGGTCCTAAAAGAACAACTCTTCAAGAAACAGGTTTTTTATTGCAAGAGGATTTATTTGATTTAGAACAAGAAAACGGAAGTAAAATTTTAATAACAGGATATGCCTAATTTACCTATTTCAGGATTACCAGCTTCATCTACATTACAAGGAGATGAATTATTTGCCGATGTACAAGGTGGTGTAACTAAATATACTACTTTAGATGATGTAACAAGCTATGTAAGTGGCTCAATTGAAGTCTATAATCAAACTAACCCTAATAACTCATATATAGTTCCCGTAACTTTAACAGTTGAAAAAGGAGATACAATTAATTTATCAGATACTGTATATCAAAATGCTTCTATGATTGAATTATCATGGAGTGGAGAGACTAACCCAGATGTAACTCTAAATCTTCCAGATGCAACAAATGCTAATAATACTTATAGAACAATAAGATTTATTTCTGATTCAACCTTTATCAATTCTAGTCATCATGTTGATTTAACTCCAACAGGAGGTCAAACATTAGATGGAAGTACAAACCCTTATGTAATAAATAAAGCATATGAAGGTATTATGGTATGGTCAGATGGAGCAGAATGGTTTATAATACAGAAAAAAGCTGGATAATGAACCCATACAAAAATAAAGGTAACATAAGAACGTTTTCGAAAGATGTAAATAAACTAGAACTAGTTTGGCATCAAGACGCTGAAGATAGAGATATCGAAGTATTAGAAGGCAAAGGATGGGAATTACAAATGGATAATGAATTACCCTTTGAATTAGTAAAGGGAGATCGTATATTTATAACAGAAGGTAGAATACACCGAATATTAAAAGGCATAACAGATTTAAAAATAAAAATAAATGGATAACTTTAATTTAAGAAAATATTTAGCTGAAGGAAAATTACATGAAGAACAAGTAATGGGATATGCTGTACTTATAAATGGTAAATTCTATAATAATAAAGTATACAAATCAGAATCAGTAGCTAATGGACAGTTAACTACATTACTAGGTGATGTAAAAAGTGAATTAGGTCTTGAAGGTGGAAGAAAAGATCAATATTATTTTGGTACTAAAAAAGGAGATAAAGATTTAGAACAACGTTTAAAAGATTTAGAACAAGCTAAAGTAGTAGCTGTAACCTATAAATAAAAATAAATGGATAACTTCGATTTAAAAAAATATTTAGCTGAAGGTCGCTTATTTAAAGAAGAAATAGACTACCCATCTATTAAAGATGAAATGAAAAAAATATATGATATAGATGTAGATCTAGATACCATTAAAGATTTTGTTACATCATATAATGATAGTGAGGGTATGGATGTATTTGATACAACGGAACGAGAAGATTTTTATTTATATTTAAAAGATTTAGCTGAAGGCCTCTTATTTGAAGAAGAACAATGGTTTGATCCCTCTAGCCCTTCACACGGTAAAGGATATAAAGTATTAGGCGATAAACCACAAGAAGGTGCTTTTTATGTAAGTGGATATGATTTTGATAATGATAAAAGCTTTGAATATTATGTACTTGATCCTAATTATAATAAATACCTTACTGCTACCCAAGAATTATTAGGTCTTGCTGATGAACAGGGACACGAGTATGAAAGTATAGAACAGTATTATGATACAGTTAAAGCTTTTCAAAATGATTTAAGATCTTATGCTAAAGGAGGTAAGTTCGAAGGTGATGAGGTACCTAATTGGCTTATGCAAGATCTTGCTATGAGTTTTGGAACTGATTATGACCAATTTTATAGTGATGATGAAGACGAAGACGAAGACGATTATTAAAAATAAAATTAAAATAAAATGGATAATTTCGATTTAAAAAAATATTTAGCTGAAGGAAGACTATTTGAAGAAGATTTTAAAAATCCAATTCTAGATAAATATTTAGAACTAAAAAAATCAGTAGATAACAATACAGCTTTTGAGTATGAACTATCAGATTTTATTAATGGTTTAGATAATACTGAACGTGAGGGATTAGAAAGCGATTTAGGATTAGAAAGAGATGAGTTATATGAAGGTCGCTTATTAAAAGAAGAGATAATGGTTGACACCACTATTATGTTTGGTGGTAATGACTATATTAAAGATGTACTTACATCACCTGATGATTTTGGCTTTGATGAAGAAGATGCTGAATGGATTAAAAGTAATATTTTAACTGCTCCTAAAATGGTATCTATTGAAGATTACATGGCTTTAGAGGATAAGTGGGTAGAACAAGCAGATTTAGATGTTGGAACAGGAGCAGATCGTGAGTCTGTTCTAGATGCTATTGATGTTCATATTAAACAAGGATTAATAACTCCTGAAGAAGGAGAAGAAGCTAAAAAAATAGCACTAAAATTTTAAAATAAATGGATAACTTTGATCTAAAAAAATATTTAGCTGAAGGTAAATTATATGAACAAAAATCTCCTAAATTTAAAATAGGTGATTTTGTTCAACCTAAAAGCCGAGATAAATATGTAGGCCAAATTGAAGATGTTTATATTAATAAACCTGAAAATTTAGAAATAAAAGATGGTGAATATGTTTATTCAGTTGATAAATTAAATCACAGAGGAAAAGATGCAATGTCATTTGATTTTAAAGAATCAGATTTAGAATCAATATCTGACCCAACTGAATATATAAAAAGTTTAACACCATATAAAAGAAGAAACTAAAATGGATAATTTCGATTTAAAAAAATATTTAGCGGAAGGCCGCTTATTAAAAGAAGAATTAACTTTTTCTTTTGACGAATATAGCTATGAAATTGATGATGATGCCTATCAAGCAGAAGTAGAGGCAGGTATTAAAACTCAATTACCAAACATCTCAGATAAAGTTTTACAAGCAATCATAGATAGTTCTGTAGAATACTATTATGATCAAAGAGAAGAAGATGTACCTTCTAGTGATATCGTAGATATGGCAGTTGATTATTATAATGATGAAATGACTGGAGGCAGTAAACCATCTGCTCCAAGTCAAAAATATGATTTATCTAGTGTTGATTTAAGTGGATTAGATAAAGGCCAAAAAGAAGCTTTTGATAAATTTGTAGATATTTACCTTAAACCTTATGGTGATACTGATGCACAAGAAGATTTAGAACGCTACGTTAGACAATTTGGAAAAGTAGAAAATGCATACGATCTTGATTCTCTAATCCCAAACTCATTTCAGTACGACAGGGAGGAAAGGGAAGCTATGCAACTTCAATTGAGAAGAGCTTATTTAGATGATGATCAACCTATAAACTAATATATTATGAAATGTAATTGTAAAGTATGTAATTGCGGAACATCATGTGGATGTGATTGCTGTAATTGTTAAAATATAAAATAAAATGGACAATTTTGATTTAAAAAAATATTTAGCTGAAGGTAGGCTATTAAAAGAAAATATAGATATGGCTACAATACTTAGCCATGATGATTATAAAGAACTTTATATAGGAAATAGAGCTGAACATGATGCTTCTCCTGAAGAAGAACAATTCAGTGATGAATATATAATTGACCTTAAACCAGGAATGTACCACATGATATTTTGGAATGATGAAGGTCCTGATTATAATGTTTATAATAGCAAAGAAGAATATATAAAAGATTCTATTGTAAGTTTTTGGGACATCGAACACTTTGAAAGAAAATTTGGACTTACAGATGAATTAGATGCAGCTGGAGATAATTGGGAAAGTGTTTTTAATAAACATATAGAAGATAATTTAGATATGTATTATGAAGAACTAAATAGACTTATTAACAATTCAGAAGCTGATGGTGATTCAGCTAATGGGGTTGTTCTTTTACAAAATGGTAAAGTAGTAGCTGGTGAAGCAACTAATATAAGCAGAAGATTTGATTAAACTAAAATGGATAATTTTGATTTTAAAAAACATATAGGATAGATTCATAGCCTATCCGATTAGAAATAATTAAAGAGATCTGTGGCCTCCATTTGGAGGTCACATTTAAGTTTCGTATATTAACGTGTTAAAAATAGAAGTATAGATGGATATAGATAAAGAATTTTATTTAGTAAGAAAAAATGAAGGTAATTCATTTCAAAGATTAATGATGTTTTTTTTAGAACAAAACAAAAAACATGGTGCAGATTTCGGAGTAGCAGGAATGTATAATACTTTAAATAGATTTTATGGTGAGTAAAAACGTAGTAATGATTGGAGCAGGTGTAGCAAATGTAAATGCTGCTACCAAGCTAGTTGACAATGGGTTTAAAGGTAAAATCACTATTATTGATATGGGTAAAGACCCATATTTAAGACCTTATGAAGAGGTAATGACAGGTTTCCTAGGAGCAGGAGGTTGGTCTGATGGTAAATTAACTTATCATACTTCAATTGGAGGGCAATTATCTAAATATTGTGGTGAAGAAAAAGCAATGGAATTATTTGATCAGGTGATAGATAATTTTAAACGATTCCATCCTAAACCAGAAGAGGTACAATGCTCAAATCCAGTTGCAGAACCAGATTTTATTAAACCATATTTCGGTTTACGTTTATTCCCTGTATGGCACGTTGGTACAGATTATTTACATGAGATTGGTAAAAATTGGTATGATTTCTTAGTTGATAATGGTGTAGAATTTATTTGGGAAACTAAAGTATATGCTATTGATTTTGTAAATGAAAGGGTATTAGGTAAATCATTAATTAAAGATTTAGAATATGAACGTAGGTATGATAAACTCATATTTGGTGTAGGTAAATCAGGTATTGATTTTGGTAAACAATTAGCAGAGGAATATGATCTGCCAACTGAATCTAAACCAGTACAAATAGGTGTTAGATTTGAAGCACCACAAAAACACTTTCAAAAATTAATTGATGTAAGCTATGATTTCAAATTATATAGAAAATATGAAGACAAAGGCGTATCACTACGTTCATTCTGTACAAATAATAATGCAGCTTATGTTGCCGTTGAGGAAACATATGGAGATCACAGTTACAATGGACACGCTAAAAAAGATGAAGCATTCCGAAATGATATGACCAATTTTGGTATATTAATGGAAGTACAAGGTATTGATAAACCATTTGATTGGTCAAGAGAAGTAGTTAAAAACTTACAAATAGATGGTACAGGATTATATTATAGCCCAACACGTAAACCCTCTACAACATCTGAAGGTGTAAATGTATCAGCTATTCAAGTAGATACATTACATAAAATAGCAAAATCAATGCAACCATACTTTATGTATGTATATGATTTTATTGAGGACATGAAAAAAGTGTTTCCAACATTAAAAGACGATTGGGGTATTTATGTACCTGAAGTAAAATATCTATCACCTGAGCCACTTGTCGATTATACCAATTTAGCACTCACCAAGTATCCTAACGTACACTTCGTAGGCGATGCTTTATCAGCTAGAGGTATAACGGTAAGTGGTGCACAAGGGACATATGTTGCTGAATCACTTTTGGAGAACTAAAATAAATTTCGTATATTGATATCAAATAAAAATTATGGCAAAATCAGAAAAAACACCGTTCCCACAAAGTAAAAAATTAAAAAAAGCAGATGGTACTATCGCTTATGTATGGGATAATAAACTCCACAATTGGGAGGGGCATGCTTTAATCCCTGAAGGTAAAGAAAAATTAGGTGAATATCATTTATATGGTATTAAACATACTAAAGAAGAATGGAGCGAAGCTAGAAAACAAAGAGAAGGGTTACCTTATTATAAAAATCAATCAATGAAAGCACACCTTTCAGATTATAGAAATTAAGATATGAAAATAGGTTTATGTGGTACAATGAGTGTAGGTAAAACTACATTAGTAAATGCTTTAAAAGAAACAAAACAATTTAAAGATTATATGTTTAGAACAGAGCGTTCTAAATTTTTAATGGAGCAAGGTATTCCACTTAATACTGATTCTACATTAAAGGGCCAAACTGTATTTTTAGCTGAACGTTGTGCCGAATTAATCCAAACAGACATTATTACAGATAGAACAGTTCTTGATGTTATGGCATTTACTTTAAATGCAAAATCAATAAACCATCAAGATAAAGAAGCATTTGAGACATATGCTAGTGAATTTGTTAGAGAATATGATTATATTTTTTACATATCCCCTTATGGGATAGATATTGAAGATAATGGAGTACGTGAAACAGATGAACATTATAGAGATTTAATTGATTTTACTATTACAACATTAATTAAAAGACATGGTCATAAAGCAGGTAAATTAGAAAAAATATCTGGATCTACAGAGGAACGTATTCAACAAATATTGAATATTACAGGCCTTTAACATATTTATAATAAAACCTTATTATAATGAAAAAATCTGAATTAAAAAATTATATTAGAGAAAATATTATCTCTACATTATCTGAAGATACTGAGGCAGAAATTGAAAAAACTAAAGAATTAACTTCAGCAATTAAAGATCTTGAAGCTGCTAAAAAAGAAGCTGGTATAGAAGAAGATGCAACCCCTAAAGGTGAAGATTTTTTTTATGATTATTTAGATATTGGTATGTCTTATTTAGAAGGATTTGGTAAAAAACATTCTTTAGATGACAGTCAGTTAGAAAAACTAGGTAAAAAAATAGTAGATCAATTATATAAAGGTGATGTTGGTAAAGCATATGATGCTATTGTTAAAAGGGGCTCAATGAAAGAAGCATCATACTCTAATCAATATGTAAATAAAAATAGGATTGCAAGTAATAAGTATAAACAAGCTAATACTTACAAAAAATCATATGATAGTCTTGCCCAAGTGGCATCAGAAAAACAATTTGATGATGATAACATAGATAAAAAAGCTGTTAAAGGGGCTAAAAAAAATAAAGGTTTAGCTAAAGCAGCTGAAGAATTAGCTTTATTAACTCGTGATATGAAATCATTGGCTAAAAAGTATTCCAAAGCTGAAGGTGAAGAAAAAGAAAAACTAGTAGCTGATCTTAAGAAAAAAACAAAACTTAAGAAAGAATTAGAAGCTATTATAGACAAATAAAAATGGAGTCTAAAGAAAGGGTTATTTACATATTAAAAATTATAGTACTATTCTGTATAATATTTTGGTTATTATTTTCAGATGAGGAAGAGTATGTTGAAGATTATAATGCTAAAATAGTAGCATTAGGACAAAAAGTTGATTCGTTGCATCATATAAATAACGAATTGACTTTTAAAATCGATACCTTAAATGGACAAATAACACAATTAGACCAACAAATAAATCTTAAAGATAACAGAATAAATAGCTTAAAATATGAAATTAGTACTAAAGTGGATGCTGTTGATAACTTTAATGATGATGAGCTTGAAAGGTTTTTCACAGAACGTTACAGACAGTACATCGATTCAGTTAAAAAAACCGATAGCAAAGTTAGTAATTAAAGATTTAATTACGGGTGATGGGAGCTAAAAAAGAGTTAGCTTTAACATTAGATAAAATTAATTTTTTAGAACAAAAAATAGTTCTAAAAGATAGTATTATTTTTAGTTTAAATACCCAAGTAGGGAATTTTGAATCTATTATGCTTACTAAAAGTGACCAATTAGCTTTATCCCAAAAATTATCTAAAAGACTTCAAACCGATTTAAAAAAGCAAAAATTAAAAACTAAATTAATGGGTGGTGCTGGTTTAGTGGCTATTGCTGGGGTAATTCTTATATTAAAATAATATATGTCTGATTTAAAAAAAGTAATACGCCAAGAATATCTAAAATGTGCTCAAGACCCAGTACATTTTATGCGTAAATACTGTTATATACAGCACCCACAACGTGGTCGCATACAATTTAATCTATACCCATTTCAAGAAAAAGTATTAACGTTAATGCGCGATAATCCATATTCGATTATCTTAAAATCTAGACAGTTAGGGATATCAACATTATCAGCAGGTTATTCTTTATGGTTAATGGTATTCCACAAAGACAAAAACATACTTTGTATAGCGACAAAGCAGGAAACTGCTAAAAACATGGTTACAAAGGTAAAATTTATGTATGAAAATTTACCTTCATGGCTTAAAGTAGATGCAGCTGAAAATAACAAATTAACACTAAGATTAGTAAATGGGTCCCAAATAAAAGCCACATCAGCATCAAGTGATGCAGGTAGATCAGAAGCAGTATCCTTACTACTAATTGATGAGGCAGCATTTATTGATAACATTGGAGAGATTTGGGCCTCAGCACAACAAACATTAGCAACTGGTGGTGGGTGTATAGCATTATCTACACCTTATGGTACTGGTAACTGGTTTCATCAAACATGGGTTAGAGCTGAATCAAGTGAAAATCAATTCTTACCTATTAAATTACCTTGGTACGTTCACCCTGAACGAGATCAAAAATGGAGAGACCAACAAGATGAATTATTAGGTGATCCTAGAATGGCGGCCCAAGAATGTGACTGCGATTTTAGTACTTCAGGTGATATTGTATTTTATCCTGAATATATAGACTTTTATGAAAAAACATATGTAAAAGATCCTATGGAAAGAAGGGGTGCGGATCAAAATTTATGGGTTTGGGAATCACCTGATTATACAAGAGATTATGTTATAGTAGCTGATGTAGCTCGTGGAGATGGAAAAGATTACTCAGCATGCCATGTAATTGATGTTGCAAGTAATACACAAGTTGCTGAATATAAAGGTCAATTAGGTACAAAAGAATATGGTCATTTATTAGTTGGACTAGCAACTGAATATAATGAAGCAATGTTAGTAATAGAAAACGCTAATATAGGATGGGCAACAATACAAGTAGCTTTAGATAGACAATATCCTAACCTTTACTATTCACAACGGAGTGACTCCCCAAATGCTAGTTCGTATTTTGATAAATATCAAGACCACTCCAAAATGGTAGCTGGTTTTACAATGTCTTCTAGAACAAGACCTATGGTAATAGGCAAATTCCAGGAGTATATTAGTGATAAAGGAGTAACAATTCAATCAAAAAGGTTGATAGAAGAAATGAAAACCTTTATATGGAAAAATAATAGAGCAGAAGCCCAAAGTGGGTACAATGATGATTTAGTAATGTCCTTTGGAATTGCTATGTATATTAGAGACACTGCTTTAAGATTAAGACAACAAGGGTTAGAAGCAACTAAAAACTCTTTAAATAATATGACTGTAAATAGAACAGCATATCAAGGTAGTTATGGTTTTTCAAAAGGAGCAGATAATCCTTACCATATTGATACTAAAGATGGTAAAGAGGATATTAGGTGGCTTCTATAGTAATATTTATAATAATAATAACAAATTATGGCTGATAAAAGCGTATTTTCAAGATTAAAAAGATTATTTTCAACTGATGTAATTATCAGGAATGTAGGGGGTAACCAAATAAAAACCGTTGATTCAGGTCACATCCAATCTAGTGGGGAATATGAAACTAATTCGTTAGTTGATAGATATAATAGAATTTATTCTACTGCCCCTTCTTCATTATATGGTGCCCAATTTAACTTAAATTACCAATATTTACGTACCATGATCTATTCAGAATATGATGTGATGGATCAAGATGCAATTATTGCTTCTGCCTTAGATATTTTAGCAGATGAATCTACTCTAAAAAACGATATGGGGGAGGTTCTTTCAATTAGGAGTGCTAATGAAGATATTCAAAATATATTATACAACCTATTTTATGATGTATTAAATATTGAATTTAATATGTGGATGTGGATTCGTCAAATGTGTAAATATGGTGACTTTTTCTTAAAACTAGAAATAGCTGAAAAATTTGGGGTATATAATGTTATACCTTATACAGCTTATCATATGGAAAGACAAGAGGGGTATAATGAAGAAAACCCACAAGAAATTAGATACATTTACAACCCAGAAGGATTTGTAGGAGGAGGAACCAGCAGCTCAGGTTATTATACAGTAAATCAAAATCCAGATAATACAACAGGAATTGTATTTGACAACTATGAAATGGCTCATTTTAGATTAGTAGGTGATGTTAATTATCTTCCTTATGGTAGAGCTTACATAGAACCCGCTAGAAAGTTATTTAAGCAATATACCTTAATGGAGGATGCAATGTTAATTCATAGAATTGCTCGTGCCCCAGAAAAACGTATTTTTTATGTAAATGTAGGAGCCATTCCCCCTAATGAAATAGAAACATTTATGCAAAAAACTATTTCAAGTATGAAACGTACCCCGTTTATGGATGAAAAAACAGGAGAATATAATTTAAAATATAACATGCAAAATATGTTAGAAGATTTTTATATCCCTGTTCGTGGTAATGATAATACTACTAAAATAGATACTACCCCAGGATTACAATATGATGGTATTCAAGATGTAGAATATTTAAGAGGTAAACTATTTGCAGCTCTTAAAATTCCAAAAGCATTTTTAGGGTATGAAGAAGGTTTAGAAGGTAAAGCTACATTAGCGCAACAAGATATTAGATTTGCTCGTACCATTGATAGAATCCAAAGAATTATATTATCGGAGCTAAATAAAATTGCTTTAGTTCACTTATATACTCAAGGGTATACAGATGAAACATTAACAAACTTTACATTAAACATGACTACTCCTTCGATCATATATGATCAGGAAAGAATTGAGTTAATGAAATCAAAAGCCGAATTATCTGCTACTTTACTAGAACAAGGTTTAGTACCATCTGATTGGATTTATGATAATATTTACCACTTTAGTGAAGACCAATATGATGAGTATAGAGATCTAGTTAGAGAAGATGCTAAACGTAAATTTAGAATAGCACAAATTGAAGCAGAAGGAAATGATCCCGTTGAAACAGGTAAATCATATGGTACCCCTCATGATTTAGCTTCATTATATGGTAAAGGAAGAATGTATAATGATCCAGGGAATGTCCCAGACCCAGAAAAGTATGCGGCTGATGATCCTAAACTAGGTAGACCAAAGGATACCAATGTTAAACGTAATACACAAGACGATAATTTTGGTAAAGATAGATTAGGAACTAAACGCATGAAAGATAAAGATAAAAATGATTCTAATGCTATCCGTCCTAAATTTAAAGGTGGTAGTCCACTAGCTCTTGAAAGTGCTAAAACTGTTTTCTTAAAAAACAAAGATATTTTTAAAAAAATGACCCAAAAGAAATTAATTTTTGAGGAAGATAAGGATACATCTTCATTATTAGATGAAAACCAATTAAAGAAGTAAAAAATTTTACATATTTATAAATAAATATATTTTTTGATGAAGATAAAACATTCAAAGTACAAAAACACAGGCATATTATTTGAACTGTTAGTACGACAAATTACCGCTGATACACTTAAAGGTGGTAGTTCACCCGCTATAGATATATTAAAAGAATATTTTGTTAATACTTCTTTAGGCAAAGAATACAAATTGTATGAATCTGTACTTAAATCTAAGGTAATAACTGAAGGTAGAGCTACATTAGTTATTGATACTATATTAGAGGCATCTACTAAATTTAATAGAAAATCTTTAAAAAAGCAAAAATATAATTTAATTAATGAAATTAAAAAACATTATAATTTAGAATCTTTTTTTGGTTCTAAAATTACAAATTATAAAGAATTAGCTGCTTTATATACTTTAATAGAAAATGTTAATTCTAACTCAATTTCTAACCCAACCCAATTAGTAGATAATAAAGTAACTTTATTAGAACATTTAACAAAAAAAGAGGTATCAACAAACTCCAAAGAATCAGTACTTAAAGAATTTTCTACATATGATAAAGATGTAAGAACTTTAACTTACAAAGTATTATTAGAAAAATTTAATGATAAGTATGATACTTTAACTAATGATCAAAAACAAGTCCTTAAAGAATATATCAATTCTGTAGATTCAACTCCAGATTTAAGAAATTTTTATAATGTTAAAATTATTGAGTTAAAATCAATTTTAAATAAAGAATCTAAAAATATAAAAGATAAAGCAACTCAAATCAAAATTACTGAAGTAGCTAAATTTTTAACTGAATTAAAAAAGACTGATAAAGTTGGAGACAACAATTTAGTTGATTTGTTACGTTATTATCAATTAATAAGCGAAATTCAAATAGCAAATGGCGTTCAAGTATAAACTTAAAGAGGCACCTTCCCCTAACCTAGCCCAACAAACAGGAGCTAAAATAGGTGATGTATCCTATTCTAAAGATGGAGATACTAAATTTGTAGTTAATTCTATAGATAAAGAAACAGGACAAATAGGATGGGAAGTAATTGAACTCCCAGCATTTGATAAATTAAATGATGATGTTGATGAATTAGTTTCTACAGCTAAAGGAGTTTATACTAAAACTAAGAATGATGAAAAGTTTAGAGAAATATATGAAGAAGCTAGACTTTTAAGAAACAAAATCAGAAAACATCTTCGTAACGAGTACCCAGACGAGTATAAAAGAATGACTATGGAAGGGGAAATTGAAGAAATGTCTACTACAGGAGGTGGAGCTGGGTCATCTAGTTTTACTAGTGGTACAGGAATGCAGTATGCTACACCCTATGCTTTTAAAAAAAAGAAAAAAAAAATTAAAAAAGAAGGAGTTGGGGCAACATTAGGTCCTGGTCCTAAGGCAACAGAGGATGGAGTTAAAGATAATGCATATGTAAAACAATTTAAATATAAGTTAGTTCCTAAAACAAAAGATGGTACTTATGTACAGAAAGGTTCAGGACTCGAAGTAAATAAATTATTTTAATATGTATAATCGTAATATAAAAGAAAACGAAAACAAAGCATCTAAATTCCATGAGGAACGTATAGAAGCTTTTGATAAATTAGAAGCTAGATTTGAAGATATTAAAAAAGCAATCAAACTAGGTAAAATAGAAACAATAAAATATTATAGAGATAATCCTAATAGTTTTAGTGTTGTAATAGGCACAGATATGATTAACGATTATTTTAACGACATTGAAACATTATTACAATAAACAAAAATATGAAATCACCAGAACAATTACATAAAGAATTAACAGAAAAGTTAATTACAGAAAATTATGTAGACTTACATCCCATTTCTACATTTGAAGCAACTCCAAAACAAGATTTTGAAACTAAGTTTGCTCAATTCTTAGCAGAGAAAAAAGGGGAGGAATTAAAACCTATTGTTAATACAGACGAATCAATTAATACTCTAAAAGATTCAGAAGGAATATCAGCAGATTCTAAGGCTAAATTTGAAGGTAAAGGATTTCAAGCTTCCTATAAAGTAGATAAAACTTTAGAAAATATTGATTCTCATAATTATGATTACAATACTACCTTAGAAAATATTAATAATGTTAATGGTGAAGAATTATTAAAAGGTGTTCAATTAGAAACTAGTTATAATAGTGAATTAACTTTAGACGAAGCTAAAGAACTTGTAATTAAAAACCTAGCTAAAGATCCTTTACATTATGTAAAGGAAGGTCAATTTGGTATTAAAGGCTTAGGATATACAGAAGCTAAAACACAAAAAGCAGATGGTAAACATGCTGCTAGTGGTTATAGTGAAAAACTAAAAGATAGCGATAACACATTTGACTTAGTAAAAGAAAGTATAGGTGGTGTAGTTACAACAGGACACAACCCTTGGACAATAATTGCAGATGAAATTCTTCATGAAGAAGAAGAAGAAAAAAAATTACCAATGGATGAAGGAGATGCTGAAGACGCTAGGCAAGAAGCTATAGATGCTTCAAATGAAAGTGCGGGTGTTGAAGAAGATAAAAGACCAGATTATCCAGACGTAGATGGAGATGGTGATACTAAAGAACCAATGGAAAAAGCACTTAAAGACAAGAAAAGCAAAAAGATGAAAAAAGAATCAATTGATAGTAAATTAGCTGAAATAGGAAAAGCAGGTGATGTTACAAAATTAGAAGCTCAACTAGAATTTTTAACTAACCATATTGATGAAAAAATTCAAAGAGTAAGTTCAATTAATGAAGATGATAATCTTAAAGAATTAATTGATAAAAAGAAAATGAAAGACATGCAAAAAGAAATTAAGCTTTTAGAAAAAAGAAAAGCTGGAATGGAAAAAATGTATGAAAAAATGTGTGGTAAAAAATACCAAAAAGAAGAAATTGTAGATGAAGCAGATGAAGTAAGTTGGAATGAAAAAAACAACCCAACACGTGGAGCTGCTGGTGAAAGAGACCCAAAACAAGTAGGACAATCAGTTTCTGATTATGCTATAAATAAATAAAATTATGGGTAAAACACTCTTAATAGAAACTAATACCTTTAAATTATCATCACCTTTATTAACTGAAAATGTTAATAAGGATAATGGTAATGTTTTAGTTGAGGGTATTTTAGCTACAGCTGAAGTAAAAAATGGTAATGGTCGTTACTATTCAAAAGAATTATGGCAACGCGAAATGGATAAATATAATGAGCTTATTGAACAAAGACGCTCAATGGGAGAATTAGACCACCCAGAATCCACTGTTGTAAATTTAAAAAATGTTTCTCATATTATAAATGAATACTGGTGGGATGGAGACCAAGTAATGGGTAAAATTGAAATATTACCTACCCCATCGGGTAACATACTTAAAGAACTTATTAAAAATGGGTGTACTGTAGGAGTATCATCTAGAGGTATGGGTTCATTAGAACAAAGGGGTGAAATAATGGAAGTACAAGATGACTTTGAATTATTATGTTGGGATTTTGTTTCAACTCCTTCAAACCCTGGTTCTTATATGCATGAAATTCTTAAAGAAGGTAAAGAAAATTACACTTACGATTATACAAATGTTAATAAATTAATACATGAAATTCTTTGTTCAAAAGGATCATGTCCTATAACTTAACCTCTCTATAGATAACCTTTATAGACCTAAGCCCTCTTTTTGAGGGCTTTTATATTTTAATATCTCTCCATATACGTATAATCGCAATGTGTCATGAGTACCTAGATATGACACCAATATATATTATTCCCTATTACGATTCTTAATAATCGTATTTCACAAAAAAAATTTTGAGATTATGGCAAACAATGATTTGTTAAAAGAAGCAATTGCCGATGCTAAAGCTGTTAAAGAAACTGCTATTGCAAACGCAAAACTTGCTCTTGAAGAAGCATTCACACCACATTTGAAATCTATGCTTTCAGCAAAATTAGAAGAAATGGACAAAGAAGACGTTGACGAAGGATACGACGAAGACGTTAAAGAAGAAATGGATTCTAAAGATGACATGAAAGAAGGAGAAGATGAAGTGTATGAAGAAAAAGAAGAGCTTGATGAAATTGACCTTGACGAACTACTTGCTGAACTTGAATTGGATGAAGACAAACGTACAGATGCTGAACAAGAAGGCTATAAGGACGGATTCGAAGACGCTAAAGACGACATCGAAAAAGAACTTAAATCTATGAAAGTATCAGAAGCAAAAGACGAAGATGAAAAAGTTGACGAAGCTAAAAAAGGCGACGACAAGGATGACATTAAGGAAGATGCTAGAACTGATGCTGAAGAAGAAGGCTACCTTGACGGTATGAAAGACGAAAAAGAAGACGAAGAAGACAAAATCGACGATGAAGAAATTGATCTAGAAGATATGTCAGAAGACGACTTAAAAGGATTCATTGAGGATGTTATTAAAGATTTAGTAACAGACGGAACAATTGAAGCTGGCGAAGATTTTGAAGAGGAAGATGTTGAAGACGAAGTTGAAGTTGAAGACGATGTAGAAGTTGATGTAGAAATCGACGAAGCAGTTGACGGCGAAAAAGGTGTTGGAAACGAAGATGGAGACAAAGATGACTCCAAAGTTGAGAAAGAAACTGAAAAAATGAGATTTAAAGAAGCCTTAGATGAAATCGAAGCTCTTAAAGTTGAATTACAAGAAGTTAATTTACTTAATGCTAAGTTACTTTACACAAACAAAGTATTCAAATCTAAAAACTTAACTGAAGACAAAAAAGTTAGAGTGCTTAAAGCATTTGATAAAGCGTCAACAGTAAAAGAAGCTAAAGTTATTTTTGATACATTAAACGAAGGTTTAGTGTCTAAAACAGCTGCTCCTGCAAGACCAAAAGGTAGTGCATCTAAAGCAACTGGTGCAATAACTGAAGCTAAAAAACCTATTATTGAAAGCAATGATGTATACAACCGTATGCGTAAACTTGCTGGATTAATTTAAAAAAACAAATTTTAACCCTATTAAAACCTAAAAAAATGAGCTTAAATACTCTTTTAGAAAGTGCGAACCCATATCACTCAATGCAGAGTGACGCAGCCAAATTGGCATCAAAATGGGAAAAAACAGGTTTACTAGAAGGCCTTCAAGGAGCAAATAAATCCAACATGGGTATTATTCTTGAAAACCAAGCTAAACAACTTGTAGTAGAAGAATCTAACACTGGCGGTGGTGCTGGAGCTGGTCAATTTCAGGCTGGTACTGGTGCACAATGGGCTGGAGTAGCTTTACCATTGGTAAGAAAAGTATTTGGTCAGATTGCAGCGAAAGAATTCGTTAGCGTTCAGCCAATGAACTTACCTTCTGGTCTTGTATTCTACCTAGATTTCCAATATGGAACAGGAAAAACCCCATTTACAGCAACTGAATCTCTATATGGAGATGCAGGAACTGACCCTTCAACTTCTCCTTTCGGGAACACTAATTCAGGTGGCCTTTATGGACAAGGAAGATATGGATATTCTATTAACACAACAGCATCTGCTGTAGCTACAGTAACAACTGCTTCAGCTGATAGATCTGATGTTAATTTTAATTCATTATTCACAGCTTCTTTAGCTGCTGGAGATATTAAAGTATGTCCAATTCCACTTGCTTCTCTTGATGCAAATTACGACCCAGAAGCAATTAGAAGTTTCTACTTAGAAGGTGCAAATGCTCCTACAGTAGCACAACAATACCCACAATTTACTAAAATTGTAGGTACAGATCTTCAGTTAATAGTAGATGCAGATTCATTTGATCCTGCTGCTGCAACTTCAATTTCTTATTCACTAAAAACATTAGATTATGAAAGAGGTGATTTTGAAGATGGAAATAATAACCTAAATGGTAATAACTCTCCAATTTCAATTCCTGAAATTAACGTACAGATGCAATCATCTGCTATTGTAGCTAAAACTCGTAAGTTAAAAGCTGTATGGACTCCTGAGTTCGCACAAGACTTGAATGCTTACCACGCTTTAGATGCTGAAGCAGAATTGACTTCTATCTTAAGTGAGTACATTTCATTAGAAATTGACATGGAAATCTTAGACATGCTACAAGAATCTGCTGCTGCAGGTACTGAAGTATGGTCAGCTGTAAACAACCAAGCTATTGTAGATAATGGTACTAATGGTACATTCTCAGATCTAGGATTTTACAACAGCCAAGGACAATGGTTCCAAACACTTGGAACTAAAATCCAAAAATTAAGTAACGCTATCCACCAGAAAACTCTACGTGGTGGTGCTAACTTTATGGTAATTTCTCCAACAATTGGTACTATCTTGGAATCAATTCCTGGATACGCTGCTGATGCTGATGGAGACGTGTCTAAATCTACTTATGCCTTTGGTGTACAAAAAGTAGGTGCATTTAACGGAAGAATGAAAGTATACAAAAATCCTTACCAAACTGAAAACCAAATCCTATTAGGGTTTAGAGGTGCTCAGTTCTTGGAAACAGGTGCTGTATTTGCTCCATACATTCCATTAATCATGACTCCACTTATCTACGATCCATCTACCTTCACACCACGTAAAGGATTGATGACTCGTTACGCTAAGAAAATGGTACGTCCTGAATTCTACGGATTGATTAAAGTATCTGGTTTAGAGACTCTATAGTAAGAGCTTAATCAATATCCAATAAATTAACCCGGTCTTTGACCGGGTTTTTTTTATTTTTCATATGTATAATAAAATGCGTTATATCAAAACTATATTTATCTCATTATATAGCTATATTAAAATTCCCACGTATATTAACGTATTTACTCCGGTTTTATTCAATTTATGTATAATCCCTAATTTCAAGAATTTATGGCAAGTAAACCCCATACGGATGATGTATATCGTCCTAAGAGAATTCCTAAAAACCCAATTAAGTTCAAACTCCAACTTAATGAAGAACAAAAAGACGCTAAAAAACACATCCTGGAAAATACAATCACTCTCTTGGGAGGGGGTGCAGGTAGTGGAAAAACATTACTTGCATGTAATGTTGCCCTAGATGGTCTGTTACGAAGACAATATGATAAAATTATAATTACCCGGCCTACAGTATCAAAGGAAGAAATAGGGTTTTTACCTGGTGATTTAAGAGAAAAGATGGATCCCTGGGTTCAACCTATTTATCAAAATTTCTTTGCATTATATGATAAATCTAAAATTGAAAAATTAATTAGTGATGGTAAAATAGAAATTGTACCTGTGTCATTTATGAGAGGTAGAACATTTATGGATTCAATGATTATAGTTGATGAAGCTCAAAATGTCACTCATGAACAAATGGAAATGATTACTTCACGTATAGGTTTAAGAAGTAAAATGATGATATGTGGTGATGCCCACCAAACAGATTTAAAAAAGAAATCAGATTCTGGTTTTAAATTTTTATATACAGCGGCAAGAAAAATTAAAAATTTAGAAGCTATTACATTAATCACTAATCATAGAAATGAAATTGTTGAAGATTTATTAAATTATTATAATGAAGCTGTTGATAAGGGAGCAAGTATTACTGTTTCTGGTTCATATATTTATAATAATAAAAGCTAATATCATATTTATAACAAAATTACAAAATGGCAAAATGTGTAACTAGTGGATCTTTAAAAGTCCTTATACAAGAAAGTATAACTTTACCTAATAAAAACGAAGAAGTTTGTATTAATGAAGTTACAATACCTGGCATAAACCAAACTGTAAGAAGAGTAGATACAATTTCAACTACATTTAGTAGCAGTGGAATTGAAATCTTAAGGTTTGTAGATTCCGAAGAACAACAAACAGCAGGATCTTTTGTAAGAGATACAGTTAAATATATGAGGTTTACTAATTTATGTACAAAACATTATTGTTCCCTTTATTTGATACAAGATAGTCCGGATGCTCAAAACCCAAATACAACTGATTTTGGTTCGGGTGATGATGGTTTATTTAAACTAGACCCAGGTAAATCAATGGTGTTTTCTAATGGGCAATTTGATAGTAACAATTACTATGATTATGTTGTAGAAGGATATGTTGATGAGCAATACATTGGTGGTTTTGCTTCTTTATCTTTAATAAAAGCAAAGGCAGATACTGAAGATGTTCAAATAGAATATTTTGTAGCTTCTTCTTAATATTTATAATAAAATTAAATTAAAATAAAAAATGGCATTAACTTATAGATCAGTAAAAGGTTCAGCATTAACAATAACTGAATTAGATGATAATTTTAGACACTTTACTTCATCCCATTCCATAACGGCCTCTGCGGAACCTGTTATAATTTCAGGTTCTAGTGTTAATAACATAGTCTTAGAAACAACTGGTTCAGTAGGGATAACTGGAAGTTTAATAGTAGATGGTAATTTATTAATTACTGGAAGCATTATACCATCAGGTTCAGGAGTATTTAATTTAGGTAATCCTGATAATTACTTTGGAGAAATATTTGTTGGGCAAAATTCAATTGTATTTGTAAGTGGTTCAACTACCAGTTCATTTGGTATCGACCCTTCAGGATCTTTATCAGGTTCATTCGATGGTGTTCTTACTGGTTCAATATCTGGTTCATTTACAGGATCTGCTGATGTAACAGGCTCATTATCTGGTTCATTTTCTGGATCAATTGATGGAACAGATTTTTATTTATATAATCTCCCAACTTCAGAACCAGCAGAACCTGGAAGGTTATGGTTAAGTGGTAGTGCCGCAGGCAATTCTAAATATTTAGTGGTAAGAAATTAAATTAATACTTTACATAAAAAATTTAAGGGCTCATATTGAGTCCTTTTTTTTCATATTTATAACAAAACATAAATTATGAATGTACCTATTTGGCCTGGTTCAAGTTCATTCGCACCCGGAGAAACACCTTTTGGCTTTTATGATAACGATCCTGAATTTAGAAGGGACGCAGATAAAGTAGCTGTTTTTTGTGCTAATAGAATGGGTTACCCCTTAGTTGATATTGAATTACAATCTGGATCTTTCTATACAGCATTTGAAGAAGCGGTAACTATTTATGGTAATGAAATTTGGGCATATATAGTTAGAGATAATTTCTTAGATTTAGAAGGAATTTCTATATTTGATGAGTTAAATGAAACTATCATAACTCCTAGTATGAAAACCATAGTTAAATTAACCCAACAGTATGCAGATGAAGCAGGTGTAGGAGGTACAATCCCATGGTATTCAGGTTCATTTGATCTTGTAGCAAACCAACAAAATTACAGCTTTGAAAATTTTATGACAGCTAGTGGATTTACCGGTTCTGCTTATTCAGAAGGTATTGAAGTAAAAAGAGTATTTTTTCAAGAACCTGTTCCTGCTTCCGCTCAATATTTAGATCCTTATACCGGATTTGGATTTGGTGGTTCTATTGCAGCTGGGTTAGTTGGTGTTGGAGGATTTGGTGGTGATATGGGTTATTTAATGATGCCTCTTAGCTATGATATGCAAGTAATTCAATCCATCGAAATGAATGAAATGGTTAGATGGGCAGATTATAGTTTTGAAATTCATGCTAATGAACTTAAAGTATTCCCTAGACCTAAAAAAACAGAAGGCAAAATCTGGTTTCAGTATATTTTTGAAAAAGATAGAGGGGGAGTAAAATGTGCTGCTGATCAAGTTAATAATGTTGGTAATGCTAATTTTAAAAACCCTAATTATTCATTAATTAATTCAATTGGTAGACAATGGATATTTGAAATGACTTTAGCTATCGCTAAAGAAATGTTGGGGTATGTTAGAGGTAAATATTCAAGTATACCAATTCCAAATGCTGAAGTTAATTTAAATCAACAAGATTTATTAGCAGCGGCAACAGCAGAAAAAACAGCATTAATAGAAAGATTAAGAGCTTATCTTGATGAAACTTCTAGAAAAGCCCTATTAGAAAGAAAAGCACAAGAAGCAGAATCTAAAATGGTAGAATTACAACAAGTCCCTTGGACAATTTTTATAGGATAATATGGCAATGTTTACAGGACAGAGAGATGTCTCTCTGGTAAGAAAATTAAATAGAGAATTGATGGGTAATATTATTACCCAACAATGTGCTTTATACCAATTTAAATTAGAAGAAACTAAAGTTAATATATATGGTGAAGCTGCTGGTGCTAAATTTTATAATGGTCCTTTCTTATTTAATGTATTAATAAATAGATCAAATGAGGTGTTTGGTGAAGACGAAGAAGGAATTCAGTTTAATCAACCAATTGATTTTTATTTCTTTAGAGACGATTTAGTAGATGCCGATGTGGTACCTGAAGTTGGTGATATAATTTTATATCAAGAAGGATATTATGGAGTACAAAGTACAGTAGCAAACCAATATTTTGGAGGCAAAAACCCAGATTACCCAAATAATATAAATCCATTAAATCCTGGGTTAGAATATTTTGGAAATAATTTATCAATATTAGTATCAACATATTATATACCAGCGGATAAAGTAGCAATTTCTCCATATCAAGAAAGAATGTAATGAGTAAAATTAGAAAACCAATTCCCAAAACCCAAAGACAATTAAGTGTTGAACAACAAAAGGCGTTTGATACTGAAAGAGGTAATCCTAATGCTCGTATTAACCCTAATGAATCGGAAACCGGAATTGATTTTAATAGATCAACTAAATTAAGTTTTAAAGATGATAGCACTAAACCCTTTTCTATTGGTCTTCAAGATTTAGATGAGGCTGTATTTTATTATTTTAAAGAAGTTATTAAACCCTTTGTATATCAAAATGGGGGGAAGAAGAAATGTACCTATAATTTATGGGTCCCCTGAAAGATGGAAATCATTCCAAAGAGATGGCTATTACAGGGATAAAAAAGGTGCTATAATGTTACCCATTATAGTTGTAAAAAGGAACACAATATCAAAAGATAGATCTGTTTATAATAAATTAGATGCTAATGGAGTAAACTTATATAGCTCATTCCAGAAAAAATATAGCCCTAATAACTTTTATAATAATTTTTCAGTTTTAAATAATAAAAAACCAGTAAAAGAACATTATGCTGTAGCTGTTCCTGATTTTGTTACCCTAGAATATAGTTGTATCATTCAAACATATTACATGGAACAGTTAAATAAAATTATTGAAGCTTGTGAATATGCCTCTGATGCTTATTGGGGTAACCCTGAAAGATTTAAATTTAGGGCTTTCATAGATCAGTTTACAACAGCAACCGAATTAACATCTGGTAAAGATAGATTAGTAAAAGGTACCTTTAATATACAATTAAGAGGTTATATTATACCTGATACTATTCAGAAAGAAATGAATTCAATTAACAAATGGAATAGCAAATCTAAGGTTACAATTAATTTTGAAACCACTAGTAATGTTGATACATTTAAACCGGGAATTAAAACTTTTCCTGGTGGGCAAACTAGAGAAGAATAGTTTGGATTAGTTAAATTGGTTACATACATTATGGTTACAAAAATAACGTTATATGATATATTGGTTTACAGGTCAGCCTTGCTCTGGGAAGACTGTTTTAGCAAACATGCTTAAAGAAAAGTATCTCCCTCATGCGTATCGCATTGATGGAGATGAAATGAGAGAATTATTTACAAATAAAGATTATTCTATAAAAGGTAGAATAACTAATGTAGATGCTGCTCAAAAAATTGCCCATTATTTACACAATCAAGGTAAAGATGTAATTGTATCTTTAGTATCTCCTTATTTAGACCAAAGAGAAGAATTTAAGGATATAATGGAGTGGCAATTACATGAAATCTTTGTACATTATGACCTAGATAAAGGACTTAGGGGTAGAGAAAATTACCATGTTGCACAATTCCAAAAACCAGATTTAGATTACAGTTGATATAGATACAACAACACATACCCCAGAAGAATCTCTAGAAATAATAGCTAAACAAATAGGTTTACATGCAAAAATTTAATACATACTTTTGTGATATAGATGGAACTATTTTAAAATATCGCAAATTTGAAACATACGAATCTTCTAAAGCTGAGGGGATAAAATCCACTATAGAATATCTAGACAAAGCTTCAGTTGAGGGACATATGATAGTTTTAACTACAGCACGTCCTGAGTACCTTAGGATGCATACTGAAATAGAATTATATGAAAATGAAGTACCATATCACAGATTAATTATGGGTATCGAAAGAGGACCTCGTTATTTAATCAATGATATGGATCCAAATAAACCTGGAGAACGGGCTATTGCAATAAATTTAGAAAGAGATAAAGGTATATGAAAAAGTATTTAGCACAAGCAGCATTTCAGTCATCATTTAATAAGAATAAGTACTCAATGTATATTGGTAGATGGCAACCATGGCACGCAGGACATCGATGGTTAATAGACCAGCGCTTAAATGAAGGTAAAAACGTATGGATAGCAATTAGAGATATCCCACCAGATGAAAAAAACCCCTGGACAGGCCCAAGAGGTATTAGTTAACTTGGGGCATGAATTAAAAGATCTTCTTAATGAAGGTAGAGTAAAAATTACAATAGTACCAGATATTGAATCAATTAATATAGGTAGAGGGGTAGGATATGATGTTATAGAACACTGCCCACCTGAGGAAGTAAAAAATATCTCTGCTACTAAAATTAGAGAACAAATGAAAAAAGATGGTAAGTTATAAAAGACACATTGCTAAAACAATTTCCTGGAGGATTATAGGTACTCTAGACACCATAATCCTTTCAGGTGTTAATAACAGGTTCAGTGGGAAATCGGGGACTAGCCATTGGAGGAATCGAAGTTATTACAAAAATGGTCATTATATTTCGTTACATGAAAGAGCTTGGTATAAATTAAGTAAATTTGGGGTAAATGGAAAATCAAAAACCTAAAATTTTTGCACATGGTAGTTATATAGGAACAACAGGATATAATAACCATACAAGAGCAATTTACAGGGAACTTTCTAATCTTTATGATTTAAAGGTTAGGAATTATACTGTAGGTAAATCATGGGAAGGACATAATGAAGAACCCCATAATGGAGAAGATTATATTGATGGTTTAGATAAAAAATTATTAGTTGAACAATCCCTTTGGGAAGAAGATAAATTAATTCATAAATCTTTTTATAATAATTACCCTAATAGTTTTGATCATAATGTAAATATAGTTTTAAATGAAACAAATCATCATTTCTTTTATCAAAATTACGATGGTCCTAAGATAGCATATAATGTTTGGGAGTCTACAAGACAACCAGAAGAGTTTTTTAACCAATTAAAAACATTTGATCAGGTTTGGGTTGCCTCAAAATGGCAAAGGGATTGCACAATTGAGCAAGGTATTGACCCTACTAAGGTAAAAGTAGTACCCGAAGCTGTAGATGGACTTACATTTAGACCAAATTCACAAGTTACTTTACCTGAATATAGTGATAAAAGATTTAAATTTGTTTTATTTGGTAGATGGGACTATAGAAAGGCAACAAAAGAAGTAATAGAATCTTTCCTACAGGAGTTTAATGAAGATGAACCCATTGATTTAATAGTATCAATTGATAACCCATATGCTAAAGATAAATTTAAATCAACCGAAGATAGATTAAAACATTACAAATTAAATGACCCCAGGGTCAAAATAAAACATTTTCCTACCAGAGAAGAATATATAAATTATTTACAAAAAGGTCATGTATTTTTATCTTGTGCTAGGGCTGAAGGGATGGAATTTACCCTTAATTGAAGCTATGGCATGTGGTACCCCATCAATATATTCTAACTGTAGCGCCCAATTAGAATTTGCAGAGGGACTAGGGTTACCTGTAAATATAAAATCTACATCAGAAGCAAAACTAGGGGAATATAGTAGTTTCTCTCAATCTTTATTAGCAGGGGAATTTTATGAACCTGATTTTGACCATTTAAAAAAGGTAATGAGAGATGCTTATGAAAATTATAAACACCATAAACAAAAAGCATTAGAAGAATCTAAAATAATTAGAGAAAAGTTTACTTGGGAAAATGCTGCTAAAATAGCAGGCAAAGAAATAGAAAATTTATTAGATAATTTACCTAAAAATAAGGTAGAAGTAAGTTTTGATTTAGGACCTAAAGTAGAAGTATTAGGACACCATAAGAATAAATATTTTGTTGAGTTTATAGATGGTAATACTAATGAAGTTATACATAGTGATACCATAAGTAATAATATGTGGACTAAATGTAGTAAAAGTTATCACATTCCTTGGGTTATAAAAGTAAACGGAAAAATAATTCATGTTTTTTCCCTTAAAGATAAAACTGTTAAAATATCTTTAGAGTCAAGGTCTATAGGAGATACTTTAGCATGGTCTCCCCAAGTAATAGAATTTGCAAAACACTATAAATGTAAAGTTATACTTAGTACTTTCCATAATGATTGGTTTGAATCTCTAGAAGAATACAAGGATATTACTTTTATAAAACCAGGAGAAGACTGTTCATATTATGCTAGTTTTCAAATAGGATGGTTTAGAGATGAAAATAATGGGTGGAAAAATTTTAATGACCACCCAACTCAAGTAAATACAATTCCCCTTATTCAAGCGGCTACTGATATTTTAAGAATACCCTATAAAGAATTACATTATGGTATTAATTTTACACCGAAAAAAAGACCTATAAAAGGTAAATATATTTGTATAGGGCCTAGATCAACCTCTGGGTTAAAAGAATGGCCTTATGAACATTGGAAAAATTTAGCAAAAAAACTCCATAGTAAAGGGTATAAAATAGTTAATTTATCTAGAGAAGGATTTAAAGGAGTAAATATAATAGATAAAAAGAATTTAAAATGGGAAGATACATTAAATCATCTTTACCATGCAGATTTATTTATTGGTCTAGGGTCAGGTCTATCTTGGTTGAATTGGGTTTTAGATAAACATACTGTAATGATAAATAATTTTATCCCTTATGGTTATGAATTTACTAATCATTTAACTAAAATTGAAAATAATTCTGTTTGTAATAATTGCTGGGTAAGTAAAACCCACATATTTGATAGTGGAGATTGGGATTGGTGTCCAGAACATCAAAATACTAAACTACAACATATTTGCCAAAAATCAATATCAACGGAGCAAGTATATAATAAAGTTTTAAACCTTCTAGAACCAAAAAAAAAAGATAATTTTATATGGATAACAGGAGGTGATGAATCTTATCTTCCTATGATAGAGGTATTAGCTAAAAGTTTATTAAAATATTCTAAATATAAGTTAATTGTATATGGGTTCAATTGTGATTCAAATATAGAATTACCTAATGTAATTAATAAAAGGATAGATTACAGACCAAAACCTCCAACTTCTAGTAAGTATGAGTCTGATCTATTTAATAAAGATTACTCTATTTATTTTGCTAAATATTTAGCTAGTTTAGATTCATTAAATGAAAACTATGATAATTTTGCTTGGATTGATGGTGATGCTTTTGCAACTGAAAACATTGATACTTCATTACACCATTTAAATAATTTAGAAGATTATCCTTTATTTATGAGATACTTCCATGAAGATATTAACCAATGGAGGTATCATAATAATATAAAATTAGAAGGAAACTATGGGGGTGAATTAGCTTTTATTAAAAATTTAACTAGAAACCCTAATCAAAGAATTATAGCTACTGGTTTTTACTTTTATAATAAAAATAGTAAAATATTTTTTGAAAAATGTTTAAAATGGAACCGGGAATTAAATAATTATAGTGTAAAAGTATATGCTGATGATAATGCCTTTTCTGAAGAAAGAGTAGCAAATAATGTTTTATGGGAAGAAAATAAACAGAATTATCTCCCAGTTACTTGGAATAACTATTATAGTAGTATTGAAGAAAGAAAGACAAATAATTATTTTTTAAACCAAGGATTTGATGTTATGTATGATGAATATACTTTAAAACCTTATTTTATTCATGGACCCGATCCTTCTGTTAAAAGTAAAGATGCTAATACCTTATTAAAAGCATTTAAAGACTACCAAATAAACAAATTAATGATAGTAGCACATCCTGATGATGAATTAATATTTGGGGGAGCAGAATTAATACAACATGGTCCAGAATACAAAGTAATTTGTCTTACCAATAAATCTAATAAAACACGAAGTAAAGAATTTGAACAAGTAATGGGAAAATTAAATGTTGGTTCTTGGGAAATGTTAGATTATGAAGATAAGTTAGATTCTACTGAAGAATTTAATTTAAATGATATTTTAAGTTATAAAAATTGGAAAAAAATTGTTACCCATAACCCAATAGGAGAATATGGTCACCCACAACATAAATTAATTTTTGAATCTGTAAAGAGATTTACTACTAATTTTTATGTTTTTGGGAAATCCAATGTAAAATTATCTCAAGATATTTTAAATAATAAATTAGAAACCCTAAAATTATATAAATCAGAACAATCTATTATAAACCAAATTCAAACTAAAAAGGGTGATTGGTTTAAAAGTAATTCTGATACAAATTATATAGAATATGAGTCTATTACTAAGTATAATAAAAATAAAGATATAACCCCTTATATAGCATGTTATGACAAATAAAAACCTAGTAATTATCTTAAGTCATTGTGATACTGAAGAAAAGTTAAAAGTATTAGAGAACAATATTCAACAATTAAAAACTAATAATTTTGATATATTACTTACATCACACATCCCATTACCTGGAAACATTCAATCTCAAGTAGAATATTTTATATATGACAAAAGTAACCCTATTTTACATTGGCCTAAAAGAGGTATGACCTACTGGAAAATCCTCCCAACCGATACCGAAAATTTAAAACTAGTAAATATTCTCTCAGATTATGGGTGGACAGCTTTTAATCAACTTTTAACTTCAAGTCATTTAGGGTTATCTTTAGAATATGATCATTATAGTTTTATTAATTATGATATAATATTTACCCCACAAATAATTGAAACAATGAAATTACCCCATAATTTCCTTTGTAGTAAAGTTTATGAAAGTAAAAATCAAGAAGGGTTTAGGTTTCCTAGTTTCATGTTTAGTATAATAAATAAAGATAATTTAAAAAAGTTACTTCCCTTAATTTCCAAACAACAATACATACGTGGTGATTTTAAGGATGCTGAAAATTATTTAGGTTATTTACTTTCTGTGTTTGATTATGAAATCCATCCTGAAATTATTAAGGATCAAATTGAATATGGAGATAAAGATCCTTTTAATTATAACAAAGATAATGATTTATTTAAGATTTTTTACCAAAGTGTGGTAGACCCTAAAATTTACGAAACACCTCCTTCTATTTTATTTTATGATATTCAAGAAGAATTTGAATTAAATATAAACGAAGAAAAAATTATAATCCACCCTACATCTCATAGAATAGAATACTCAGATATAAAAAAACTTGGATATTATTTAAAGGATTCATATATTGATCTAATGTACATTTTTCAAGAAAACCACCAAACATCTATAGATATCAATGATTAAAAATAAAAAAATATTCATAACTGGGGGAGCAGGATTTTTAGGTAAAAATTTAGTTAGACGTTATTACAATGATAATGAAATTACAGTTTATAGTAGAGATGAAGCCAAACATTACTATTTAAAAAAAGAATTTCCTAATATAAATTGTATTATTGGGGATGTACGTAATTTTGATTTATTAAAAAGAGCATCCGTAGGGCACAATATCGGTATATTTGCTGCTTCATTAAAGCAAATAGGAGCAGTAGATCAAAATGTAGAAGAAAGTGTTAAAGTATTAGTAGATGGAGCTCTTAATTCAAGAAGAGTAGCTGAAGAAAACAATTTTGAAGCAGCATGTTTTATATCCTCAGATAAATCCAGAGCAGCTACTACATTATATGGTGCAATGAAATTTGTAGCAGGAGAATCATTTATAGTAAATGCTGAAAAATCAAATGTTAAATTATCCACAGCAGTATACGGAAATGTATTAAATTCAACTGGTAGTATAATTCCACTAATATGGGATTCCATTAATAAAAACTACCCACTTACTTTATACTCAGAAGAAATGACTCGTTTTATGATTGATATAGAGGAAGCAATGGACTTGATTGAATTAGGACTCCAAACTAGTGGATATAATATTATTCCTAATTTAAGATCATTTAGAGTAAAAGATTTATTTAAAATATATCAAGAGAAATTTAATCTTAAATACACAATTGGTAAACCTAGAATTTCAGAAAAACTTCATGAAATGATGATTTCAAAAGAAGAAACCCCTAGAACTCATTATGAATTTGATGAAAATACATTTTATATGCATTACAAAGATACTGTATCTATAGCTGATCGTTGTATGGATGAAGAATTTACAAGTGATAAAGTATGTGTATCTAAAGAAGAATTAGTTAAAATTTTAAATCATTATAATTTTTTTAAACCATGAAAGTATTAATATTAGGACATAAAGGAATGTTAGGACATATGGTCCATAAATTTTTTGAAAGTAAAGGAATTGAATGTGTTACCACAAGTTGTAGATGGCCTTCATCTTGTTTTAAAAATTTTGTACAAAAATTTGAAGGTGATTTTATTATAAATTGTATAGGGGCTATTCACCAACGAACAGATCAGTTTAATATTAATTGGGAATTACCGCAATGGTTAGATGAAAACCTTTCTACTAAAATAATCCACCCAGGTACTGACTGTGAAATGGATGATGATGATTATGGTAACTCTAAAAGAATAGCAGCAGAATGGATTAAAGAAAAAGCTAAAAACACAAAAATTATTAAAACATCAATATTTGGTCCTGAATTAAATACTAAAGCTAGTTTAATGGAGTGGTTTTTATCACAAGAAGGTGAAATAAATGGGTATTCTGAATATTATTGGAATGGTAATTCTACTTTAACTTGGGCTCAATACTGCTTATATTTAATATTCCATTGGGATGAACTACCCACAGAAAATATATTAGAAGGAGAATGTATATCTAAATACAATTTACTTTTACTATTAAAAGAAGTATATAGTAAAAATATTACTGTTAATCCTGTTGATACTCCCCATATTTAATAAATGTTTAGTAGGAACAGTAAAAACTTTACCATTAAAAGAACAAATAATTGCATTAAAAGAATTTTATTAATATTTATAAACAAAATAAAAAATGAGTACAACAAAGTTATCACAAGAAGAGTTACAACAATTAAGAAATTTTCAAAGATCAGAAAATGAAATTACTTTTTCCTTAGGTCAAATTGAATTAAGAAAAGTATTTTTAGAAAAAGGATAAACAAAACCTCCAAAACCAATACCAATCACTCCTCCAGGACCAAGAAAAAGCAGGTAAAGAATTACAAGAAAAATATGGAGAAGGTAATATTGATTTAGAAAAAGGAGAATTCATTAAATCAGAATAGTTCTTTGAGAAAATCTTTAATATGTATAATAAAACAATATTAAAAATAACATATAAAGATGGCAGAAACATTATTATCTCCAGGTGTATTAGCTAGAGAAAACGACCAATCATTTATTACTCAACAACCCTGCAGAAATTGGTGCTGCTATTATAGGACCAGCTGCTTTAGGACCTGTTGAAGTACCTACATTGGTTACTTCTTTTAGTGAATATACAGCAATTTTTGGTACTACCGTACAAAGTGCATCAATTGCTTATTCGTATTTGACTTCATTAGCAGCAAATAATTATTTCCAAAGTGGTGGAACAAGCTTATTAGTTACTAGAGTAACTCCAGAAACCTTTACTTCTGCTACAAGCTCATTTATTAGTACAGTTGATGGTTCGGAATTAAAAACGGGTGATACTAATGCCGCAGCCTTATTTGCTGAGGGCGTTGATGCTGGTTCAGATTTTACAGGTTCGGGTACAGTAACTTATACCGGAGCTACATTTACAACAAATGGTAGTGGAACAGGAGCAACATTTAATTTAGTTACAACTGCTGGAGCTCCAGTAGCAGTAACAGCTTCAGTCGCGGGTACAGGATACGATCTAGGAGATACACTAACATTTTCTACAAATGATAATGGTGGTTCTCCTTTAGTAACAACTGAACTATCCGGATCAACTTCATTTGCAGCCGACGATGATTATGATGCAGGTACAATTACTATTGCTCCCTCAACAACTACTTCAACAGATGTAACAGGTCAAACTTGGTCTTTAACTTTTGCTGGAGATACAGGAACTACTGATGCCCATTTAACAACAATTACCGCTACTACTGCTGGAGAAGGAGTTAAAGCTGGAGATATATTTAGTTGGACAGCAGCAGATATTAATACTGAATTAGGTGGTACCTCAGCTGGGGTAACTAATATAGTACTTACAGTACAAGAAGCTGATTTAGTAGCTGGAACATTTACAGTAACTTTAGCTGCCGGAAATTTAACAGATGATGTTACACCTTTTGAATTAGAAACAATCTCAGAAGGGGCAATAATGAATACAGGAACAACTGAACTATCAGGAGGTGCCTTAGAAACAGGATCAGCAGAAAATGTTCGTTGGTCAATCCCTTCAGTAAACACAGCCTCAGGAACTTTTAGTTTACTTATTCGTAGAGGTAACGATAATACAAACCAACAAGTAGTATTAGAACAATACAATAATTTATCATTAGACCCATATCAACCAAATTATATATCAGCACAAATTGGTGATATTAATAGAAATTTAGTTAATGAGGGATCAGATTACTTTATCCAAGAATCAGGATCTTATGCTAATTTATCAAGATATGTAAGAGTAAAATCAGTAAATTTAAAAACACCAAATTATTTCGATAATAATGGTCAAGCAAAATCTCAATTTACAGGTTCTTTACCAGCAGTATCTTCTGGTTCATTTAATGGAGCTAGTGGGGAAAATATAACAACTGCTACTTCAGGACGTGTTGCTAACTTTTATGGAAACATAGGAGATGGTGCTGCATTTGATACACAAGGATTAACTGGTAGTAATTATGATAACGCAATTGCTTTACTAGGAAATGTAGATGAATACAAGTATAATGTTATTAGTGCTCCTGGGTTACTTAACGCAACTCACGCAACTCAAACAACAAATTTGCTATCAAACACAATCCAAAGAGGAGATGCAATCGCAGTACTAGATTTAGTAAAATATGGTAGTTCAATAGCATCAGTTTCACAAGCTGCTGCTGCGTTTGATAATAGTTATGCTGCAACTTATTGGCCATGGGTTCAAATGATTGACCCACAAACAGGCGAATTAGTTTACTCCCCAGCCTCAACTGTAATCCCTGGAGTGTATGTATTTACAGATGCTTCAAGCGAACCATGGTTTGCACCTGCTGGATTAACTAGAGGAGCTTTGGGTCAAGTAGTTAGAGCTGAAAGAAAATTATCTGCAACAAATAGAGATACTTTATATGAAGCAAATGTTAACCCACTTGCAACATTCCCACAATCAGGAGTAGTTGTATTTGGTCAGAAAACATTACAAAAACGTGCTAGTGCTTTAGATAGAGTAAATGTACGTAGATTGTTAATATCTCTTAAAGGATTTATTTCTGGGGTAGCTGATAATTTAGTATTTGAACAAAATACTATTGCTACAAGAAACAATTTCTTAAGTGTAGTTAATCCTTATTTAGAAGGAGTACAACAAAGACAAGGATTGTATGCTTTTAAAGTAGTAATGGATGATACAAATAATACAGCATCAACTATAGATAGGAATGAGTTAGTAGGACAAATATTTTTACAACCAACTAAAACAGCTGAATTTGTAATATTAGATTTCAATGTATTACCAACTGGAGCAACATTCCCAGCATAAAAAATAAAAAGATAAATATTTATAATAAAATAAAATAATAAAATGGCAGTATTAGATCCAAACGAAATATTTTTCACAGCTTTTGAGCCAAAACAAGCAAATAGATTTGTCATGTATATTGATGGTATTCCAGCTTATTTAGTAAAAGAAGTAGGGGCTGTAACCTTATCACAAGGTACAGTTGAATTAAATCATATGAATGTATCAAGATATGTAAAAGGAAAATCCACTTGGGATCCAATCTCTTTAACATTATTTGACCCAATCACCCCTTCTGGAGCACAAGCAACTATGGAATGGGTACGTTTACACCACGAATCAGTTACTGGTCGTGATGGGTATAGTGATTTTTATAAAAAAGATCTTACTTTTAACGTACTAGGACCTGTAGGAGATATTGTATCTGAATGGATTATAAAAGGTGCATTTATTACAAATACATCATTTGGAGATTATAATTGGGATACTGTAGATACTGCTCAGAACATAAGCATTACAGTACAACCAGATTATTGTATCTTAAACTTCTAAAAATTTTACCCACCCCTGATTTAGAAAATAGCTTGGCTCCGGTCAAGCTTTTTCTTATATTAATATGTATAAATGTAAAAACGTTTTAATTAAATAAAGATTATGTCCAAATTTAAAATACCCACTGAAACAGTAACATTACCCTCAAAAGGACTTCTATATCCAAAAGACCATCCATTAGCTGATGGTACAATAGAAATGAAATATATGACTGCCAAAGAAGAAGATATTCTCACTAATGCTACTTATATTAGTGATGGGTCAGTAATTGATAGAGTATTAAAAGCATTAGTAGTTACCGATTTTAACTGGGGTGACCTATTAATTGGTGATAAAAATGCTGTTATGGTAGCAGCTAGAGTTTTAGGGTATGGGAAAGATTATACTTTTAATTATAATGGAAAAAAACAAACAGTAGATTTATCTAAAATAGAAGATAAAGAAATTGATGAAGATTTATACAAAAGTGGGAATAGTTTTTCTTTCACTCTTCCCCATTCTGGTAATGTAGTTACCTATAAACTACTTACAGCATCTGACGAAATCAAAATTCAAAATGAGCTAAAAGGGTTAAAAAAGATTAGTAAAGACAATGTACCTGAAGCTACTACTAGGTTAAAATATATGATTCAATCTATCGAAGGAGATAATGATAGAAAAACAGTAAGAGACTTTGTTGAGAATTATTTATTAGCTCGAGATGCTCGAGCACTCCGAGAAAACATATTACAAACCCAACCAGACGTAGATCTGACTTTTTTTCCCGAAAACGGAACTAACAGGGTTAATATCCCCATTGGAATTAACTTTTTTTGGCCTGACATTGACGTCAGCTCCTAAAGTTAGACAAAATTTATTTAGACAAATCCATGAAATAGTTTTTCATGGTAAAGGTGGATATGATTGGCATACTATATATAATATGCCAATTTGGCTTCGTAAATATACTTTTAAATTAATTTCTGATTTTTATAAAGAAGAAACCGAATCCTTTAAAAAAGCACAAGAGGGTAAAGACAAAAAATCACTTATTAATTCTGATGGTAAAGTAAGTTCCCCTAATTTTAAGAATACAACTAGTTATAAATAAAAAGTAAAAATATTTAATATTTATAACAAAATACTTCAATGGCAACCAATTCAGAATTAGAAAAAGGTAAAAATCTTATAAAAGACCAATCTACAGAAGTTGGTTTTTTAGATAGTGCCTTTAAATCATTAGCAGCTACTATATCTACTACTCTAGAAGATGCTATTGATAATATGAATGGTTTAGATACTGTTGCTAAAAAAGTAGCACAATCCTATAATAGAGATATTACAAATTCTATTAAAAAATCAACTTCAGGATTAGAAGAAACAATTGCACTTCAAATTAAAATAAAAAAGGGGCAAAATGTTGAAGCAGACATTAAGAAAAAAATGTTAGCTCTTGAAGTAAGAAGAAATGTAACTCTTAAAAAAATAATTCAAGCTGGTAAAGAAGCAGGAGTAGATACCATGGAATTAAAAGTTGCTTTAGCAGAGCAATATGATATAGAAAAGGCAAATCTTCAAGCTCTTGAAGAACAAAATGATGCAAGGCAAAACAGTAAAAGTTTATTAGAACTTAGTGCTGAGGCTGGAAAAGGACTTGCAGATAAAATAGATAAATCTGGTACCCTTTCTAAAATATTAGAAGGTAATATTGGAGAAGTTGTTAATTTATCTAGGTTAGGTGAATTATCCTTACTTGCTATGGGTACTGCTATCCTTAAGGGTAGTGAAAATATGGCTAAATTAGCCCAAACAACGGGGATATCTAAAGAGGCTGCTTTTGAACTACAAAAATCACTTAACCAATCAGCAATTGATTCCGGAAATGTTGCATTTACAGGAGAAAAAGCTACAAAGGCTTTTGCTGCATTATCCAAAGAAACAGGTTTAGTTGCTGACTTTGGGGGTCAAACATTAGAGACATTCTCAATGTTAACTAATAAACTCGGTTTAGCAGAAGATGCTGCGGGTTCATTAGCAACTATGGCCAGACTGCAGGGTAAAGAAACTGAAAAAATATTAAGTGATACTGTAGACACAGCAAGTGCAATTGCAAAACAAGCAGGAGTTGGTATTAATGTAAAAGGAGTTTTAGAAGATGTTGCTAGTGCAAGTGCTTCTATAAAGGTATCTTTAGGATCTAATCCTGAACTTCTTGCTGAAGCTGCTACTAATGCTGCTTTATTAGGTACTAATTTAGCAGGTGTTGATGCTATAGCAAATAGTTTACTAGATTTTGAAACTTCTATAAAAAATGAACTAGCAGCAGAAATGTTGCTAGGTGCAGATATTAATTTAGAAAAAGCTAGACAATTAGCTTTAACTAATGATTTAGCAGGTTTATCCGAAGAAATAGCTAACCAAGAAGAAATCACGGCTTCATTTGCCAATGGGAATAGAATACAACAAGAGGCAGCAGCCGCTGCTTTAGGATTAAGTAGAGATGCTTTATCTGAAATGGTAATGAAACAACAACTAAATGCTCTATCAGCTGAAGAATTTAAAAATACTTATGGTGAAGCTACATATGAACAAATGCAATCTGTTTCAGCCCAAGAAAAATTAGCTTTATCTGCGGGTAAAATGAAAGATGCAATTTCCCAAATTGGTTTAGCATTTGCTCCTTTTCTTGATGGTTTAGCAAAAGGTGTTTCCTTATTAGCTGAGTCTAAAACATTCTTAACTGTTATGGGGGGCTTATTAGCAGGTTTAGCTGCTAGGCAAGCAGCTTTAGCAGCAATAAGTTTTGCAACCGCAGTTTCAAAAATATTTGCTGGATTCTCACCTCTTGGCCCATTAGGAATCCCAGGGTGCAATAGCTGCAGTTGCAGGTATGGGGGGTTTAATAGCAGGAGCCTCATCTGTAATAGGAACAGCTGATGATATGATTGCTCCTCCAGGATATGGAGATAGGATTTTATCAACACCTAAGGGATCAATTGCTTTAAATAACCAAGATTCTATAGTAGCAGGAACCAATTTAAGTGGTGGGGGAGGAAATAGTATGAACGAAACAAATGCATTATTAAATCAAATTCTTAATAAACAAGGTACAGTAAAAATGAACGCAACTAGTGTTGGTACAGCATTTAGTGTAAATTCACGACAAATACAATAATTCAATATTTATAATAAAACAATAATTATGGGACTTTTAGACAAATTACAAACACAAGGAGGTTCAAACCTATCTAATTTAAATGGTGCAACTCCATCAACACCCAATTTTCAACAATCAAAACTACATGATACATATTCAGTAGATGGTATTCCAACTTTAACTGGCAAACCCGCTCCATCTAATTTAGATTCAGCTGACCCAGTAAAATATTTAGATAATTTACCTCGATAAATAAAATATGGCTCTTAGAGAATTAACAACTAACCTTAAATCCTTAAGGTATGGAAAAGATCGTATAGGTGGAGGAAGTAGCAAAGAACCTTTTGTTACCGATTCTATAAACAGTACTCCTGGAGATACTGGTGGTCCTGATTTTCTTTTAAGAGCAAATACTTTAAGTAGAACAGGAGATGACTTATCTAGGATAGGTCAATTTATGATATCCCCTAAAGGATTACAATTTGCAGCAAAACAAAATGTATTATCTAGATCAGGAGTAAGAGTACAATCAAGTTCGGATATTAGTTTTAACCCTATAAATGATGGGGTATATTTACCTACTTCTACTTTAGCCCAAGTAGCGGTTAATGCTGGGGGAGGCCATTTATTAAAACAGGGATTAAATCCCTTTAGAAACACAAAACCTGATGATGCTAATACAGGAATTGGGTTTATTGATAGCATACTAAATACTGAGTTACCTCTATCTCAACCAATGTATGCTCAAAGAGTTAAAACTAACCAACCCCCTTCAAAAAATAGATTAACTCAATTAGTAAATAGCAAAATAGGGGATATCTCAATCCAATTCTAATAATAACCCTATTAATTCATTTTTAGATCAAATTACAAGTAGTGGAGTTGGAGGATTTTTTGGAGGGTTACTTAATAATCTAACAAAACCTTCATCAGCTAATGGTTTAAATATTTCTCAAAACGCAAATGAAATATTAAGATATAATGGAGGACCAGGTTCAGCCTTAGGCATTGGTCAAACTGCAATTAGTAGAGTAGTTGATTCTCAAGCATATACCGAAAATGAAAATTTTAGCAAATATAATTATTTACTAAATTATTCAAATATAATAGGTAAAACAGGGGATGGGAATATATAGTACTTCTACCCCTAAGGGAACAACAATGGTTGATTTTAGATCAGATTTGATTGATGCCCAAAAAGATGGAATAAACAAAGATGTTTTATCTACTTCTTTAAATTATGCAGACTCAAAAGAAAGATTAGGAGGAAGAGTTAATATGGGTGATCCTGGTAGAAAAGGAAGAAATCTTATTAATTATACTATTGGAGTACAAGAAGGTGGCAAGCCAACTGGTCCTTTAGATAAGATTAATGCCTTACCTTTATACTCAAGCCACAAATGATAACTGGGATACTGCCTGTTATTAATGATTTGGTTAAATTTAGAATTGGTATATTAGATAACAATAAAGAAGGTAATTATAAGACTTATGTACATTTTAGATCATTCATAGATTCATTCTCAGACAATTATAGTGCTGATTGGAAAAACCATCAATATATGGGTAGAGGAGAAAGTTTTTATAGCTACGGTGGTTTTAAAAGGCAAATAAGTATGGCTTGGACTGTCGCAGCTTTATCTATTGATGAACTAATCCCAATGTATCAAAAATTAAATTTTTTAGCTTCAAGTTTAGCACCTGATTATAGCCCTCAGGGATATATGCAAGGAAATATTGCTTACTTAACTATGGGGGGGTATTGTTATGAACAACCTGGTATAATTACTGGTATTAATATTTCTCCTATGAAAGAATCCCCATATGAAGTAAATCTCAATAGCACCGGGGGTACTAAACAAGGTAAAGGAGATGGTGGTAAAAAAACAAAAGAATTAGCAATGTATGTAAATGTTACAGGGTTTAATTTTATTCCTCTTCATAATTTTGTTCCAAGAATACAACAAAATACATATTTTGGGGCTGATACTGAAGGAGGAGGAGGTGGTAAGTATATTTCTAAATTTGGTAAAGAAAGATTTATATCATTAAAAAATGCAGTAAATAATAATTATGCGTCAAATAATTTTACAAGACCACAACCAAAAGAAAATAATAATAATGATAACCAACAAGTAAATAAAACAGAACAATCACAAGGGTTAAATAATTCAACAGAATAAACTATGAGTAGGTATAACACAACAAATAAATATACAACGAATAGGAGACGTCCTCATTATGGGACAACTAAATACCCTGTTATTCCTTTAAGTTCTAGTGATATTTACGTTATAACCCAAGAAGGTGATAGATTTGATCAATTAGCACTTCAATATTATGGTGATTCTAGTTTATGGTGGGTTATAGCATGTTCTAATCCTGGTTTAAAACAAAATTCATATTACCCCCCCTATAGGAATTCAAATTAGAATCCCTACAAATTTATCAGAAGTGATATCAGAACAACAGTTATTAAATGAAAGATAGTTATGACAGGAAATTTACTTGGAGAAAAATTTGATAAATACGTTTTTGAACAAATAAATCAAAGACAAATACTTTCTGGCAAAGGATATCAAGGAGGAGCATCTAAAAATCTAAAACCAGATGATCAAATATTACTTAACAATAATACCTCTTTTTTAAAATTAGCTTCTGGGATTAATATTTTCCAACCTCAACCTGAAATAACAAAAAAAGAATTAGAAGGTAGTGGAGAATTAGTTGAAGAGCAAAAAGCAATCCAAGGCCCAGTAGAAGAATCTACTTCAAACCCAAATGATCTTTTATTTACCCAAAACTCTACTTTAGGAACATCTACAGATAATGATGCCGTAGCGGCTAATGATGCTGTAGTAGATAACATTAATGAGCAAATAAAAGAAAATAATACCTTACAAGAGATTGCAGCTAATAATAAACTAGCTAGAATAGGATTATCTGTTAATGAAATAAAACAATTTTCGCAAGGTAATACTTTAGCTAAAAGTGCTGTATTATTTTCTGGTTTATCTTCTTTATCTGGGAATACCCTACAACAAAGAGAAGGAATATCAAAATCTTTAAGTAGATGGAATTCAAAATCAGTATATGGGTTAGGAGGAAGTAAATTTGGAAAGCAACCTATGCCCGGGATTATATCTGCTGAAATAAAATGTATAAATAGGGGTTCTATACGAAGTGCAACAATTCAAATTAAAGCACACAACCAATTCCAGTTTGATTTACTAGAATTACTCTATATGAGGTTAGGATATACCATGTTACTAGAATGGGGTCACATGAATTATATTGATAATAATGGTAAAAGACAAAAAGTAGGTACTACATTAACTGAAACTTTATTTTTTAAAAATGAAGAAAGAGATCAAAATGAAGTATTAGAAAAAATTCAAGAACAAAGAATTAACTATCAAGGAAACGTTGATGCTTTTTTTGGAAGAGTTACTAATTTTAGTTGGCAATTTTCTAAAGATGGAACCTATGATATTACTTTAGAATTGTATACTTTAGGAGACGTTATTGAATCACTAGCTATTAATGTACCCGTATCAGTACCCCCAGCATTACAAGCAAATGAAGATAAAACAAAAAGAATTGCAAATTACACTATTTTAGAAAAATGGATGGATAGTTATATTGCAAGTTATGGTAAAAATGCTATAAGTGGTAATGGTAAATACATCAATTTAACTTCTCTTAATTATAATAATGGTAATTACCTTTATAAACTAAAAAATGGGTGGGATAAAGATAATAGATATTATTGTACCTTTAAAGAGTTATTACTTAAAATTGTAGAATATTGTATCCCATTAGTTGTAGGTAAAACAACCTACCCTATGGTAAACTTTGATTTAGATGAAGAATATAATATAGTAAGTGCTCAACCTAACCAACTTTCCTTTGATCTAGAAACTTGTTTTATTAAACCTAGACCTTATATGCCAGGTATAAGTCCTTTCAATGCTGTCACTAACTCTAATATTAAAGATTATTTTGTTTTAGATACAGAAAATAAAAAAGACTTATATTATGGTCAATTAATGAACTGCTATCTTAATTTTAAATTTATAAAACAACAATTAAAAAAGAATATTGGTAAAGATGGAAAACTAACTTTATATAAATTTTTAGTTGGAGTGTGTGATGGAATTAATAGTGCTTTAGGTGATGTTAATAAAATCCAACCCATTATAAAAAATGGAAATGAAATTGTATTTGTAGATCAAGTTCAACCTAAAGGAAATGAAAGCATCTTAAAAAAATTAATCCCTACTATACCTAAAACAACCGAATATCCTTTTGAGTTATATGGGTTTAATCAAAATAAATCAAATTTTATAAATTCATTTTCTTTTGAAAGTAAAATAGATTCTAAAACATCTACCGCCATTACAATAGGGGCAACAGCCGGTAATTCCCAAACATCTTTAAATGATGGTACAGCGTTTTCATCTTGGAATACTGGGTTACAAGATAGGTTTTCTAAAGAAATTATCCCCCCTTCAAATATTATAGACACAAAAGCTTTAGAAAAAGCTGAAGAAGAAAAAACTGAGGAAGAACTTAAAGAAATATTTAATAGGGATGGTTTTAAAGATTATAATGATTGGTTTGGTGAACCAACCAGATCTGGAACAGTAGAAGAAAATGGTTTTTCTTTTCCAAGAAGCACTTTTGCAGAATTTAAAACTAAATATAAACAATGGTTAATCCAAAACCCAATAACACAAACTAAAGAAGGATTCGCATCTCAGCCAAAAACTAGCCAATATTCTACTTATTTAGCAGCAGCCTTAGGGGGAAAAGCCCCAGGTATAGCACAAGATTTCGGTCAAGGAGATTCCCAATATTTAAATATAGAAAATACAGATTTTTTTAATCAACTAAAACAATCTTTTAAAGATTATATTCAAAAAAGAGATGAAAAAATATTTAGAATAACTAATACCGCTTCGGGTCAGAGTGGTTTTATTCCTTTAGATTTAAGTATAGATATGTTTGGGTTATCAGGAATAAAAATATATCAAAAATTACCTGTAACTACTCGTTTTTTACCTTCCCAATATACTGATGGTGGGACTAAAGATACTATAGATTTTTTAATTCAAGGTGTAGACCATTCTATCAGTAATAATAGATGGAATACTAAAATATCAACTTTATCTTACCCTAAAACAGCTACTACAGAGGTAAATATTATAGATAATAGTTTATTTTCATTTCTTGGTGTTGATTCACCCCCTAATTTTGATTCATTTATTAAAACAACTCCTTGGAGTGCTTGTTTTATTTCATATTTAGCTAAATCAACGGGGGTTAATTTTCCTGCTAGATCTGCTCATAGACAATATGCTAATGTTATTAGAGCTGGTGGAGCTGGATGGAAAGCCTTTATCCCAACAAGATATATATCAAATTCATCCCCTGCTTCTTTTACTCAACAATTAAACTCAAACTTAAACCCTACCAATCTAACCGTATATGGTGAAAATGGTTTTAAAGGAATTCAAGTGGGAGATATAATTGTTAAAAATAGATCTGGAAATACTTTAAATTTTTTCACAAACCCTTATGAAGGAAATACCCATGGTGACATAGTAGTTGAAGTTGGGGAAACCCAAATAACAGTTATAGGCGGAAATGTAGGTATTAATGGAAATGTAGATAAAAGATACTACCAAATTGAAAAAGAAGATGTAAACGTTGATTATGGTGCTACTGGTGATGTAGATTACACTACAGAAGGCGCAATTAGCACATCCACAGGTGAAGGGGCAAAAGTATTTGTAGGTTTACGTTGTGATAATCAAAGTGAAGCCTTAAAAATGGTAGCTAAAGCTAAAGAAGAATATGAATTATGGAAAAGCAAAGGATGGGGAGATGATTCAAACCCTGCAGCATTTGATACTGTAGCTAAATACTATGATTCTATTCCTTTATTTTATCCATCCCCTAATGAAACACAAACAGCAGTAACTGGATCAACAACTTAATATATGTACTACCCAAAATCACAAATAACAACAGCTTTATATACTAGTGGTGGAGAACTTTTATTACGAAATTCTTCATATAGTGGGTATTACTATCAAACCTCTGATGGGAGATATTTTTCAAATAAATCTCCTGATGATACCCCAACATATGAATTATTCCCTATAAATGATAATACAAATGCAAGCAGCTCATTATCACCTATAGTCCCAACTAATAACCCTAACAAAAAGAAAAGTTATTATTTAATTAGAGGTATCTACTCAGTAATACCTGACTCATCCCAATTAGCACCATCACCTCCTACCCTTATTTCACCTCAACCAACAGAAGAGGATTATGAATTGGGAAAATTTATTAGATATTTTGCTTATAAACCATCAACTCAAAAAACTATAGAAATAAATAAAAAAGAATACAATCAACTAACTACCCAATCCCCAAGTATACAATATGAATTATACACTCCAGTAGTACTTACTTGGGTACTAAAAGGTAAAAGACAAAATGTATTCCAAGCTAATGGTAATTTGGTTAAATTAAAAGAAAATTCCCAAAATTTACCTAATTTTTCTAAATATTTTAAAGGAAAATATGCCCAATATTATCGTTATGGTAAAGATGAAAATTTGTATAGTAATGGAAAAGAAATAAGGTATACTAAAAATAAAAAACCTTATATAGGTTATTACCATATTCACCCTGAAAAAGGACCAATGGTTGGAAGACAACATAAAATGGAAGCTCATGATTATTTGGAGTTTATACCAACAGGTTCTATATTAAACCCAATTCAACCAACACCACAATCTGGTTCGTATGTAGAACCTACAAGGGAAGTAAATATTTCTATAGGAGGAAGTGGAGGTTACTAGATAATTTCGTATATTTAGGGTAAAATAAGGTTATATGTACTGGCTTGTAGAAGACGAAGAGCAGTTAAATGTTTTAATAAATAGTGGTTATAAAGAGGCTTTCATTGAGGTAATACCTTATAATGACACAATACACCCCGTACAAAACCACGTTAGTTTAGTGTATATTAGACCGATTGAAGCGAGTAAAGGCTTTATGATATGCATTACGCATAGTGAATGTTTAAATGCGTTAAACACGCGTATAAACGATTTACTAAACAAATTTGAAGTATTATATTGTCGTGATAAAAAGGAAATATTACACTATTTTCCAATCAAAACTCTTTATGACATAACACCACCCCCTCATACGTATATACGACCTACAACACAAACACATGATTTATATTATCGTGAACACAAAGATAATCCGGAGTTAAACTTAATTATACCAATTGTTAAACATTATGAATTGTGTGAAACGATTTTTAGAGATCTAAAAGCGAATATTAACATAGAAAAAACCAAATATGATGAATTCTTTAACAGTAAAGTATCCGTGGTATTCAACGCCATCGAGAGAAGTGGCATACGTATACACAATGAAACCTTCAGTGAGTACTTCCACGCAGTTGACGGTGAATACGTCAACACTCAGTTCAACTTAAAAACAACAACTACAAGACCATCAAATAAATTTAAAAATGTAAATTATGCAGCACTTAATAAAGAAAACGGATGTAGAAAAAGTTTTATACCACGTAATAATAGGTTCGTGGAAATTGATATCTCTGCTTACCATCCTAGCTTGTCTGCTCGTCTTATTGATTATGATTTTGCCGGCGTTGATATTCACAAGCATTTTGCTTCCTTATATAGAGTGGATTATAAAAAATCGAAAGAACTTACCTTCAAGCAGCTCTATGGAGGCGTTTTTGACAATTACAAAGGCCTGGAATTCTTTCAAAAAATCGAGAAATACGTAGGAGAACTTTGGAGTAAGTTCCAAAGCGATGGGTTTGTAGAATGTAAGGTTTCTGGATATAGATATAAAAAAGAAAACTTGGATAATATGAATCCACAAAAGTTATTTAATTACATTTTACAAAATTTAGAAACGTCTACAAATGTGTTGATATTGTGGGATATACTTTGTATATTGAGAAAATATAAGACGCAGCTCGTACTATACACATATGATTCGTTTTTATTAGATGTGGATGATAAAGAAGTGAAGGTTTTAGAAGAAGTTAGAGAAGTATTTAAAAAATATAAATTAAACATTAAAGAAATAGAAGGTTATGACTACAATTTTACAGAATAATCCTAATATGTATAATACAGAATATGATGTTGTATCAGACATCAAAATATTAGGAGATTTGAATAATAAATTATTTTGCACATTCACTGATTTAGATGGATTAGATGCACTTATTGAGGATATAAAAAGTAAGTATGATATTATATATAACAAACTTTTTGTACTAGAAATAGTAGGTAAAGATGAATATGTAGTTACATATAATGTTGACCAAACTAACTTAAATTCAATCCCCGAGAATACTATTTTAGTACACCGTAAAAAGGAATCTAATACCTTATATACTATTAATGCTTTAAATGAACTTATTAAAAAGCTTAATGGTGGTGTTGTTGATACAAGCTATAAAGTAGATTGGCAGCATTATAGAAATTGTGTTTTACTTACTCAACATAATGAGTTAAACCAATTAAATACTAAAATTTATAAAATTATTGAACTATAGTTTGGTTCCCCAAACCCTGGTTCGTATATTACATTCACATTAACAAAAGTTATAATTAAAATTAGTTACATTTATGGATTTATCAATGCTTAAACAGAAATTGGATACCCTCCAATCAAAACCACAGGGTGGTCAAAAGACCGATTACACAACCATTTTTTGGAGACCTACAGTAGGTAAACAACAAATTAGAATTGTCCCATCTGCGTTCAATTCAGCTAACCCATTTACAGAACTTAAGTTCTATTATGGTATTACAAATAAGGTTATGATTTCACCCCTTAATTTTGGTGATAAAGACCCTATTGCCTTATTCGCTAGTAAACTACGTGAAGGTGAGTATAATAAAGAGAATTATGTACTTGCTAAAAAGTTAGATGCTAAAAACCGTACCTTTGTTCCCGTTGTAGTACGTGGAGAAGAAGATAAAGGTGTTAGATTATGGCAATTTGGAAAACAAGTATATGAAGAATTATTAGCACTTGCTGTTGATGATGAAATTGGAGATTATACAGATATTGTAAACGGTAGAGATATTACTGTAGAGACAGTAGGACCAGAATCAACTGGTACCCCTTATAATAAATCATCAGTACGTGTTAGATTAAAAACTTCACCACTTAGTGAAGATGCTTCATTAGTAGAAAAATGGACAAATGAACAACCAAACCCAACAGATGGTTTGTTTAAACGTTATTCATTTGATGAAATGAAATCTGCTCTAGAAAAATGGTTATCACCAGAAGAAGATTCTGAAGAAGTTGTAGCAGCTCCGGTTGCATCAACTCCAAAACAACCAACAAATTTTAGTTTAGATACTACAAAAGCTAAACAAAGTAAAGTAGATCAATTTGATTCCTTATTTGATAGTAAAGATAGTACTAATAATGGTGATGATCTACCCTTCTAAATATGGCGAAAAAAGCATCAAAGTCTCTCTCGGCGGCAGTGTCTGCCGAGATTAAGAGCAAATTTGATCTTAATAAATTTAAATCATCTAAAGGTTTAAATAAAAACGTCAAATTTAAGGACCAACAATGGATACCATTATCACCCGCTTTCCAAAAAGTAGCAGGAGTACCTGGTATACCAATGGGACATATTTCTATACTTAGAGGACACTCTGATACCGGAAAAACTACTGCATTACTTGAAGCAGCAGTATCTGCTCAAAATATGGGGATACTTCCTGTATTTATTATTACTGAGATGAAATGGAATTGGGAACATGCCGCTCAAATGGGATTACAAGTTAATCTAATTAAAGATGATGAAGGTAATGTTGTTGACTATGAAGGTAATTTTATCTATGTTGATAGAGAAACTCTACATACAATTGAAGATGTAGCAGCATTTATAATGGATCTACAGAATGAACAGAAAAAAGGTAATTTACCTTATGATTTAGCATTTTTCTGGGATTCAATTGGATCAATTCCATGTCAAATGTCAGTTGAAAAACTGAAAAACAACAATGAATGGAATGCAGGAGCAATGTCAACACAATTTGGTAATACAGTTAACCAAAGTATTGTAATGTCTCGTAAAGAATCATCACCATATACTAATACATTAATTGCAGTTAATAAAGTTTGGACAGCAAAAGCAGAATCACCTATGGGTCAACCAAAGATGATGAACAAAGGTGGAATGGCAATGTGGTATGATGCTACATTCGTAGTTACTTTTGGAAATATCTCAAATGCTGGAACATCTAAAATTAAAGCAATTAAAGGTGGTATGCAAGTAGAATGGGGTAAAAGAACCAACTTACAGATTGATAAAAACCATGTTAATGGTATGCAATCAAGAGGTAAAATTGTTATGACAAACCATGGTTTTATCCAAGATACTGACAAAGATAAAAATGAGTATAAAAAAGCTCATGCTGATGAATGGTCTAAAATCCTAGGAGGAGGACAATTTAAAATTGTAGAAGACCAAGAAGACACAACACCCGTTCTTTACGATGTAGAGGACCTATAGAAAGTAAAACATGAAGCATAAAGAATTATTTAGTCTTTTGGATAATATCCAAGAAGATCAGGAGATCCCTACCCAAAAAAAACACGATAGAGTATTAATCTTAGATGGTTTAAATTTATTTTTTAGGAATTTTGCTATGATGAATATGGTTAATCCTGATGGTATTCATATTGGGGGTTTAGGTGGTTTCTTTCGTTCTTTAGGTGCCATGATTAGACAAACAAATCCAACATCTGTTTATGTAGTATTCGACGGAGCAGGTTCAACAATAAATCGTAAGAACCTGCTCTCCGAATATAAAGGAACAAGAAATCTACAGCGAATTACTAATTGGGAAGCATTTGATAATCTTGAAGAAGAACATGACTCAAAAATCGACCAAATTGTACGTATAATACAATATCTAAAGCTATTACCTGTTAAAACCACCATACTCGATAAAGTAGAAGCTGATGACATTATAGCCGTGTTAGCTGAAAAATTAGTAAAAAAACATGATTCAACTTGTTTTATTGTATCTAGTGATAAGGATTTTTTACAGTTAGTAACAGATAAGATTATTGTCTACAGACCAATGGAGAAAGAATATTATACTCCTAAAACTGTAGAAGAAAAATTTGGGTTAAAACCATCTAATTTTATTTTACATAAAGTACTATTAGGAGATAATTCAGATAATATTCGAGGAATTAAGGGTTTAGGTGCTAAAGGGATATTTAAAAAATTCCCTGAATTAAAAACCCATGATTTAACCTTAGATGATATTTTCGATATATCAGCTAGGAAGTTTAAAGACCATGTTGTATATTCACGCATAGTTCAGGAACAATCTCGAATTGAAACTAATTATAAAGTTATGGATTTAAGTGTTCCAATGATTGATGATAGGGGAAAAGAGCATATAGATAATTTAATAGTAGAAGATTTCCCAGATTTTAATCCTGAAATGTTTGTTCAATTTTATAATGAAGACAAAATGGGTGGGATGATTAGGAATTTAGAAACATGGTTAAAAGATATATTTTCACAATTTAAAGGTTATAAAGATTGACACTAAACAGCATAAACCAGTACGGACACGATTTTCAAATAAAGGTTTTATCATCTTTATTAACTCATAAAGAATTTTTAGTTAATATACATGATATAATTTCTGATGAGTATTTTGAAAACCCAGCACAGAAATGGGCTATAAAAGAAATACTTAAGTATTATGACAAATATCATACTACCCCTTCTTTAGACATACTTAAGGTTGAATTACAAAAAGTAGATAATGAGGTACTACAAATTTCTATTAAAGAACAACTTAAAGAAGCATATGTAACTTCAGATGAAGATTTAGAATATGTTCAAGAAGAATTTACTAATTTTTGTAAAAACCAACAATTAAAAAAGGCATTAATGTCTTCTGTTGATTTACTTAAAGGGGGTGATTTTGATGGTATTCGTTTTTTAATTGATAATGCATTAAAATCAGGACAGGATAAAAATTTAGGGCATGAATATATTAAAGATATTGAATCGAGGTATAGAGAAAATTCAAGAGAAACTGTTCCAACCCCTTGGGATAAAATTAATAACTTATTACAGGGTGGACTTGGAAATGGAGATTTTGGTCTCATATTTGGTAATCCAGGAGGTGGTAAATCTTGGTCATTAGTAGCATTAGGAGGACATGCTGTTAGATTAGGATATAATGTACTACATTATACTTTAGAATTAGGAGAAGATTATGTTGGAAAAAGATATGACGCTTTCTTTACTAAAATACCAGTTAATAAAGTAGATGCACATAGAGATAAAATTGAAGAAATCATACCACAATTACCAGGTACTCTAATTATTAAAGAATACCCAACGGGTAAGGCAACAATCTCAACTATTGAATCTCATATTGCGAAAGCAACAAGTATGGGATCCAAACCTGATTTAGTAATTATTGATTATGTTGATCTTCTTTCATCAAGAAAGAAAAATAGAGAACGTAAGGATGAAATTGATGATATTTATACAAGTACTAAAGGATTAGCTAGGCAACTTGATATCCCTATTTGGTCAGTTTCTCAAGTAAATAGGGCAGGAGCACAGGATAAAATTATCGAAGGAGACAAAGCCGCAGGTTCATACGATAAAATGATGATATCTGATTTCGCAATGTCTTTATCACGTAAAAAAGAAGATAAAGTTAATAATACTGGTAGATTTCATATTATGAAAAACAGGTACGGAATGGATGGTCTTACATTTTCAGTTAACGCTGATACCTCAACAGGTCATTTTGAAGTATTTGATTACAATGATAGTGAGGATGAAGAAGAAAACTTAGCTCCACCCTCCCAATCTAATAAGTTTGATACTAATGTTGATAAATTTGATAAACAGTTACTACGTAAAAAGTTTTTTTGAATTAGAAAAATAACCCTAACACATTAAAAATAATATGGCAAAGAAATCTCTATTGCAGGAACGTATCGTTTATAAACCATTCGAATATCAACAAGCCTCGGATTATTGGTTAAAACAACAACAAGCACATTGGCTTCATACAGAAGTACCTATGATGTCTGATGTTAATGATTGGAAACAAAATCTTCAACCACATGAAAAAAACATCATTGGTTCTATTTTAAAGGGGTTTGCACAAACAGAAACTGTAGTAAATGATTATTGGTCAACTTTAGTTACTAAATGGTTTAGAAAACCAGAAGTAATTAAAATGGCTGTCACGTTTGGTGCCTTTGAAACAATCCACGCTGAAGCATATTCTTTATTAAATGAAGAACTTGGATTAGATAATTTCAGTGAATTCTTAGAGGATGAAGCAACAATGGCTAAAATTGAAGCATTAACTGAAGTAAGAGATTCTCATGATGGTACCCCTAATTGGCACGAAAGAGCTAAATCATTAGCTGTATTTTCTGCTTTTACAGAAGGTGTAAATTTATTTTCTTCATTTGCTGTTTTATTATCATTTAAACTAGACAATAAACTTAAAGGAGTAGGACAAATAGTAGAGTGGAGCATCCGAGATGAATCATTACATTCAGAAGCAGGATGTTGGTTATTTAGAACCCTAATGCAAGAACACCCAGAATTTAATACACCTGAATTAAAAGCAGATATTGAAGAGGCCGCAAAATTATCATTAAAACTTGAATTAGATTTTATTGATAAAGTATATGAAATGGGAGACTTAAAAGGATGCCCAAAATATGATTTAGTATCATTTATCAAACACAGAGTAAATACTAAAATGAGCGATTTAGGTTATGGGGCGATAGTAAATGGTATAGATCAAGATGCAGTAAAAAGAATGAAATGGTTTGATAGCTTGTCAGCTGGAAAACAACACACAGATTTCTTTGCAAATAGAGTAACAAATTACAGTAAAGGAGTTCAGAATTGGGACGCAAACAGTTTATTTTAAAATATGGAAAACAACGCATTACAAGCAGATTATACAAATTGGGAAGCAGGAAAAAATTATCCAGAATGGATGGATGAAATTTCTTTAGCAACTATTTCTAAAGGTTATTTGTTACCTGGAGAAGATGTAAAAAAAGCATACAGAAGAGTTTCTTACGCTGCGGCCAATAGACTTAAAAAACCAGAATTGGCAACCAAATTTTTTAAAATCATGTGGAATGGTTGGTTAGGACTAGCATCACCTGTATTATCAAATATGGGGACTGATCGTGGTTTACCAATTTCATGTTTTGGTGTTGATACACCTGATTCAATACGTGGAATCGGTTTAACAAACGCAGAACTAATGAAGTTAACCGCCTCTGGTGGTGGTGTAGGTATATCGCTATCTCGTATTAGAGAACGTGGAACAGGAATTACAGGAAATGGAAAATCTGAAGGTGTAGTTCCATGGGCTAAAATATTTGATTCTTCAATTATTGCTACTAATCAAGGAAATGTTAGAAGAGGAGCAGCATCTGTAAATTTAGATATTGAACATGGAGATATAGAAGAATTCTTACAAATTCGTAGACCAAAGGGTGACCCAAATAGACAATGTCTAAACTTACATCAATGTGTTGTAGTAGGAGATTCATTTATGAGAAAATTAGAAGCAAGAGACCCGGAAGCAATGAATAGATGGGCTACTGTTTTAAAATCAAGAATGGAAACAGGTGAACCTTATATAATGTACAAGGACAATGTTAACAAGGATAACCCGATAGCTTATAGACTAAACAATTTAGAGGTTACTATGACCAATATATGTTCGGAGATTACATTATTTACAGATGAAGAACATAGTTTTATTTGCTGTTTATCTTCTATGAATTTATCTAAATATGATGAATGGAAAGATACTGATGCCGTTGAATTAGCTACTTGGTTTTTAGATGGTGTAATGCAAGAATTTATCGATAAATCAGCTGGTAAAGATTCATTACAAAGAACTTATAACCATGCTCGTAAGGGACGTGCTTTAGGTTTAGGTGTAATGGGTTGGCATTCATTCTTACAACAAAAAGGATTACCATTTAATTCCATAGCTTCTACAGCACACACCCATAATATATTTAATGATATTAGAGGTAAAGCAGAAAAAGCATCTATGGCTTTAGCCCAAGAATACGGGGAACCTTTATGGTGTAGAGGAACAGGTATGAGAAATACCCATTTACTAGCAATTGCTCCTACAGTATCCAATTCAGTTATTTGTGGTGGTATTAGTGCGGGTATTGAACCTTTACCTGCTAATATTTATACATTTAATGGTGCAAAAGGTACTTTTATTAGAAAAAATAAAGTATTACAATCTATTCTAGCTGAAAAAGGGTGAAGATAAAGATAAATGGTGGGATCAAATGTTAGCCGAAGATGGCTCAGCACAAGGTTTACCTGATAATATCCTAACCCCAGATGAAAAAGAATTATTTTTAACATTCCCTGAGATAAATCAATTAGAATTAGGTTAGACAAGCAGCTATTAGACAAAGATATATTGACCAAACACAATCCTTAAATTTATCATTTGATGTAAATGATTCACCAAAATGGATTAATCAAGTACATTTAGAAGGGTGGAAGTTAGGCATTAAAACATTTTATTATCTAAGAACTGATAGTGTAATTAAAGGGGATTTAGGTTCTCGTATGGCTGATTGCGTTTCATGTGATGGTTAAAAGAAAAATGAAAAAGAAATTAAAAAGGGGTGTATTAACATCCCTTTTTTTAATATTTATGGGCAAATTAAGTTGTTAAAGAATATAGTTATCTACGTAAATAAATAAATTAAACTATATGAAAAAATTACTTTTACTAGTATTTACCCTTTTATTAACAACCCCTTCTTTTACCCAAGAACCTGCTGCTTTAGGAAAGAAAAAATTCTTTAAAGATTTATATGAGGATTTCTTAAAGTATGGGACAATATACGGTGCAGGTAGTATATCTAATTCAATACAAGCCGCAGAACCCGTATTTTTTGTAAGAACAGGTGAAGGAGGAACTTTATATGATATACCTAGAGTAGAAGATAATACCCCTGATTATCCACATGATTATAGATATGGATTTGGTATTAGAAAATTAGCGAGATTTGATTATGAAAGAAAACCTAGAAACTATTACGATGGTACAGAAAGTCAGCTAGTATTTTCTGCTCCAACTTCAGCTGTAATAGGATTAGAATACCAATTACATTTAGAAAGAGAAAGATGGATGGGAAGAGATTTTCAAAACCATAATATTTTTATAAAACATACTGGTAAATATCATATTTTAAAAATCCAAAGTAGGGAAGTAGGTAAAATTAACCTTGACTATAAATCAGCAGAAGCAAGATTTAGATTACCTATTGGTAAGAAATTCTCAATATCAGCAGGAGCAATTGCTAGGGGCCATGATAGACCTTATGGTTACAATCCAATAGAATTATGGTTAAATGAAATGGATATGGACGACCAGGGGAATATGTTTCCTGCAAATCCATGGTTTACATTAGGATATGAATATGGATACCAAGATGTATTCTATACAGAAACAAGCACAAACCCAGCAACTGGAGAAGAAGAAATAAGAAATGATTGGTATTGGGTAAACTCTAATGGAGATAGAGTAGCAGATTCTGATTTAGAATTTAGAGATACTTACTTTACTCGGTTAATGAATAGATACAACCAAGAAAGATGGGCTGAATTAGATCCTTGGATTGAAGTAGCCCCTATAGTTGGTTTTGATTTTTATCATTATAAAAGAAACTTTTGGTTACATGCTTATGGTAATGTAATCTTACCATATCACCATTATGTTAAAGGAGATGAAGATTATTCTTATTTACATCGAAATGGATGGGGAATGGGAGGACATAATGCACAACATATGTTAGGTGATGGAGACCAATGGACAGATTACTCAGCTGGTATTAGTTTAGGAATTAAATTAACAAGACATATTGGTATATTTGCAGAAGGTGAATATGCTAAAATGTGGGATAGCAATTTGTACCAAACAACATTCGGAATTAATTATACATTTAGATAGACATGAAAAAATTATTATTAATAACATTATTTTTAGGATTATTCTTAGGGTGTGATAAAGATGAAGATCACCATGTAATATTAGAACCAACATTTGAATTAGAACTTAATGGTAATAGTGTAAACCCATTTGAATTTTATAGAGTAGTAAATACTTATGGAGGTATAAAAGAAGAAAATGGAGTTATAACTAAACTTTTTGTTCTTTATCTTCAAAGAGATGAAGGTAATCCAAGATTAGATGTTGAACATTTTGCTGTAATATTAAAAGATGTTGATGGTTTGGATAATGGTCAATTATTAGATGTAGGCCTATATGAAAATCCTATTGTATCCCCAAAATCAACAGAACTAGAAATACCAGGAGATCAAGATTATATAGTATATGCAACAACAACAGTTGCAGATGTACATGGTGGTCTTATATGTTTAGATGCAGAAGGAGAATTTTGGAATCCATACCAACAATCCTTTTATACAGTTAAAGCAAAATTAGAAAATTACCCAATAGGACAAGATGTTGAAGCAACACCTTATGCCTATTTATTAAATTAAAAAAAATATGGCACAACAAATAGGAGAAGATACTAAAGTAACATTAGACCTAAAAACTATAGGGATGATAGTAGGATTTACACTTACTTTAGCAGGTATGTATTTTTCTTTAAAATCAGATATAGCATACGCTGCTACACAACCAGAACCAGTTATTGAAAGAGTTGAATATGACTTAAAGGATGAGCTGATTCGTCAAACTATAATGGATACTCAAGAAGATGTAGAAATGATTCTAGAAAAAATGGAAAAGTTAGAAGAACGTCTTTATGAATTATCTAAAAACCAATAAAATGAAAAAACTAATATTTATTCTATTTCTTTTATTTACCACCCAAATATATTCCCAATCAGAAGTTCCAGATAAATATTGGTTAGATGATTCTAATTATGAAAAAGTAATTAACGAAAAAGGAGCTTTTGATGATAGTGAAGAAGAAATTATAGTAGTAGAGTATTGGGCCAAATTTAATAGAGTAAATTGTTTTGCTAGTTGGGAAAAATTAAAAAATGTTACTTACTATCGTGTAGATATTGCTAAATCTCCATTAACAAAGAAAAAATATAGAGTTAGAATGGCGCCTACTTTATTTGTTATTAAAGAGGGAATAATAGAATATAAGTATAAAGCAGGTCTAGATTTATTAGTACCTGTTACTTTAAAAGAATTACAAGCAGACATTGATGAACTTAAAAAGTCAAGTCAGTTTTAATATTTATAATAAAATTAAGTTTCACCAAAAAGTTACCTCATGTTAAACAAATTAAAACAAAAATGGATGGCATTTAGAGATATTTTTAATGATAAGAATGATATAAATGAAAAAACCGTAGTTGGTTTTGCTTCATTTGCTATCATGACTATATTTGCAATAGCAGATTTAGTAACTGGATATTTTGGAAAAGATTTAGTAATTAATGAATTTATATATGATTCATTTCTATTTATTACCTTAGGTAGTTTTGGTATTGCTGAGTTAGGTACTATTTTTAAGAAACGAAAATAAAATATTATGAATTGTTATACAAGAGAACAAATCGAGTCTACAATGAAAAGTAAAGGATATAAATACTTTACTGGAGGAGAATATGATGTAAATATTATTGGAGTTAGAAACTCAGAAACTAAAAATAGAGTAACTAATGCTTTCGATGATTGCATGACATTATCTTATAAAATAGAAGGTGAATGGCAATTCCATTGCTTCAAATGTACTACTGATCCTGGAACACACTGGGTAGAGAACGTATTGAATGATAAAGGAGTTGCAATATTAAAGCCAGGTCAATATAGAGGTTCACATAAATTAAGATTGCACCAAGGTAAGTACTTAGCTTTAGGTCAACAAAAACCAGTCAAAGTATATAGAGATAATAATAGAGATAACAAATATGATCTATTAGAAGAAAATGTACACGAAGGCATATTTGGAATCAACATCCATAGAGCAACTAGCAGATCAGGTGGTACTTCTACTCGAATAGATAAATGGTCAGCTGGATGTCAAGTAATAGCTGATAATGATGATTGGCATGAATTTCTAGATATATGTCAAACTGCAAGAGAAATTTGGGGTAACTCTTTTACATATACTTTACTTGAATCTAAAGATATAGTATAATTACTTGGATTGCAGCTAATTTCTTACTATATTTATAACCATGCTTAAAAAAATTAAACAAGGAATGTTCCCATTCCTAATCGGATTTTCTGCCCTGTCAGTTTCAGCTTCGGCCGCTTTCTATTCAGTTAGTGGCTTAAGCAAACTTTTTGCTGGGGCTAGTTTGGAGGTTATTATAATGGCGGGTTCATTAGAATTTGCTAAATTAGTTACAGCTTCACTTTTATACCAATATTGGGATAAGATTAATAAATCCTTACGTACTTATTTATCTATAGCAACTATTATATTAGTATTAATTACTAGTATGGGTATTTATGGTTTTTTAAGTGCTGCATACCAGGAAACATACTCTAAATTATCTACTATAGAAAATCAAAAAGGCTTTATTCAAAAGAAAATTGACTTTTATCAAAATGATGTAAACAGATATGATGAAGAAATTAAAAGAATATCTAGTAATATTAGTACTTTATCTAATGCCAAAGCCTCATCGATCCAAGTACGAGACACCTCGGTGGTTGGGGGTGTTCGAACAACAATCTCCACAACTGAACTTAGAATGGCGCAGAATCGTATTAACATTGAGGAGGAGAATCGTAAATTGGCGCAATCAAAAAGAACAATAGCATCAGATAGTTTACAAAAATTCCAATTACAAGTATTAGATTTAGATAATAACAACGAAGTTGCTGGAGAATTAGGACCCCTGCAATATTTATCTGGACTTACGGGTGTATCTATGGATAAAATTATAAACTGGTTATTACTTATTATAATATTTGTGTTCGACCCTCTAGCAATATCTCTTGTAATAGCAGCTAACTTTGCTTTTGAAAAAGCATACCCAAAAAAGAAATATAAAGAAAATTTATATGGAGAATACTATGAAGACAAATTTTCAGAATGGGATAATTTAGAAGATATTGAAGTTAAAGATGCAGAAGAAATAAAAACACAAGATGAATTTATGAAAAATTTAGATAATCTTGAAAAAGCTAGAGATTGGGAAGCAGCAGAACGAAGAATGGAAATTATAGGTCAAAATGGAAATGATGGAAATCATTATTCAGAATTAGATTTAAATAAAGATGGGATTATAAACAAAATTGATAAAGAAATAGCTAAAAGAAGACTTCAAGAAATTAAAACTATTGAAAAAAATAGTTCATTAACCCAAGAATGGAAGAATAAATTAGCTAAAGAAAAAAAATCTATTAAAGATAAGTTAGATGATTTAACCAAAAGATACTAATGAAAAGTTTTTTAAAATTCCTTATTATTTGGGTTAGCCAAAATTTAGCAATTCCTTTTTGGGTTGTAGGTCATATTCATTTGTCAATTCATAATTTCCATGATTTGATAGAAATTGGGGCATCAATAGGAATGAATTTAATAGTAGCAATTGGGTTTTTTATAGATTATAAAGAAAATGGAAAGTAAAGAAATATTACAAATAGCAAATAAAGCATACCCTAAAATTAGGGCTCATTACGGTTTAGGTAAAAAAGAATACCCACCAATTGAAGTGTATAGAAATATATTTGCTAGACTAAGTGGAGAACCAGATATGGAAGGTGATGACCCTGCAGAAGCTGAATTTGATCGTAAAACAAATAAATTATTTATATACTCCGATTTTAATGATAGTGTTGAGGATGTAATTAGAGGAGTTATCCATGAGTACATACATTATTTACAATCTGGGTCTTGGATGAAAAGATATTATAATATGGGTTATACTTATGGTAACCACCCTTATGAAATTGATGCTAAAAAAGCAGAAGAAGATTGGAAAATGTTCGCGTAAAAATTTGGCTATCGGGGATAAAGTTCGTATATTTACCCTGTTGATAATTAAGTCAACGAATTAAGGTTATAATGAGTCCAGAAAGTCTTTACATTGCAGAACAGGAATATTTTAGGTTTGAAGAGATTATGAATACAAAAACATACCTCACAAAAGAGGAGTATGATTTTTGTTTTTCATATGACAAAGACATTAGAGAAGATATGTCTTATATAGGTGATTATAGTAAATTAGGTGATTACTTAAACCTAAGAGTTTATACTGAATACTTACATCAAGAACATGTTCAGAAAATGGAAAGTGGAATTTAAAAATAAAAGTTATGAAAAAATTCATTAAAAAGTACAAATCAGAAATAGATACAGTATCAAGTTTTTTGTTTATCGCAGCAATATTTTATACATTATATTTTGCTTTATGGGTAGTTTGCCCTTGTTAATATTTTTAAAATAAAGTTTATGTTTGATATACCCATGTCAAGAAAAGAAGTAGATAAGCAATTATCTCAATATCAAAAAATAAATTACAACCAATTTAGGTGGTGGAGGAGTTACCAACCAAAAAATAAACCACTTGATAACCGTAAACCTCTTCGTGAGCGTATATTCAATGGTGATTTTGACTATTCATGTTATAAAGCCCAACAATATTCAGTTGAATATCAATTAAATGATATATTAAAAGAATGTGATATGGATTATGCTAAATACCTTGAAAAAACCCAAGTTATTAGAGCACGAAGAAAACGTCTAATTGAGGATTTCGAAAAAGATGAAGCTGAAAGATTACGTTCCTTAACAGTTGAATTTACAAAATATTTCAAATGTGATAGAGAACAAGTTGAAGAAGAAATGCTAAATTGTAGTGGCTCCCTGATAGATCTTTATTATATTATAGAAGAAAAGTATAAAATAGTTCATATGCCTGTTCCATTAAGGCGTAGGGGACGACCAAAAAAAGTTATATAAATGAAAGTATCACACGAAGTACCTCGCTGTTTACTAACAGCATCCCCTGAATTTAATGATTATGATTATGCCCTACCTCACTTGTTTGATCAAGATGAAGAATATTTACAATATTTTATGGATGCAAAAGCAGAT